AATCATTATCCGGCTTCTGTTTTATATAGATGGTGCAAAGTTGTATATAATCACCAATTGAAATAATATGGAAACTACAAACAAACTGTTTTATTCAGGTACAAAATTCTTTACAGAAAATGAAGAAGATTATAGAATAACAGTTAGAATCTCTTTGGATGATGACTGCAAAAATAACATATGCGACTGGAGCATAACAGCCGACGTTGACTGGAAAAACAAGCATGGAAAATATGAGGATTACTTAGGAGGCTGCTGCCATGATGAAGTTGCAAAACATTTTCCGGAATTGGCAAAATTCATATCGTTGCATCTTTGTAACCATTATGGTGCTCCTATGTATCCGGTGGAAAATGGCATATATCACGTTAGAAGAAGCGGTATGTCTGTGGCAATGGAGTATTTGCGTATATCAGAACAAGAATGCGTAGAATTATATAAAGCCTCTGAGGATAAGTTGTATTTCAGGTATATGCTTTTCAATCTGGGGATCGTGGATAGATGGAAAAGAGAATCAGAAGAACTTATTGCGGAACTTGAAAAATTGTGTGGTAAGAAGTGGGTTAATCCATATAAGCCGGAAGAAGAAAGATTTGTTTTAACACTAACGGACGAGGAACGATCTCTTATTGAAGAGCGTATTAAAGCCGGGCATTATTCCTCAGAAAATATAGAGAAACGCAGAGTGGAAGCCCATAAAGCAAAGATGGCGGCAAAACGTGCTGAAATTTGTGAGCGATACGATAAGAAAATCAGACAAGCAGAAGCAGAAAAGAAGATAATGCTCTGTGTGTTTGATTATGGGTTGTCTACCGATAATGTTATATATTATTCTCACACGAACACTTTGTCTTTCAACTGGAACGGTTATGGAGAAAAAATCACACAGGAAGAGTTTGATGATTTTGTGAATAAGGTAGACCGCTCTCAGTTGCCGGAAGGTATTAAGTTTGAGCTTAAATAAAATACAGGATATGGAAAGATTGGATTTTGAAACATTGTTTCGTATTGTAAGATGGGATTACAACCGTTGTTTCAAGGATGAGTCGTTAGACAAGGATTTGTTTATGGGAAAATACGGGAAAGTTATGGGTGAACATTATTATAACAAGTTTGTCCATGAATTTGACGGAAATATTCTGAAGATGGTTGGTTACTTCAGAGGTTCCGAAAAAGAGGGGCAAGTCTTCTGCGATATGATAACCGAACGTATTGAAAAATACGAAAAGAGAATGTCATATGATAAAGGTAAGTTAAACAATTAAAAAGATATTTATATGAACAATTCAATGGTCGCTCACTTGTGGGCTCATGAACAAGAAGAATCAGCATCAGGGAACAATTTCTTCTTTGAAGGTACAAGTATTTATTCTTATGGGCATCACTTTGAAGTCGGGAGAATAGTAAAAAACAAACAAGGGAAGAAAGCATACCTGATAAATGAAGATTATTATTCTGTTACCACGAGCAAACATCAATGCTATGTTCGTAATGCGATACCAACTTGGGCAATGGTTTTCAGTGTAGGGGATAATATATCGGATACTGGTAATATGAGGTTTGTTGCCAGCAAACTGGAATCAATTAAGAAGTCTATTGAAAAATACAAAAGAGCTAAAACAGAATTATCTTATACAGATATTTGGGGCGCTTTTGGGAATATGATGGATTACATTCAGTTCTTTAACATGGGAACTGCTAAGAGTATCCTTAAAAAGAGTGCTAATGATTGGCTTGGAACCAATCATGAATTATCCAAGAGCGGAGATAGTATCAAGCGTAAGCACGTACATGAATTAAAACGCATCTTTCAAATTTTATTGGATCATCAAGGATTAAAAGTGTTAGGGACCGTAAATGTGATTGTTGATGAAGTTTGCGGGGAAGGTACATGGATTAAGTATTCAGAAAGATCTGAAAGATGGAGAAAGGGTGAGGAAGAAAGAGAAAGAATAAAATTAGAGAGATTAAGAAAGGAAGAAGAAGCCCGTTACAAGGATTTTGATGAAAAACTGGAAGAGTGGAAGTCAGGAGAAATCAATTTCTTGAATACACCTTTCTATATTCCTGGTGAAAAACCTAACGCCTGGATTCGTATAAAAGGAAATATTATTGAGACAAGTAAACAGATAAAGATTGGAATAGCAGAAGCCAGAAAACTGTGGCGGGCTGTGTCGGCAATGCACCGGGGCGCCGAGTTTCGGCACGGTCTGGTGGAGGACGTCACCGGTCACCAGTGGAGTCTAAATCGGTACGAAAACGATTTGCTAACCGCTGGATGTCATAGGATAGCATATAACGAAATGGAGAGAATAGCAAAACAACTGGGATGGGTGTAAGTAGTCCATCTTGTTTTATTGATTACATAATTAAAAATAAAAAGATATGGAAAATCCAATTATTGTTCCGTTTGATTTAGAAACGGCGAAAAAAATAAACATAGGGGAAATAGCAGGTCGTATTGTGACAGAGAAAGGACAAAATAGAGCAGAAATCGTATATGAAGACAATTCGTCAAATTGTCCGTTATTGGTTGTAATTCATTCGATTTCTGTATCGGCAGACTGGTTTTCTGCTACAGGAAAAGCACTTAGCAGCGAAAATCGCCTCCTTCTTGAAGTTCCAGAATATATTACATTTAAAGATGGAGAGGTGTTAAGTAATAAAGATGGTAGCTATATCTTTATTTTAAATACACATGGGAAATATTTAACGTCTTTTTATGCCTCTTTAAATCAAAAAGGTATTCTTAAAATAGAAGATGGTTTATCTGCTTGGGAAAATCAGATAGAAAAATACAGATTTGCCACTAAGTCCGAAAGACAAAAGTTGGTTGACGCATTAAAGGCAAGCAAAGAACCTGAAGCTAAAGAGTATCTGAAACGCTTCTTCGGGATTGAAGAAAAACCGAAATATGAGTTTAAGCCGTTTGATAAAGTGCTGGTAAGAAAAGAAGGAAATAAAAAATGGAATATCAGTTTGTTTGCAAGGGAAATTGTGGACGATTATAATGGATTGCCTTATAAGTACGAATGTTCCAATGGAACATTATGGGATTATTGTATTCATTTTGAGGGTAACGAACATCTTTTAGGAACTAATAAAAATGGATAACAAATATGAAAACAATAACATACGAAGGGGTGCAGCATGGAGACTGGGTGAGATGTGTCTTATGTGGGGCGCAAATGCTTCTTCCATGTGGGGCAGATAAATGCCCGGAATGTGGAGAAAATGGCACTTTAAGATGGGTCGACGAAGAGAGGCAGGAAATAGACGCTAAGGGTCTGGATTGCTTAGGTTATGTAAGAGAGTTGAGGGTAGATGATTATTTATCTCCAACAACATTAGAAGAGATCGCGGAAGAAATAAAGAAAAAAGTAAATAGAGGATAACTCTAATGAGAAAATTATTAAAAGTAAAATTTATTCAAAAATGTGCATGCGGGGCGGTCACTATCAGATTTGATAATGACCGCTGAATTAAGTAACATAGCTAAGAATTGTAAAATATAGAAAATATGTATGAGAATATTTTAAGCAACATGTTAGGATGTCAGACATATTGTATATCAGACAGTCCCTCGAATAGATACTGTCTTATTGGACCTATTGAGTGCAATGAGAAGTTAATAGAAGTGTTTGAGAAGGGGATAACAGTAAAACTCAAATACGTGGAAAAACGGGTCCTGGATGCATTTACGGACAACGGAATCGACCTGAGTAATTACACTCATTGTATTATTGTGAAGCGGAATTTTTATCTCGCTTGGTAACGGCAAAACATAAACAATATGAATAATTTTGTAATAGATACTCCAGATAATTTCTGGCAAATAAGATGGCTTGACAAGTATATGGAAGGCCACAAAGGATTCATAGCTGGTGGATGTTTTAAAAATATCCTTTCCGGAGAAAGAGTAAAAGACATTGATATTTTCTTTGAAAGTGAAAGCGATTTTCAGGAGGCTATTGATTCGTTCAATGATGAAAAACATCAGAAAGAAGGATGGAAATTTAAGTACAGAAATGAGAAGGTATGTGCGTTCCAGAAAGAGGGAGAAAAGGTATGGATAGAGTTCATAGAGTCAGAGTTTGGAAAGCCGAAAGAGATTCTTAGGAGCTTCGATTTTACTGTGACAAAAATGGCTTACTATAAGGAGCCCAAATACGAAGAAAAAGAAGATGATTATTTTCCATTCTCATCTGCAAGTATAGTAGCATACGAGTACAAACCACTCTATCATGAGAAATTCTTCGAACATCTTCATATGAAGAGGCTGGTCATTGACGAAAATATTCCTTTTCCAGTAAGTACATGGGAGCGCTCATATCGGTATAAAGGATATGGTTACAATATGTGCCGGGAGACAAAGAAAAAACTTCTACAGGCTATTAAAGGTGTAAACGTAGAGGAGGAAGATGTATCTTTGTACACTACTGGAGGATGGGATTAACCTATAAAACAAAATTGCTTATGAAAACATTAGAACAACTTAAAGGATTAGCATCAAAATGTTTAGACGGTAGAGATTTTAACAGACTGGCTAAATTTATCCCATATAACATGATAAAGGATTTCGGTATGGAGCCGAACGAAGAATACAATAACGAAGAAAGGTGGAACAGTACTGTAGTTGAATTTACCAGGGAGAATGTTTTGAAACAGCTTGAAGAAGATGTAAGATTCGGTTTTGAAAAGGCATTAAATCAGAGAGGGATATCAGCCAGTTTAATGTTTGAATGTGTGATGATGTGGAACTACATCCTGGAAGAAGGTCTTGAAGACTGGGATGAGGATGATTATGGATTTTACGGGCTACCTCTATTTAAAGCTACGGCTGTAAAATACGGATGGGATAATCCTATAGGGGAAGACAGCGGGAGAGAAAGAAAATATGATTCACAGTATTAAATAGGCATATCATGAGCACAAGTAAAGAATACAAGGCAGTAAGGAACTACATACTAAATGAACTTCATCTTACCAAAGAAGATATAATCAAAAACATAGAACCGTTATTGGAGAAACACGTAAAACGGTACATGGTTAATACATATGGAGGTGACAATCAGATAGAAAACTGGATCAGATGCATGGTGAATGATGAACTCAAACAAAGAGATCATGATTTTGTAAGAAGAGCGTGCGAGAATGTCATCAGGAATCATGTATTAAATGAATTGAATATAATCGTAAGATCCAAAAGTGAGAAATGTACATGTGAAAACAGAGTACCATCCGAAGAGGATAAGAAAGAGTCAACTGATGGACTGTATATAATCTACAAAGACGGACATGCAGAGCCGTTTACCGGCCATAACTCAAAAGATTGTGTACGATACATCGGGTTGAAGCACAGATACATGTCATTTGCAATCTCACTGACAGAGCATGATATCGTACAATTGCTTGACGATGATAGCCGTGAAGAATCCGGAAGTGGGACATATTATGAACGTGAATGTGATGCGCTGTTTGACATTGACGGACGCGGCAATACGGAACGCCTTGTAACCAGAAATCCAAAATTGAGAAATCTGCTGGAAGATGGCGAGTATATACCATCTCTTGGTCAATTAAATTTAATGGCCCATTATATGAACGAACTAAACAAAGCATTCGCTTATGTTTCGGCATCTCCCCTCTCCTCGACGTGGTATTGGTCCAGTACTGAGAGCAGCCAGGCCGTCGCGTGGTACGTGGTCTTCTCCAGTGGCCTCACGGGCACCGGCAACAAGCACATCGGAGACATGGTTCGGGCGGTAATTGATTTTTAAAAAGGATTACAATGATAACATCGGTAAAAATAAAAGACAATACAAAAACTCCATTTGAATATGCTTCGGACATAGAAGCGTTTGAAAATAGTAGAGAATTTATTTTCAAGCCAGGAGTGAATGTAATTATAGGTAAAAACGGTAGTGGAAAATCAACTTTGCTTAACATCATATCAATGTATGCGTTATGCGAGAAGTCCATGTGCTCTGAAATGCCGGCTGAGGCGCTGGATTTTCCACCTATATTTGATGATGATGACAAGGTTCTTGATGGGATTGACATATCATCTGATTATGCAGGGAAAGTATTCCGTTTATTGCCATCGGCGGAGATGAATCGAGATAGCGTATTGAAAAACATCAGCAATTTCGATTTGTATGTGAATAATATTCGAAGATCTTATGGAGAGAAAGTGGTGTTATCATTGGAATCACTCTTCAATTTAATGTTCGGTCAAAAGGATTATACATTTCCAATACAAGATCTTGTAGAATACAAGAAAAAATCAAATGCGTTTTGGATTAAAAGAATTGATAACCTGTTGAAGTATTATGAAAGAAACCGCATAACATTAACAGAAAGCAGTTTTGAATACACGGTTCTCATGGATGAGCCAGATAGGAATCTTGACATTGACAACGTAATGCAAATTTATAATGTATTGTCATTCCATAAACCACAAACGCAAATTATAGCCATAGTACACAATCCGGCATTGATTTACAAGTTAAGCAAATTAGATTGTGTGAATTTCATAGAGATGACAGAAGGATATCTAAACAAAATTAGCATATTTGCATCTAATTAATTGAAGTAATTATATACCATTTTTTTATAAACTTATCACAATGAGCTATTTTATATTAATGGGAAGAAGAGTCCCCAAGCAAGCCATAACAGGCTTCAAATTTCAAAATGAAACAGATAACATTCGTCCTTTCTTGTCAATCAGGATAAGGGGAAAGGACGAAATTATACCTTTCAAAGATAAAAAGGAGATACAGTCCGTAAAAGCGCATCTGTGTTCTATCTTCTCCGGATTTGTAAAAATAGGCGACTGGTATCTCAAGATGTCGGAAGTTAAGGAATATAAGCCGGTGACCGCCGAAGACATGAACCCCTACATCTTGTTTAAGACATCTAAGTTCGGAAACATAAAAGTTCGTTTCCCGAAAGATGAAGATATGGATGCCGAATTATTGGTGTTAGATCAGCTTTTTGATGTAGAATAAACTATTAATCATCTTTTGAAAATCATGACTTGGAAAGAATTGAAAGACAAAATATCTCTTATGACAGAAGAAGAGCAACGACAAGAAGTTGCAGTATGGGGAGAAAATATGAATCTAATGAAAGATTGTTCCTTGGAGAAAACAGACGAGGATATGTACTACAACTCTGAATGGGATTATACTTGTGAAGAGAGTGAATTGGAACCGGAAGACAAGAATGACCCTGATGTACATAAGGTATATGAAGCAGGAATGTATTATATTTATTCGAATTGATTTTAAAAAGATCTGATTATGGCAGCATTAACAACACTAAATATAACGGAAAAGAACGCTAATAACAGTTTGTCTGTAACTGTTAAAGTGAATGTCACCAAAGAAGGAGTGTTTACCACTACCTTGTCAAAAGAAGATGTGGACAAGATTCATTCTTATGGGATCAAATTACCTACAAACAGATTAGGCAACGAAGGATATTTCAATAGTATAGCACTTTCTGATTTGGAAAGTCAAATCAGGGAAGTTCTGAAGAGATGTTTGAGTTATAAAATAGTAGAAGAAGTGCCTGTTATTAAGTATCAACTGGAAACGAATTGCGCGTTTTCATATGACAAAAACGGAAATATTGTCCCTAACCCCTCTAAGGAATGGACAGGAGGCGATGAAAATGGAGAATGGAGGGATGGAACTTCCCGTTTAGATGCCTTAAACGCCCAACCTTTCGGTTTTAGTGTTTATGCAAAACCATTTCTAAAAAGAGTAATTGAATATGGAAATGGAGAGACAAAAGTAGAATACAGCAGGTTAAATACAGAAAAAGGAACCTATGCGCACTGGCTGAATTGTGTAACGAGCATATCATACAATAGATATAAACAGGTAATGGAAGTGGAGTGTAACGAATGTACCTCGAAATTATTCGTTGATATGATCAAGTCCATTTGTAATATAAGCGAACAAGTTAAGAGTTTTATCAATCCAGAACAAATAAAAGCAATTGCGGGGTCAAATGAACCGATTTTGCTTTTATCTAACAACTAAAAAATCATGAGGTGTGTATGTGTTTTTATCTGCTTTCTGTTATGGCTTATTTTTACGTTGTTATTATCATTCACTGTCATAGGATTGGTTATAAGCGTGAGTGATGAATGGCAGGAAATGGGTGACAAAATAATAGATAAACTTTAAAAATAATTGAGTATGAGTAAATATACAGCAAAACAAATTGCCGAGTCCGATGATCTGTTTGATAAGCAAATACATAAAGTCAGAAAATTTTATTTGAGTCGTAATCCTGATAAAATGATGATGCTCGAAGAAAGAAAAGCTGTTATCAAAGAACGAAATAAAGGTCTTTCCCCAGAATATGATAAGGAATATTATTGCGGAACCTGCGGAGCTAAAGACGGTGCGGAGCATCCTAAAACCGGATATTGCTTTCACTGTGATACGGATAACTGGATTTCAAAAAATAACTAACAGCTAAAAAGAAATGAGTCATGAGCGGACAAAATAAGCAATGTCCTGAATTTCCATTTTTTGGTGCATCTTATCCAGATGCTCGTTGTATCAATGGATATCTATGGGATTTGGATAAATGTGACGAAAACGGGAATTTATATGGGGAAGGAGATATTCCTTGCCCATTCTGCAATACCGAGAAATTTATTGAGTATGATCCGTTTTCAAAAGAAGATGAATTTTATGAAGGTATTGAGAATGAAGAAAAAGCTAAAGAAAAATCCCGCGAATGGTATTTGAATTGGATTAACTATATGCGAGAACAAATTAAATGATTAAGTATAATTGAATTATGACAGCCGAGAAGTTTAAATCTATTTGCGAAGAGAAAGGAATAACTTGGAATGATCTTGTCCGTATTAGAGTTATCAGACCAAAGAAATTTCTCGGATTCTTTAGGCAATTAACAGGTATTACAATCGAAGGTGCGTTCAATGGCTGTTCTGCTTGTGTTGAAATAATGGCCGATGATGACAACGGTGTTTCAATGATGCACTATATTGATTACGAAGATATTATAGGAGTTGAATTAATTAAAAATTAAAAATAATTGAGTGAACAGTTTGCAAAAATCAGTACGAATGCGTTGTTAGGATTATCAACATCCGCCACATAAGAACCATCTAATCCCGTAAATATCGTGATGCGTTGGTAGTATGTGTACAGATAGCAAGCAGGCGTTGGGATAAAGCATTTGGCAAACATTCACTCTAAATAAGAAATAGTAGATATGAATACAGAATTTGAAAACATGGCTTTGCTGAATATAGAAGACTACAATGAGCTTAAAGCTAAAGCCGAAGCAACAGATGAACAGATAAAGAAACAAGCCGAAGAAATGGCTAAGCCTGAAGTTGTCACATTGAAAGTACGTTTTTATACATACGGAGTATCATACAATCCATATACTTGTGTTGATGTTGAGATACCATTCTATGATGATAAAAAAATCAGAGATATGCTTAACAAAGCAAGTGCTGATATAATGAAATGGTGTGACAAAAATATGGAAAAATACAACAAAGAACTCAAAGAATCCAGATCTACAAAAAAACATTGCGAAGGGCTAAGAAAGCATATCGCAAATCTCGAAAGGCGCCTCTTAAAGCATATATTGGCAAACGTTATTTTATCTATTATATCAGTTGCGACTATAATTGCCCTTTTCACATTAATTCAAAACTAAATAGACATGGAACAAGAATATGCTATTCCTCTTTTTAAAGCTGGTGCAGAGTGGCGCATTAAAAGCGTGTGGCATTCTATAACAGTAATTCCGGATTGCCACCGTTTTATTGTGTTTCTCCCTAAGAAATCAACAATAGGATCAAAGAATCCAATTATGGGTATATTGGAAGAGAACAAAACTTTTATATCCAGCCGTCCAGGATGTATTTTATGCAGATTAGATGAAATGGAATCATGGGCTTATTTGGATGATCTATTACCTTAGGTAATTATATACTCAATTTTAAAAGTTAGAATTATGAAAAAATATTTAACAGACAAAGAAAAAGAGGAAAGAATGAATTACCTTACCATTCATAAATGTAAAAACGAGGATGAACGTAAAGAGTTAAAAGAATTATGTGATTGGTATTTTAAGGATACTCCTGTGTTAACTATGTCTTTTTCTTTAACAGAAGAAGATCTTCGGGTAACAATGGAAAGGGACGTGGAGTTGTCGGCGGTAGCCGGAGCGGTAAAGAATCAACACCATAAGAAGAAAATTTGAAAGGTTATGACCGACAGAGAACTTCTTGAAGAAAACAATAAGATGTTAAAGGAAATTCTAAGTTTTGTGAGAAAAGTTGATTCTGCTGAATACAGGGATCATCAAGACTTTATGGAATTTCTTAGAAATGTAGCAGCCGATATATGGGTGGAATATACGGAGCCCGAACAAAGAGGTAGATTGTTTAATTTAATGAATAAAAGAAATGAAAACAGTTTTTGATTTAAGCAGAGATGAGATTGTGGCATTGACAGACGAAGAGATAAGTCTGTATATAGACAAAGAGCTTGCTGGTAAGGGTATTCCAATTGAAGCTAAAAATTGGAATATAAAGAACGAAAAGGAAGTTGTGTACCCGGATTGCGGGGTTCCGATATTTGTTATTAAAGACATAGGTGTAGGATTTAGAAAGATAGAGGACGCTACAGAGGTGGTGAATTTACTGGTCAGGTCCAGGGCTTTTAAGGTGGGTTCAAAGTATTTAAACCGATCTTATGAGAGGTTAAACGTCATAAACGAGGGCGTCGTGCCGGCAGTAGAGGGTTGCGTAGGATACACCAATGAAGAATTTGAAAGAGTTAACAAAGAAAACAATGATCCTGAATCAGCAAAAATAGGATCATTTAATAAGACAGTAGAGGAAGCCAACAACATAAGAAGCCGAGTGTTGAAATACGTGGACAAGATAAAACAGGAGCGTGCGTACAACATCGACCTTTGCATGACTTTCGAGAGATATATTGAGATAGCAGATAAAGATGCGGAGCGGGCTATGGCTTTCTTGAAAGAAGCCTACCCGTTTAATGAAGAAACAGAAGTCTTTATCAGGAAAAGATACAATATGTCTATCGATGTTAACCCAGAAGAAAATTAATTTATATTAAATCATTTTGTTTCTTATTAAGCAACAAAAGACATATCTTTGTCCGAAAAATAAGAAACATGAAAGAGGAAGAAGAAAAGATTAAAGAGGCTATGACTGAAGCCCTGATACATTTAGAAGGTTGCAAATATTTTGTGGCCACGATAGTAAACGAAGAAGAATGTAGGTTTGATATGAGTCAGCGTATGTCTCCTCGTCAACTGGCTTTGGTTATAAAAGGTGTATTATCAAATAATAATATGATGATGATGGATGTACTACAATGGTGCTCAGCCAGGCTTCAAACAGAAATAGAAAAAGGAAAGAAATCAACTAATTAAATATTAATACAATGAATCGCTGGTTTGAAATTACGGTAAAAGCCGAGATTGATAATATCGAGAACGGCAAAAAAAAGAAAGTAACTGAAAAGTATTTAGTGGATGCCTTGTCTTACACAGAGGCAGAATCAAGATCGTTGGAGATCTTCAAGGATTTGTACAATTCTTTCGAGGTTGTAAAAATTAATCCTATTAAAGTGTCGGAAATCTTCTTCAACGGAGAAGCTGAGTACTGGTATAAGTGTAAGGTGAATTACATTACACTGGATGAAAAGAAAGGTAAAGAAAAGAAAACTCCATGCTATATGTATATCCAGGCCGGAAATCCTAAGGATGCCGAAGCTGTGTTGACTAAAGGTATGCAGGGTACGTTAGGAGACTGGAATTGCGAGTCTATTGTGGAAACGAAAATCATTGAAGTGTTTAAATACGATCTTCAGAAGGGAGCTGAAAAATTAGGCGAGAAGAAGAGTGAAGAGTAAGGCTGATGTAGTTTCCAACATAGCGCTTGTTGTGGCGATAATATCATTGCTTTCAGCAGGCGCTTTCCTTCTGATAGTGATTAAGACAGACGAGGTATCTAAATTATTAATGAACGTACCTTATCTACTGGCTTCAGCGGGATTGTTCTTTTCAATAATATCATTATTATTCGAATGGAAAGCAAGGAAAAGAAGCTATACGTCTGCGAACGATGTGGACGAAAAGTGATGATAAGAAGTCATGGCTTATGCCAGGCTTGCAGGAGCAAAGAGTTGACTCCGAAGAAAAAAAACAGAATTACATCCATTAAAAACAGCAGCAAGAAGAAAAAGTTAGAGAACCCGGATTTATCCGGGTTTTTTCGTCTTATGTTGGAGGAGTTGAGTACTATTCGAATGTCTATGACTGGTAAAGCTATTCATTTTCCTACAGTATGTAACGTCTGTCACATACTTCCGAAAAGGTTATATAAGTCGGTTGCCACTTGCAGGGATAATATAGTTTTCCTTCATGAATCAGAGCATACGGTATTCGACATGTATCTTGACCGGATGGAATTTGATAAACTTGAAACAGAATTTCCTTTTGTGTGGAAGTATGCGGTAAAGAAGGTGCTGGATATGGAAAGCAGGGGAATGATTAAAGAAAGAGGTAGATTAATTATTGAAATAATTGACAGATATGAGAAAACTTTATAAAATAAGAATAGAAGCTGACGATGAAACTATCTTTTATGCTCACATACAGAGAGAAAGTTATGGTAAGGATATAGCTATCGCAGTGAAAGATAGAGATAAAGATGAAGTGGAAACAGTGTTACATTGTATTAAAGAAGAATTGATTAGAGGAAGATCATGAAAGAGAAAATAAAAATATTGACAGATTTAGGATTTGTCCCTATGGTGGAAGGAGAAGGAAATACGTTGTTTAGAATGAACGATGTTGTGATGTCGGTGTCAGATCCTAACCAAACACCAGAGCAGTTGAAGAAGGAGGTTATGTCTTTAATAAAGAACAGAGACATAGCAGAAAGAGGCGGACAGGTTCCAGTAGTTGAAGAGCCGGCGCCTGAGACAGAGCAGGCCCAGAAGGAGGAACCGGAAGCTCCGGCGGAGGAAGCCGCTCCTAACCCTGGAGAAGAGGATTCGAATCCGTTTACAGAAAATCAGGAAACGTTAGAACCGTTTTATATCTGTGATGAGTTAAAGAAGATTGAGACTCCCAAATTCGTAAGATTGACATTAGACGACAATCGTTTTTATGTAAGGAAGATGGATGATGGGACAGCCAAGATATATGCTTCGGTAACAACCTTAATCAAAGACGGATATGTAGATGATAAGACAGCACTTCAGGAATGGAAGCAAGAGATAAAGATGCTTGGTCGCAATCCAGAAGAGATAGCGCAGTATGAAGCCGATAAGGGAACGATCATGCACTACCTATACGGATTGTACTTGACAGGTAGAGATATGGTCTTAAATCGAAATTTTATAGTTAAGACAGTGCAAGAAGGTAAGCTGAAGATATCGAAGAAAAATCTTGACCGATTTTTTAACAGCATAGATGATCTTGACGATATGATTGTCAGGGTCATGAAGTTTGCCAAATTCTGTTCTGATTACAAGGTGAAACCGATGATGATAGAAAGAATCCTTTCTTTAGAGGATTACCTTGTAGCAACACCTATTGATGCGATGGTTAAAATGACATTCAAATACAAAGAAGAAGGTTATTTTGGAGCCGTATATCAAAGGGTTACAGGGCAGTTCAAAAAAGGCGATCCGAAGAAGGAAGTAAGAGAAGTGGAGAAGGAAGAAGTGGTCATTCTTGACTTTAAATCGGGAGGTATATGGGAATCATACGCATTCCAATTAGAAGCTGAAAGAAGAATGGTTAAAGCATGGTACGGAATTGACGCGCGTATTATGAACTTTTCTCCAAAAAGCACGAGCAGTAAAGGATATACGCTGAAAGAATGGACAGAAGATAGTGTAGCACTTGAAAAGGCGGACTGTGTGTTCCAACAAGGGATGTTGAATCACCTTAGAAAAGACAAGAGGTTCAAAGTGAGAAAAGGAGTGCTGAATATCAATAAGCCTTACAATGAAGAGGATCATATTGTTGTATATGATATTGCTGAGGAAATGTCTAAAAGATTCGTAATATGAGTGATATTGTTATTCCTAAAGGAGATTATGTGGAAATCGTAAAACCGATATGTATCAATCCTTTTGGTGATTATTTTTATTAACATCAAAAGGGGTTCAAGATTAAGATTATCGAAAGATTTGAAAATAGGGGATAAGTATGCAATATGCATACTTACATCTTACGAGAAATATGGCAAGACTGTTAATGTGATAATGCCTATACTGGTTAGAAACACAAGAAGAGTATGAAAAGAAAAATTAGAAGAACCGGGGAGATAATAGACATAATCACCTTCAGCGGCTCAACTACAAGAAGCGACTGTGACAAAATACAATTCTATGACAGCAAAGGAAGTGTGATAAATGAGAGTTTAAATTATTATCTCGATACCCTTCCTGTGGATGATGAAAACAAAGACGTGGATTGGGAACAACGTAGATTCGATCTTGTTAAGGCTTATTCTATTGAGTTTATCAAAACACTGCATAGAAAAGGAGAGATAGATTGCGGAGTATATGTACCAGATGTGGCGTCATGGTCTATAACTATAGCAGATAGAATCATAGAAGCAATGAGAGGAGTTCAAAATGCTTGATTTCAGAAGATACGAAAACGTACCTCGGTTTCAACTTGACCGCAGGCCCGGAAGGAGCCGACTGAAGCTAACCTGCCCGGCTTGCGGAAAAAGCCGGTGCCTCACTCCTTATATTGATGTGGCAACAGGTCAGGTTGTTGGCAACGAGTTCGGAAGATGCGATCATGAACGGACTTGCGGTTACGATAAACGACCTACTGGTAAGGATGTAGGTGACAAAGATCTTTGGATTTCAGGAAACAAGTGTATAAGAGCTTATCGCCCTCCTGTAAATCCTGACGTTGTAAATTACATACCTTTTAGCGAGTTTGAGAGGACTGTGGTTCCAGACGATAGAAACACTGTATTTAGATTTTTATCGTCTCTATGGGGAAAAGAAAGGGTGTCTGATGTATTCAGGAGGTATCATGTAGGAACAATGGACTTATGGGGATGGAAAGGATGTTGTATATTCTGGCAGATAGACAAAGATTTTGTATGTAGAACCGGCAAGATCATGGACTTTTATATAAAAACCGACGGCCAGGGGAATGAGATTGATGTAAAAAGAGTGAAGGAAAAAGACGGTGACAATGAGCGGCCTCATGTTATGTTTTATCACTCGTTGCATGCAAGAGACTTCTTGTTTAGACAATGCCTGTTCGGAGAGCATCTTCTAAGCCAGTATCCGGATAAGGTGGTTAATTTGGTGGAATCAGAAAAGACGGCTATTATATGCGCTGTGAATAAACCGGATGAGTTATTTGTAGCTACCGGTGGGTTGCAGAATCTAAGACCGGAAGTGATAGATGTTTTAAAAGATAGAAAGACCGTAGCTTTTCCGGACAAAGGACAAGCATTTGAGACATGGAGTAAAAAGATAGATGGGATGATGATGAAGTCAAGGATAAAAGTATCGGACTATCTTCAAAATGTTGAAAATGTAGGAGACGGAGATGATGTGGCAGATTTGATAATCAATAACAAGGTAAAAGAAAAATATCATGAGCCTGGATGTTTATATTAAGAACAAGAAGAAAGAAGATCGTGAATGGGTTGCGAACATCACCCACAACATGAACAAGATGGCACAAAGAATATTCGTATCAGAAAATAAAGAAACGCTGTACGATTATGTTTGGAGACCAGAAGAATTGGGTAGGGAAATAGATACCGATGAGATGAAGAATGTACTCACAAAAGGCATATGTATTATGATCTCTAAGAGAAAAAGTCTTTTGAGATACGAGCCGGAAAACGGATGGGGGTCTTATGATTCATTTCTTAAGTTTCTTATCGAATATAAAGAGGCGTGTGAAGATCATCCGGGTTATATAATTGAAGCAAGTAGATAATATGAAAAATTACAAAAACACTTTAAACGAGGTAGTGGTGATTGAATCGTCGCCAGAAACGTATTTTGTTTACGCTATTCGTAATGCTATTCGTATCTCTAAATGTGCGTATCCGACAGCCAAGAAAGTAATTTTCAAAAGAGAGGACGTAGAGGTAGAGATCTCAGAAATGGAAACTGAAAGCAGTTTGTATGAAAAGTTTAAAGAAAAACAAAAGAATAGGGTATGGAACTTAATGAGCGCCAACAACGGGTTTTAAGAGGCGAAATTTGTCCTTATTGCGGAAGGGAAACCGAGCTGGTCAATGCCGATAAAATATATAGCAGAAAAGGCTTAGGTATGGTTATGATGTGCAAACCATGCAATGCTTATGTCGGTGTTCATGAATCAGGGCCGAATAAGGGAAAAGCTAAAGGCCGGCTTGCGGGGCCATCACTGAGGTCTCTTAAGATAAGAGTCCATGCCGAACTTGATAGACTATGGTCTACGCCAGAGGAACGGGAAAGGATGTATAAAGATTTATCTGAATTTCTATCTATACCGGAAGAGTACACACATATAGGTATGTTTGGCGAGAAGACGATGGGAAAAATCTTTCAGTTCTGTCATGTAAACAAAGAGCGATCAGGTTCGAGAATAGAATGGCATAAACCTGGAGATAAGTGCCCTAATAAGAACAATCAAATAGTGTCAGGAAGTAGCGCATGTAGAGGATGCCCTGAGTATCTTCATGATGAGAAAGACGGGTATGTCTGGTGTGATCCTGATATGAGCTACGGCAGGTTGAAATAGGGCGCGAATTACCTATCTTTGTGCTATTATTAATCAAAAAAAATATAAGCACATGGGCAGATCAACAGAGTACTACAGGACTCATCCCGAAGCCAGGAAGAAAAAGGCTAAAAAGGACAAGGAGATAAATACCAGACCAGAACAGAAAGCCAAACGCCGAGAGCTTGGTCGTAAAAACTACGAAACGGACAAGAAGAAGGGTAAGGGCTGGAGAAAAGGCAAGGATTGTTCTCATACCAAGAACGGTCTTAGGTATAAATCAGTAAAAGCTAATAGGGGATCCAAATCGGATACAAAAGGTGACAAAAATGCACGAGGAGATAGCAAATAGGATAGATATAAGAAGAATATTCAAGACCTCTAAACAGGTTATGGAAGAGGCGTATGAGAATATCTTAAAATACAGGCGGGGAGAGCTTATCCCCGCTAAAACCGGATACGATTATATTGACGAGGCTTTGCTTGGAGGTATTTTTCCTCAGCATGCTATTGCTATAGGGGCCCGGCCATCTGTAGGTAAATCGTATGTGGCCCAAAAGATATTGGGAAATGTTATGAATCCGATGATCAACCCGCAAGCAGAAGATTATTTTCTTGTTAATTGCGAGTTCGAAATGAATCCTCAAGATCTTCTTCTTCGCAAAATGAGCCAGGATATGAAAAAGCGAGCTCCTGAAATATTAAGAAGGCAAGATTCTAATACAGTAGAAGAGATGAGGATGTTTGAAATCCTTCAAGGTGAAATCAGAAATAATATAATATACATCGATGCTCCGTGTACGGTAAAAGAGTTTGAGGCGGCTGTGTATCATATAGCTACCAAACATAAAGACAAACGTCTTATAATATTTAAAGTCGATCATATTGCTTTGATAAAAAGAATGGGATTAGATCCTAAGTCGGCTATAGATGATTTGGTGGCGGTTATGAACGAAGCTAAATTAGTATATAAAAACATATTTTTCCTCATCATATCCCAATTCAACAGAGAAATAGAAGGAAGGATAAAAAGCCCACAAGAGCAGCCTCCGCGTCTTTCTGATTTTTACCAATCCGATACGCTGGGTCAGTTATGTACGTTAATGATAGGTTTGCACAATCCTCGTAGGTACGGGCTGGATAAGTATATGATATTTGGGAAAGACTGGTATCAGACCCTTGATAGGTTTAAAACTGAAAACAAAACATCATTCAGGACAGCCGGACTGGTATTTCATCATATACTGAAGGTAAGGCAAGTTAGTATGGAAGAGCTTACTAATACAATCCACCCAGAGATACTGCCGGGACATGAATGGATGTACGGGGAGGGCGGGACGAAGTTCGTGAACCCCAACCAGCCGCCGACGCCTCCCAAGCTCTATACCGTGGAAGACGTTACGGACAATCAGGAACAAGAACAAGAGACAAAAGAAGAACAGTCATTGTATTAAAAAAAATAAGAACCATGAGACTGACAGTAGAAGAAAACGAATACCTGATAAGTAAGTTCCTTTTGGTTCTTACTGAGTTTGCAGGAGATGAAAGAGAGATGTTTTTAATCAACTCCATACATGATAAGGCGGTGGCGGATATGAATTATCGTCTTCCGTCTTTAATAAGCAGAGAACGTAAAAGACGAGTTATTGAGCTCCTTAAAGAAGGAACCAGAATAATCAAGGACTTTTCCGGATATGCAGGTGATATGGGTATGATTAACGAATACGATCGTTTAAAGAAAGAAATAGGTACCGTCCAAGACCAGCTTGGTGACGTAGAAGGTCAACTTCGGGCAGCAGGAGAAGTTATTAAAAAAGAACTTGATATGATTGCTGACCGAATCAAAGAAGATCTTCTTGATCGAGAACTGGCTAAAAGTAATGCCGAGGCTGAAAGAAAAGCCAAAGTAGATCCGAGATACGAAGTAGCTTTAGGTGATTACAAGGAGATGCTGGAAGTGATTTTTACAACCAGAAACAAGTATTCTACGGTAGATTCTGTACATGACGATCTTCGCCAGTCGGTATCTACCGGTAGAAATTCGATTATTAAAGAAGGGTACAACAGTTAAAAACAAGGAGGGAATATGGAAAAGAAGGAATTTAAAGTAGGAGAAGTATTTGATGCCGGACTTGTAAGATTAAAATGTGTGGAAGGTGATACATGCGATAGGTGTATATTCGAAGATTACGATTCTTGTTCATGTACAGACATAATTATTGGTCCATGTGGACATGTTGATAGACAAGATAACAAGAATGTTATTTTTATTAAAGCTGATTAAGAATGTACATCAATTTCAGACAACTTGCAGCATCAGACATGACCCCTAATGATCTTGCCAATCTTCTTGCCATAAGACAGAAGGATTCGGTTATGATCGAAGCTATGCCAGAAGAAGACGCTGGTAGATATATAGAGCTTGGCCTGGTTGAGAAATTAAAATCAGGCGTGATGAGATTAACCAACAAAGGAACGTCTTTTGTAAATTATATAGAGACACCGGAAATGACAGACGAGGTTCTGGAAACGTTGAAGATTATGATAGGAATGTACGAATCATATTCAAAAGACATAGGTGTCAGTAGAAAAGAAGCGGAATCCAGATTGTGTTGGTTTATGGGTAACACCTCATTCAAGAAAGAGGTCATACTTCATGTAACGGAATCTTATATAGCAGAGTCAGGGGATTATACAATGAGCTTATGTAACTTCATATGGAAACCGCCTTCTCAAGCTTTTTCAGTTCATATGAACCTTAAAAATTCAAAGCTCTTTGACTTAATAGCTGAAAAATTTAAGATCGCTACCGAGCCTTATTTGGAGTCTAAGAAGAATAAGGAAATGGATTGGTTGTTTGCCGTATCTAAATTGCCTACGCCTCCGGCTAAAGGCAATCCGGATTATTTGTTTACCGGAAGTTCTGAAACAGACAAAGAGCGATTGAAAAACATAAAAACGTATTTATTTAACAAAATTAGAAAGCAATGGAAAAAGTAAGAATCAGAAAGATAATAGAGGATATAATTATTACTCAGTTTCTTAATTCGGAAATAGATATAATTCATGAAGAAGATGTGACGTTTAAAGAACTTGGATTAGATTCTGTTGATCAAATTGAACTGGAAGTGATGGTGGAACAAAAATTCAATATTGTTATTATTGATTATGATATGGAGACCATCAAAGATATGACTGATCTTGTTTACAAAATAATAACAGAAGGGTATGGGAAGTGACATAATTTTATGCATGGCTTTAATAGCGTCATTTGCTTTTGTTATACAGTTTTTGTTGTCGATATTAGGATCTGATCTGGATACGGATATTGACATTGACAGTGCTTCTGATTTAAGCATGTCTTTGTCGGATATCATATCATTCAAGGGCATAACACATTTTATTCTTGGATATAGCTGGACTACCTACTTTTCGGGTTCCCATTTAGTAGGGGTTGTGATAGGGTCGTTTTTCTTTATCGTTTTGTTTTACGTATATAAGTTACTTCTTAAGTTAAAGCAAGAAATGGTGTACGAATGTCCGGAAGATTTAAATGGAAGAGAAGTGGAGATAGTGTTTAGATCAGGGAAGAATCATTATATGGTAAATATTTCAAAAAATGGAAGACAGGAGCAAATGAGAGTAAGATGCTTGTCTGGAAAAACCTACAAAAACGGTGACAAGGTGAATATAAAATATGAAGAAGGAGAATTAAGTATCTAATTTTTTTATCAACAATTAAATTTTAAAAGTTATGACAACAATCATGTACGTGTCAGCTATCTTAGCTGTAGTGATTGTTTTGACAATCATCGGAGTCTTATCAAGGTATCGTAGATGTAAGCCTAATCAGGTCTTGGTCGTTTATGGTAAGACAGGTGGGGAAAAGAAATCGGCGAAATTATATCATGGTGGAGCGGCATTTGTCTTGCCTATTATTCAAAGCTATGATGTTTTGTCAATGGAGCCTATGCAAATAGATTGCAAGCTTACCGGTGCTTTATCATCTCAGAATATTAGAGTAGATGTACCTACGACCATTACAGTAGCTATCAGTACAAATCCCGAAATCATGCAAAATGCGGCAGAAAGACTTTTGGGGATGGATACCGAATCTACTGAAAATCTTATTACGGACATTGTTTACGGTCAGATGCGTTTGATTATTGCTGAAATGACAATCGAAAAACTTAATTCTGACAGGGATGAGTTTTTGGATAAGGCAAGAAAGAACATTGACAACGAGCTTAACAAGTTAGGTCTTTACCTCCTGAACATCAACATCAGTGACATCAGAGACGAAGCTGGTTATATTATGAACCTTGGTAAGGAGGCTGAAAGTAGGGCTCTGAACGAGGCACAGGCTAATATCGAAGAACAGGAGAAGCTGGGTGCTATTAAGATTGCTGTACAGCAGAAGGAGAAAGAAACGGCTGTGGCTAATACCAAAAAAGAGCAAGAGATTCAAATTGCTTGTACTGAAAAAGAAAAGGAAACGATAGTAGCTGAAACGAAGAAAGAAAAAGAAATAGCCTTGGCTTTAACCGATAAAGAAAAACAGATCGGCGTAGCTCAAGCAGATAGAGACAGGGCTGCGGTTATCGCAAAAACTTTAACCGACAAGGAATCGGCGATTGTAAGATCTAAGGCAGAACTTGAAGTAAATAAAGCCGAGGCTGAAAGGATGGAAGAAGTCGGAAAGAATAAGGCTGAAGCTGACAAGGAAGCAGCTATAGCAATACAAGACTCTGAAGCTCAGATTAAGAAGGCTGAGGCTGAGAAAAATGCGTCTATAGGATACAACAATGCCCAGAAGGAGGTTGCTGTGTCAGTATCAGAACTACAGATCATCAAAGCTCAATCAGAGAAGAAGGCCGGAGAAGAAAAAGTTAAATCGGAAGCGGCTGTAAAAACAGCAAAAGAGCTTGCCGACAAAGAAGTGGAAGAAGCTAAGGCTAAGAAAGTTCAGGCTGCGCTTAAGGCTGAAAAGATTGTGCCGGCTGAAACCCAGAAGGAAGAGGCTATATTACAAGCTGATGCTGAGGCAGAGAAGATCAAACGCCGGGCTGAGGCTGAGGCGGCAGCACATTTGGCAAAAGCTGAGGCAGAGGCAAAGGCTATTCAGATGAAACTGGAGGCAGAAGCCGAAGGTAAGAAAAAGTCGTTAATGGCAGAAGCCGACGGATTTAAGGCTATGGTGGAAGCAGCAGAATCCAATCCTCAGATCGCCATCCAGTACAAGATGGTTAATCAGTGGAAAGAAATTGCCGGAGAACAGGTTAAGGCATTTGAGCACATTAACCTCGGAAATATCACGGTATTTGACGGCGGTCAGAACAGTACCGGTAATTTTCTTAACAATGTTGTCAAGACCGTCGCTCCGGCATTGGGAGTCATTGATCAGCTTCCGATTGCAGATACTTTAAAGAAGTTAAAGGGAGATGACAAAAAATAAATACAATGGCCCAAGGTTACACTTGGGCCTAATTGAAGAAATAAAAGCAGCATTCATAGATTTCCTGCCGGCTGGGATAGTGCTTTTAAGTGCTTTACTAATTACGATATTTTTAACATGGATTTTGGACAAGATTTAGAACCAGAAGAACTGACCAAGCATTATGATCGGTGTTATAACCCCAAATAGTATTAACCCAATATAATTCTATTATAAAAGTTTAATACATCTCTTTCAGAGATCGGGTTATTAGCCTAAGCCTTGAAACAGAGGCTACGTTATTTGAGAATAAATAGTTACCAAGGAATGTTTATCCAAGTTTCTTGCTCTAAGGATGGTGATTAAACAGGAGTAGTGTATTTGACGAAACAGTGTTGCCATTATATAAAACCTCTTATAACATTGGCGATGGGTACTTACAGGAGAAATCCTGACTTATCCCTAACGGGATTTACATCTACCTCGGAGACCGGAAGGTCTCCGAGGGGATGTATTAAAACATATGAATAGCTTTAAATATATTTAATAGAATATGAGATATGGAATTGATTTTGAAACAGAAGAAGAGGAGGATGAAGAGTATGACTGATGAGGAATTTGTATTGGATAATAAGAAAAAGGTTGTTGTAAGAAAAAGAATATCTTATTTAAACAAAGGGGATAAAGTATGGATTGTGTCTTCCGACGGGTATCTGCTACACACGGACGTAGTTAGAGCCGAACGCGGACGGTCTTATGTGGATATAGACGGGATTCTGTATTGGAAGCGAGGATTAGATGGCAAGCATCGTAATCGTAATAACTACATGCAGTTTGCTATGACACCAGAAGACGGTAAAAAGTATGTCGTATATTACCCGGAAGGATTTAAAGACGATAGCTTATGATGGTCCCAGAAACACATTTGCTATATAAGGAGTTTAATGGTGTGAAACGTCTTGCCATATCTTATTCCCAGATAGATACGTTTCTTGCCTGTCCAATGAAATGGTATAAGACTTACGTAGAGGGCAAAAGGTCTACGGAAAAACAAGAAGCTACGTCTTATGGTACGGTTATCCATAAGACACTGGAATACTTCTTTAAGAACGGAAGACAGCCTTCCGGTAAAGACCTTGGAGAAGCAATAAGTTATTATTCCTATCAAGAAGACATACCTTGGCAATCACCGGAAAATATGATGATAGCCATGAAACAATCTGGAGAGCTTCTTGCTTGGATTGTGGATCTGTTTAAAAAAGACGGGAATAGGTTTATGATAGCTGATAGTGATCTTAATCCCTGTGAGAAACTTATCAGACACGGCGCCATAGTTGGAGTCGAAGAAGATTTCGTGCTGCCATACCGTCTTCCTAAGCCTGTTGATATAAATGGTGACGTTCATACTCATGTGTACATAGTAGGATCGGTAGACCTTCATCTGGCTATAAAGAGCAAGAACGTAGTTCACCATTATGTCATAGATTGGAAATCAGGTAATAAGGTTTTTGATTCTAAGAAGTTGGAAACGAATTTACAGCATCCTATATATTCGTTTTACATCTATAGAAAATATGGTGGAGTTCTGCCAGATATGAACATCTATTTCTTTACCAGGACCAGACAATACCAAAAGGTTAAAGTTGATGAGGAACGTAAAACAAAATCTATAGAAATGCTAAATGACACTTTATCCAAAATGTATGATTTTGAAGATAATAGTGTAAAAACATTTCAAGCGTACATCCAGGGGGCAGAAGGAGCCAGGTATAGCAAGCGGCGCGCCACCCTAAGCCAGCCTGTTCCGCAAAACAAGCTGCCCTGCCCGTCAGCACTGTGTTATTATTGTGACTTTGGATTACATAACAAAAACGAATGCCCTTTCTCTTCGGATTGGGATCCGTCTAAAAAGATAAAACGATGAAATACGAGGATGTTCAAAAGTTAAGAACAAAATACCGGCAAGATCCGGAAGTTATAAACTTGACATACATGAGAGACGTTGCTGTACGATGCGGGAATTTCAAGAAAGCGTTTGAGATTCAGGAGAAGCTGGAGGATATATGGTTCAACTATTTAAAAGGAGTGTAATGAAAGAAGATCTAATATGTGGAGTAGCGATCCTTTTGTATTTAGTTTTATTATACTTACTCACGACAGCTTTCATAAAAACAGGTAGAGCAGTAGAGCGTTATAAGATGAAGAAGAAAACTGACAAAATAAAAGTCGGTCAAAGATACGAACATAAGAGATACTTTGAGGATCCATTTGAAAGAGGCAAGCATGTGATTAAGATATTAGACATAAAAGAAGGGTACGCTCTATATGAGTACGAAGAAAAACTATATATACGTTCTTCTGTGAGTCTTGAAGATATTGCTAAAATATACGTTTTAATTACTGATATAAAATAAGGGATTATGGAAAAGAAAGTCACAATCAAAGAAGGAATGGATATTTTTTACAAAAATGCAGGGAAAGGTATATGGGTCTATATTGGACTTTTTGGAAATAAAGTACTATCCATTTTAAAAAACAAAGGTGTTATTGCATGCGAAAACGATGCTGAATATTGCGTGTTGATGGATGGAGAAGATCATTTTATAAGTATAGCAAAAGACATGAGTCACGACTATTGTTGTGAGTACGTTGTAGAAAGAGCAGAAGCCTACAGAGACTACCCCTCCAAAGGTGCTACATGCAGTGTATGCCTGTTTGAAGATAATGAGAATAAAGCAAGGGAGATGTTGAAAGAGGCGATAATAGAACTTTCAAAAAATAATATAATAGATTGCGATGGGCTTTGAACTTAGACCTTACCAAAAAGAAGCAGTAGATGCCGGGCTTAAGTTTCTTACAGGAAGATCTAAGAAGCCTGGCATAATCGTAGCCCCATGCGGATGTGGAAAGAGCCTTCTGATATCCAAGATAGCACATGAAATAAATAGACCGACATTAGTATTACAGCCCTCAAAAGAGATTCTGGAGCAGAATTATGCAAAGGCCGTATCATTCGGTTCTAAACCTACTATATATTCTGCTTCATGTGGTATAAAGGAGCTGTCGGCTATGACTTATGCTACACTTAAAAGCATAAAGAAAGACGTAGCAAGGTTGAAAGATATAGGGATAGATACCTTATTGATAGACGAATGCCACTCGGGGTATTCCCCGGAGGAAGGTTCTGAATTTATGGAGTTTATGAACGGGTTCCCAGAGGCGAAGGTGCTGGGCTTCACCGCCACTCCCTGCCGCCTCCGAACCTACAGTTCCATGCTGGAAGGAAACTATAGCAAGCTCAATATGCTGACGAAAGACGAACATAACTTCTTCAAGAAAATAGTTCATGTGACTCAAATACAAGAACTAACTTCTCAAGGGTTTTGGTGTCCACTTAAGTACGAACGATGGTCGTTTGATGAATCGGCTCTGATGCTAAACAGTACCGGAGCCGAATACACCAACGAATCTATTAAAGAAAGTATTGTACGAAACGGCTTAAACAACTCTATCTACAAGCGCCTTCTTCAACTTATGAACGAGCGTAAAGCTATTTTGGTTTGCATGGATTCTATCGAATCATGTAATAGAATATCAGAGTTCATGAATGCCAGGATGGGAGCCATAACCGGTGTCGTAACATCGCTAACAACCAAAAAGAAAAGAGAGCAAATCATATCCGATTTCAAAGAAGGTAAGTTGAAGGTGGTTTTTAATTATTCAACGCTTGCTACCGGATTTGATTTTCCTGAACTTGATTGTGTGATGTTCGGTAGACCAACTTTCTCATATTCAACGTATTACCAAATATTAGGCCGCGCCGTCCGCATCCATCCTGACAAGAAAGAGGCGCTGATAGTTGATTGCTGTGACAACATGAGGCGTTTCGGTCGGATAGAAGACCTGACAATCGAACAATTCCCTTCTAAGGGCTGGTGTATGTTTGCCGGCGATCAACTTCTGTCTAATATAAGGATGGGTGATATTATTACCAAAGACGAGATCCTTCGTCGGGCAGCCTTGCTTAAATCTGTGAATGGAGATGGTAGGAGAGAAGACGATCTTGACAGTATAATAATGTGGTTTGGAAAATATGAAGGAATTAGATTCAAGGACATACCGGTGTCGTATTTTAGGTTCTTGGCTGAGAATATGGCAGTAAAACCAGGAGATAGAAAAGAAAAGGTTATAGAATATTATAATAGGATAAAAGCATGAACAACAAGAGAAGAAAAAAAATATCGGATGTTATTAACAACGTAAATAAGTATAAAACAGATTTTGAATACATCAAATCAAAGTTGTCGGAGTTGAAGCACAACATAAATTCAGCCAAAGATGATGTTGATATGATTTTAGATGAAGAAACTGAGGCGAGAGATAATATACCAGAATCGTTACAAGACTCAGGAAGATATTGGGAATCAGATCAGGCTGTAACTGATATGGAGGAGGTGGTTGATGACATGGAAAGTATTATAAATGATTTAGATGATGTGATTTCAACCATAGATGGGAGCATTAAAACCATAAATGGTTCTATAAAAGTAAATTTGGAAGGAATAATATAAATGGAAACAAATGAATTAAGAGAGATACTTAAATTATATGGTCTTAAACATGATGTTGTTATCAACAAAAGTTCAAAAAGATATTCCATCGTATTGGATAATAACATAATAGGAACCAACCACGCCAAAGAGAGGGTGGTTGTATTCCGTCCTATACCGGAAGGGAAGAACACGTTCTGCATGGAACGAGATAGATTCTATACGGAGTTTGAAGAAGCTTTTGATGATGATAAAGCCATAGAAGCCGTAAGACAATATTTTGAAAACAATAAAAACAGAAAGTCATGAACGAAAACGAAGTATTTAGATTAAAGGGCAGAATAGCCATATCCAACCTATCACGTGAGGACAAGGATATGATAAATAACATTCTTGATGGTATCAATAAAAAGGATGAAGATGAAAAAGGGTATGTTTATACCGTAAGAATAAAACAAAACAACGGAAGGGTTGTGCATGCCACTTTATTTTTTAAAGACAAGAAAGGCCCTACATTTGAAGACTTAAAGAAGGAGCTTGATGACATGGGAGTTAAAAATGATAGTTATAGCAATAACGGCATAATTATCATTAACCGCATTGTTATGAGCGGAGAAGAATTTGATCGCTTTGTAGGAGATGATGGACTATATTATTAGACAATTAATTGAAGCAACGATAAAACAATAAAAAAGATGGATGATAATACTAAAAATATCCTTTATCCAAAAGGATCTATTTTTCGCATATTAAAAGATGATATAATCAGTGCCGAATTTAAAATCGTCAAAGGAGCTATAGCGGAGGCAGTATCAGACATAGAAGTAAATGATAAATATGCTGAAGTTTGTTGTAATGGGGAGACGTTCGTCATAGAAACGGATATTATGGATATTATTCTTACCAAAGACCCCATAGGAAACAAATCGGTGAAAAATGACATCATTGACGACAAACTACGATGGGATTTGCTTCCAATGGAAGAGATTGAAGACATTGTGAAAGTCTATCATGCCGGAGCCAAGAAATATGGGCCTAATAATTGGCAGAATCTTGACAATGGCATTGAACGGTACCGTGCTGCGATGTTTCGACACCTAATGGAATACATGAAAGGGGAAAGAGTGGATTCCGATACAGGATGTTTTCATCTTGCACAATGTGCATGGAACTGTATAGCTATGCTGTGGTATGACAAGCACGGGAAAGGATTAATACCAATAAATAAGGAGGAAAAGAAATGACAATAGAACAACTAAATTATTTATTAAGAAAAGAGCTTTATGCTATAAAAAACCATAAAGACAATATTGATAGAATCAAAAAAGAATACTTTGATTCCAATTATGGGTTAAAAGAAGGAGATAAGATCCGTATTTTACACGAAGCAGGAGATGAAATGATAGGCTTCTTGAAAAAAGTTGAAGTATGTGAAGACGGAGATCTGTACTTGACAATCCAAAAACAAAACGAAAAAGGCGACAGAGGCAGAGGAACATGGAATATGTATCTATCATCAAAATCAATTAAAATAGAAAAATTATTAGATTAATAACGATATGATTAGAGCAAGATTTTACATTAAAAAATCCGACTGCGGTAACGACTACCGTCCAGTCAAATGGCCTATAAAATATCCATATTGGTGTAGTGCAGAATCCAGTAATTCATTTGTATTGGTGGCGTATGCTGAAGATGAAGACAGCATAAAAGAACTGTGGCCGGAGGCGTATGATATTAATGTCTTAGAGAAAGATACCGAAATTAGATTCACATTAAGATTCCCTAAGCCGGAATGGTATGAATTATATGAAGAAATGTATGACACATTTGTGTGGATTACAGACACATGTCTACAAGATGGTAAGATAAGAAAAGTAAAAGCTAAAATAGAAGATTATGATGGTACTTTATTAGCCGACACCCCTAACCGGTTCACTCCTTATACGATAGGGCATCAAGCTTTTAAAAGTAAAGAAGAAGCTTTGAAATATGCAGAGGAACAGAGAACGGATTTAATTAAGTCTCTTAAGTTGCAAATACACGAACTTGAAAATCTAAAATTTAAATGCGATGATTGAATAATTTGATTATTTTACAAATAACGATTACATTTACGATATAAATCATTCAAATGAGATTAGTTGAAAGGCATATAGTTAAAGACAACCGGTTTGAGGATATTTGCTTCAAATCCGGCTTGTTATATAATTATGTTCTTTACAACATTCGTCAAGGAATCTTTTCAGGTAACTATTTAAAGGAATTTGATTTATCAAACAAACTTTGCAAAGAAAACCAATTCGATTTCAGGAATTTACCTAATCATGTATCCCAACAGGTGATTAAACAGGTATTTAAAAACATAAAATCCTGGATAAAACTCAAGAAGGATTTTGAAAAGAATCCTTCTAAATACGGAAATCATAGACCTCACCTTCCATCATACAAACAAGGTAAGAAACAAAACATGGTTGTTTTCACCAACTGCAATTGTAGGGTAAAGGGTGATAATTGTATTTATTTTGTTAAAGATATAATCAAACCTATCAAAACAAATGTAAAGAAAGACGAACTAAAACAAGTTAGAATAATCCCTCAAGCTACATGTTATGTAGTAGAGGTAGTTTATGAAAGAAAGGAAACTGATCTTGGTTTAAACAAAGACAATTTTCTTTCGATTGATTTAGGATTGAATAATTTATGTTCATGTATTAGTAATGTAGAAACTAATTCTTTCATTATAAACGGACGGGTTATGAAATCAGTAAATCAGTGGTACAATAAGAAGAAAGCTAAGTTGTAGACTTTTGTAAATCTAACAATATAGGAACAATCATCATTGGATTAAACAAAGAATGGAAAAACGAGATAAATATCGGTAAAAGGAATAACCAACATTTTGTTTCTATTCCTCATTCTAAATTGATTGATAAGATTGTTTACAAAGCAAATCTTTTAGGGATAGAGGTAATTACTCATGAGGAATCTTACACATCAAAGATTGACCATCTTGCTTTTGAACCTCTAAAGAAACAAGAATCCTATTTAGGGAAAAGAAAGAAACGTGGATTATTCCAAAGTTCCGTTGGAAAGCTAATTAATGCTGATATTAATGGAGCTATAGGAATAGCAAGAAAAGTAGTCGGTGATTCTTTCATTGGAAAGATAATCGATAGTGGATTTGTGTTTAATCCGGTTAGAATAAATATTTTGTGATATAAGGTTGAATCTAATGAATAAAATGAATAATTTTAATAACATTAACTACGCAGCAAAAGCCAGAAGAGCTTATTTGATAAACAATTTCGATAAGATTCTTAACAGCCTCAACACGCTTCATTCGACGGTTGAAACCATGACGTTGTTCGTAAACGACCAGGCTTATAATTACATTCTTAAGCTGAAGGAAGTGATTAAGGGTGGTCCTATGTACAAACATAATGTCAAACGATTTTTGAATGATATGGACAAAGAGATAAAGAGGTACAATGCTTCTATCTACTACATAAATAAAGAGCGTAGTGAGGTTATAGCTGATATAACACAAGCGATGGAAGATTGCCTCATGCCATACATAGACGACCTGGCCGGCGCTATAAGGGCAGCCGTGTGGTCGAGGGGTGTGTCCGAGGAGCGGACGGAAGCGGCGGTACTGTCCCTAATCGTATCCTCCTTGGCTACGACATCAGGCAGACTTATCTCAGATGGATATCAGATCATGAAAGAAATGGGTGGAGGCTGGGGTGGTAATCCATTTACGTTTATGAGCATTGATAAGATAAGACACTTATCTACATCATTGTCTGATGCTATTACCGGTGGAGAAATAGCTCTTGAAGAAAAAGAAGCCAATAACATAACTAAGGCAATGGATGTTTTTATTGAGAAAATGTCTGATTCGGATATTGTCGATAAGGTAATTAGCATACTCGAAGAATCAGAATCTAAAAATAAGGAGGAGCGATCATGAATTATTTGGATGGGTATGTAGAAGAAGTTCTTTCTGAGCCGTACTATGATGATTATGGCTCTGGGATTTTTAGGTGGTGGGTGGAAGTATCTTACATTTGTGAAGGTACAGAATCAACTACTACATTAATGTTTGATACGAGAGAAGAAGCAGAGGCAGTAAAACCAGGTTATAAATTTTTATGTTGAAAATAACATGAGGTATTTTGTTTTATTGATGGCACTTGTGTTATCATCATGTTCGCATGATGATAGTCAGGTTAATAACGGATGGGTTATATATGATTTACGTCCTTTAGATGGTGGACGTGTGATATATTATGGTGAAGACGAAAGAGTTTCAATATTTAAAAATAATAGAATTATAAAATTCGTTGGATACCAAGGGGAATACAATATCGGAGATTCTATTAAGATCGTAAAAGTGAAATAATATGGAAAAGAATTTAAAACTCGTATGTCCAAAATGTGGCACCCCTCACCAGCCTCATTCTCCGCACACGATGGATGCAGATGGATTTGAAAGGTGTGAGATAAGAACTGTCATGGAAGACATGGGATGGTGCTACGAATGCTCTTTTTGGCAAAACTTGTACGACAAGCACAAAGACGATCCTGGATGGGTTAGGATAGACGGTGTAAGCTGGGTGCTTAAGCCTATGGTGAAAAACGTACCGAGCGGATGGAACAGCCTTGGATGCGGTGGAAGAAAGATGTATATCAATATCGAAGGGAAAGGCATTGTTGTATCAAATAACTGCTGGTGCCAAGGTGATGTTTCGGACGCATTTAAGGATCTGATGCCTGATAATGCTACCTGGGCTACGAAGGAGGAATTTGACAAAGCTCCTGTAGTAGGATATATCATAGAAGGTATTGGTTTAGTTTTCACAGATAGGGAAGGTCATGAAGTTAATGCTTAGAGACTTAGGTAATTATATACCTTTTTTTTTCATAACAAAAGAAACCGGTTCTCTATCATCTCTGACTGAGAACCGGTAAGAAAACAATTTCAGAAAAAATTAAACCTACATAACCTTTCAAGTAAGAACAAAAAAACGTACAATCTACTCTTTGACGATGCTAATATAACATATTGGAATCATACAAAAACAATGCAAGTCCGATATTCTTCGTCTATTTGTAACTAACATCATCGTCCCCTTCCGAATCAGGAGTAGCGCCGATGAAGAACATCATTGACTTGTTGTTCGTCTGCTGCCACCAATTATAGGCGCGCGCTACGTCTTCCGGCGTCTTGATATTATACCATTGTTTGATAAACGTCTGTTTGGCGAGTTGCCTAAATAACTTAGACTCTCCCTTGTATGTACCGGATGTTACTTTATCAAGTGAATAATTCCTAAGATCGGTAAGATCCTTCAGTTTTCGCCCCATAACAAACGGATCGTTAATGATATCTACCACGTTAAGCTCCATAATAAACGGCATCTGTGAAGCTATTTCGTTTATAGTTCTGAATCCGACATAGGATCCAAATTGAGTAAGCCAACTTTCTTCGTTTTCATCATCATCACGCCATCCGGCAAGAAGCATAGATACGGCTTGCATGATAAGAAACGTGCCGGCATAGACACTGAGGCGTTTGAGATTGGTTTTTTCTACTTCACTCATCTTATCTTTATTTTCGTTCCAGGCATCTATGATGTTTTTCATACCAGACTCGGAAGCCAGGCTAAATGTTTTGGCTATCATATTCTTTAACGTAATTGACAACCCTTCCTCTTCTTGCATTGCTTGGAAATTGAAGCCACGTCTTTTCCACAGGCGTTGAGCCGCCAGCACCAACCATCCTCGGTGGGCGGTCATGAACCTGGCTATCCAGTTGCGCGATGCGGCAGTTCGGTTTTCTTCATTCAAAGATCCGTTACATATCTGCGACAAGCTACGAACTTGATTTCTGGTTATAGCCATCTGGGTTTCAACTTCCTCAACAGTAACACCCGATCCGGGCTTTACAACCACCTTCCCATCCACGACATCTACCATACTCCATAAAGTACGATCTTTTAATGCATTCCATTCTCTTTTTATGGTACTCTGTTCTTTATTGCGTTCTTTTTCCATCTTGAAATCTTGGAACGTGTAGAACCGACCTTTGTAATAACGAACATTGTCCATAGTAGCAATCATAACCTGCGGATCAAGAGGGTAGTTCAGGATTTCCATAAAAGCATACATAGGTGAACGCATTAAGGTCCTGGCCACTCTATTATATCCGGCACCATACATACGATTTCGGATATTGAATATCCCCATTCTCTCACCTATGACATATAATTTGCTTTTTCTATCTATGTCTCCGGTTTCTGCTATACAAGATGGCGCAAGACGGGAAAACTCAGCCGATGCGTATTTAAGGGAATCTTTGCTTATATACTGTCCTACGGCTGATTCCATGATGAGGTTGATATGACCGGTAAGGGCGCCGGTAGCTGCCACAAACGGGGACAGTGCCAAGTTCATGACCGACATAAATCTTTCAACGGCCATCATTATCCTGGTAAGGTCTACTGTGTATCCACCGATGTTTACCGTCAGTTTTTTGGTGTTCATCCTAATGCCATAATAATGGTCATTGAAGAAGTCCCTGAACATCTGATATGCTTGGGTTGCTTCAGCTTTCTTCCCGCCTTCAAATTGCTTATTCAGCAACATCTGCTCCAGTCCTTGGGCAAGCTCTATAGATTTCTGCTTTTCGTTGTATAACGATGACTGCATCATAAGCATCGAATAAGAGTAGCCAAAATCGTGAGATACATCATCTTGGTTTTCCAATTCATATATGTAGTATTTAGGTATAGACCTAAGTCTGTCTTCCGGATCATACACTTCTCCTTGCCTGGTTTTACCGTATAGAGAATCGTCTACTCTGTCCAGGCACAGATCTGATACAAAATTACGAACTGTATTTTTGAAGTTAATACCCAATCCTTCTATACGTTCTATATCTTGTTTTGATATCTGTGGAATAGCATACAGGTTCGGGCTCTGCTCTTTGTATAGATCAAGGGATTGTCTTTTTATTTCCTTGAGTTTTTGAATCATATTCCACTGCTCTACGTTTTTAGTAGCAACCTCATTACCGTCAGCATCATACTTGATACCAAAGTCATTGAAATACGATTCGTCACGATACAGGCTTTTCTTAGGCATTCGATGACCATACCCATGATCTTTTACATAATCAGGATTACGGCCGCTATTTTCGGCTTCAGATTCAGCCACCCATGCCCTTGCAGGATCGAAAGACAGGTACGATATGTCCATGCCATAATCTTGGGTGGATGTACCATTTTGTACGTCCTTAACCATCTGCGCCACATCTATCTCACCTCGGCCAATTTTGTCGATCATAGCCGCATATCCGGTAGGCGCCATGCGTTTATAGTACGAAAAGACCTGGCTCCTGGCAAATTCATTAACAATAGCATTGGCCTCTTCTATGCCCTCCTCTCTTGTATTATTTAAAAATAAGCTGGCCATCTTAGCATTAACAGCATTCCTAAAATCTCTACCGTCTAATTCTTTGCTTATACCAAGCTTTTCTGACAGGTAGTTGGTTTCAGATACGGTAAACAGATATCGGTTATCAGCAGCCTTAAACAGCTTATCCCTTAAAGCCTGAATCCTTTTTGCTTTCTTCGCCGTAGTATGACGTTGTACGAACTTCCATTCCACTTCCTTGGAGTCAGCAAGAGCATTTAAATAAGACTGATTTACTTCGTTTTCAGCCTTACTGCTTTTAGTAAGGTACTTATCAATATCTTCAAGACCCACCATCTTAGCATAATCTATCAAAATAGCGTAATCGGCTTCAATAGCTTCAGATGCGGCCCTAAAAGCATCTCTTTCGGATGAGGTAAATGTCGCTTCGTTAATTTCTCCGATATCAGCCACATCGCGATTGTTTCCGATTATTTCCTTGATAATGGCCTTATTTTTTTCTATATCTTTTACAATCGAGTCCACGTCAGTCGCATCTCTATCACTTGTCGTAGAACTAATGATATCATGCGCCATTTTGAGATACGAAGCCTTGTTATTTGATTTGGTACGTGCCGACTGTTCCGATTCTACATCATTCCAAAACCGATCATTAAATGACAGGTGACCTCCCAACATAAGTGTCTTCAGCGCAGCTTCTCCTCCCGACTCGTTCTGAATCGTTCTCAATTTTTGCAAAAACGATTCTGATACGGCATTAGTAACATTATTTGATTCCTTTCTCCAAACTTCATTTATAGCTTGTATTTCTTTGGCCATCTTAAGTTGGTCGCCGGTTTTTTCCACTCTCCTGGTTCCTACATATATGTATTCTGAAGCTGCTTCCTTACGTTGTTTACGAAGCAGTCCTTCTTCTTCGTAATTGCTGCTTTTAAAATAGGCAACTTCATCAAAATTACCACCGCTATCAATAAAAGGCTGCCTCAATATCCGTTTTTGCCTGGATAGAGCATTAAGGTATTCTTTGGTTGTTTGAGAAACCGGATGCCCTAATTCTTCTTCAGCCTTTTTGTATATGGATTCCATTCTTGTGGCATAACTTTCGCTAAATTCCAGTTCCGAATTTTCAGCATCCCACTTTTCCATCTGTTCCGTATAGATCTTTTCCTGCTCGATGGTAAAAATATCGGTATTAACCCTATCAGACGATGGCTTAAATTTAGCGTTTTCAGTAACCGTATTTCCATCCTTGTCAATTACTTCTCTTTTAAATACGTAATTACGGTTATTGTCAACCACATCACCAATTTCTTCTTCTGATATCTCTATGTTCATGGCAGTCGCAAACGCTCGCATCTGCGCCAGCTTCTTATTACGATCGTATTTAGCCATATCAAGAGCACTACGAAGGTAATTAGAAGTTTTGCCGTCTACTTTCTGAAGCAGTTTTTCAAATTCAGATTTGTTAAAACCATGCTTTTTAGCATATGCCAGGAAGTCGGATATGGCGGGCTGGGCATTCACCATCGCATTGTAATTGTCTTTGGCAATCATAGCTCCAAGAGCGTTATTGAACGGACTGGAAGAATGCTCTAATATACCAAACCACCTACTTATCCAAGAAACATCGTGTTGAACCTTGTCGAAAAATTCTTTTACTCTCTTTACCTTATCTGCCGGCACATGAAGTTCGTTCATTAACTTATCAAGCAACGTACTTTCATCAAGGTCTTGTACTGATTTAATATCAGACTGAATACCATTGATGTCGGCAATGACGGTATTGATTCTATTTGTATAATCCTGCTTTTCACGTTCATCAAATTCGGTACTTCTGTTACGGATATATCCTCGAAGATCGTTCATGATCGGAAGAACCTGATTGTTGATAATATCTACGTTCTTTCGATCATTGGTATTGAAGTGAAGCTTACCGTCTTTGGTATCACCATGAAGGATGGTGTTCACCACATTGCTTAAGTATCTGACCTGAGCTTCGGCTGTGGAGATCATGCTGTTCATGGCAGCCGCCATCTCATTCTTGTCTATCTCGGTCTCTACTTTATTTATCTTATCTTCTATGGTCTTAAGCTGAGCAAGGGTCATAGACGTAGTTACAGCCCTATCAGAGCTTATCTGACGTAAGTCTCTTAATGTTTTTCTTAGCGATCTGATCTTAGACTCAAGAAACTTGTTCTTGTTCATAGAAGAAAGGGAGTATAATGTAAAGTCATTATCCTTTAACAGAGAAGTGTCAAATCCTTTATCTATGTCAGTAATGGCAAGATCACGAATGTTTTTAATAACGTTATTCAAATCTTGTCTTTGGGTTGATAAAGCTGATTTAAGCCAGCTTACTATTCCAGAGAAAAGCCGCCGGACGCGCCCCAGGAAGGAGGTGGGCTCTACCGGCGCCTGTGCTGTGCCGGTCTGCATCTCCCTGGCGAGGATCTTTCCAAGAATTTCTCTCCTAACAGCATTATCAAGCTCAGCTCCTTCATATACCTTACCGTATGTATTATAATACTGACCTGCATACTGGTTCCACTCTTCCGTACCTTCCACATCTTGCAGAACAGCCTCAACAGCATTCTGATCTCTGTATGCCTCTACAAGGAAGTGGGCTGTTTCTTCTACTAAATCAGATAAAGTAGCATCTTCACCAACTGCTATTACGTTATTAGCAATATCCGCCAATGCCTTAGCAGAAGGTTCGTGCCCGTATTTGGCTTGGTACTTCTCTATATAGTCGGTCATACCTATGACACTAACGCCAAGCGTTTTCAGTATCTCGACAATAGAATTTCGTTGGTCACGTTCCTGCCTGCTATAATCTGATACGATCTTAGCTTTAGTATCAGCATAAAGATCGTTATCTTCTAATATGAATGAAACTACAAGCGCATCAAAATGATCGTACTTGGCGTCCAATTCATTGTATCTTCCTGACTTAAGATCGTTCTTTATCTGTTCCCTACTAACCCTTTCCGTTCCTCCGGTGGCGAGTCTCATAGTTACCTTACTGTTATCCAACGAGCTTATGGTTATCATACCTTGGTCGTTCATGGAAACATCGGAACCAAAATGATTACGGAGCTCGGTGTATGATAAGGCTGAATTGAAAAGTCTAATTTGTCCTGTATAACCTTCTCCTGTAAGATAATAGCTTCTTGTTTCAGAATCGAATATCTTAGATCCTGACAAAAGACCTTTCTTTATAAGGTAGTTAATTATCCCGCCTTTTGTTGATAAAGAAGTAGAAGCAGAAGCGGTCATGACCGGTATAAAAGACTTGGGATTATTAAGAACATACTTTCCAGCTTTGTAAGTAATGTCTGCCACGCCATCCACGGTAGATTCTTGAACGGTTCCTGATAAGAATCCTATTCTAATATCATTCCCGCCAGAGCGAAGAGCTTCTCCGTAATCTTCAAATAATTGACTACGATCGTTCATGAAAAACAAACGAGGCTCTCCAGTCTGATACGTTACACCCACAGGATTAGAATCTGTTTCTGGTAGCTCTTCTGGGCTAAATATCTTAAGACCGTCTTTTATAACCATATAATTAACACCCTTATCCTGTACCACAGATACGGGAGTGAAGTCCGAAGATATAGCATCTTGTAAATACTGCCCGGCGTCTATTCCTGGTTCTTCCGGTACGGAAATACTTGATGGGATCATAGCATCCACCAACATAATATTATCACCCAGATCTTGGCTATAGAATCCGAAGCCTGATTCTTGAATCCCATAAGTTGCATCTGATTTTGATACAAGAACAGGATTACTCATCTTAGAAGCCTTATCCAGTACCCTTTCTCTATAAGCTTCCGGAATAAGATCAATGTTGGATTTAACCTTATTATAAGCCGGTTTGTTGATAGGCACTCTCTTTCTCCAGTCGCCAAAATCCTTTAAGAACTTATTAGAAAATACGGTTTTAAAAACAGTAGTAGCCCGTTCCCTGTTCTCCATAAGAGGAATAGATGCTATCTTATCAAACAACATAGACCTGTCCCCTGATCTGGTAGAGACAGAAACAACTTTCTTTTTATTATCTCTTTTAATAATACACGTTGATACCATGATAAAACATTTTTGTTATGAGACAAAGGTAGTTAAAAATCAAGCATATCATAAAAAATAAAGCCATCTGACTTCTCAGTCTGATGGCTTAAAAATGATATGAAAAAAAAATTATAATCTGACGAAAAATCGTCAAGTTCAGCTTATATGTAATGCATGTACCCATCTCGGTGTATAAACCTTCCCGATTCAAAGCGCTCAATATCTTCAGGGCAAATAGGGCCCGAATCCTCTCTCCTGGCTTCAAACCAAAGCCCCGGCTTACGAAGTCGGCAAGTTATGATATAATTGAAGCAATTGTGCGTAAAATGGAAAACAGATCCTACAGGGAAATACCTATCAGCTTGAAATACGATTCTTTTTCGTTTAGTATCAAACGTGATATCTCCTACTATCTTAGCCACGTAATAGCTTCTGCCATTTAACGTTTCATCTGTTTGTGGTATCCAATAATAACCTCTTGCCATGCCACAAATATATAAAAAAAGTCGGACAAGACACATGTCCGACTTTATATTACTTTGATTCATTTTCAAACCGCTTTATAAGAGAAGCAATATCATCACCACAAACAAACATCATTCGACGTTCTTCTTTTGGTTTATGAGACACTGGGATGGTTTTGTTTATCTTAATCTGATTCGCCAGACCTCTGCCTAAACGAATATCAACTTTTTTACCTTTCATGAATTATTTGTTTAAACAGACCAATTCCATCTATTATAATATGACCGCTTTGCATACGACCATTATTAGGATTATGTAGAAAATTGAAACCACTTTCTTTTTCCTGTCTTTCAAAAGAACTGATATCCTTTCCTCTACGGGCTCTTTCAAAAGCTTTCTTGAACAACTTGCCTCTAAAGGTCTTGACGAGGATCTTGGTAGCGTTATTGCCGGCTTTTACCATTGCTTTCCTTGCCTGGTCCTCCGAGACAAAACTGCTTCGGAAAATATACGATGCTGCTACTTGTATATCTTGTTTAGTAATCATATGATAAGCATTTCTTTCAAGATACTATTGTGTATAGTATATATCATTTTCATCTCATCTCTATCATATACGTCAAAAAAGGATTCACTTAAGTCCTTTGAATCTGCGCTCAATTGAATTATGCAATTACCAGTATAAACCTTAAGCTTGCAATTATCGGAATATATATCATGCATAGTTTCAAATGTCTCAATTAAATTTTCAACAAGGGCTCTGTTAAATGAAAAAGGTTCTTTACCATTACCTTTAAATGTGATATGATCTAAATTAATGTTGTCAAATACATACTCTAACTGATTTCCGTCCATCATATTATAAGTGATTGACTTTTTGATTATAAATCCCATATTATTTTGTTTTTTAGTTGTTAATATAAATCTTCTGAATACAATTGTTCCCTAATGGCATTCCTATCTACCACCATCTCCTGATTATTATTTTTAACAAGTTCAGACGCATCCTCTCTTGTTAAAAACCGGTTCTTGCTTGTCAAAAACCCTTGAACACTGCGGTTTTTATGAGCTATTCCGTATGCCGCAAGTTGAGATAGTATAGAGGGGTGTCTCAATCCACAGAACACAGTTCCGGATGGTATATTGGTGGGCTGATAGAGACGTTTCTTGTCGTCCTGCACCCATATAGCCGCGCATACAACAATTATCCAGAGCCACCAACCGTTAGCCCCACCGAAACCGTCCTGGTTGTTACGACCGTTCATCAAAGCCGCCACCAGATTCGGATCCATTTTATTACCACCTATCAAATTAGCAAACATGCCGGGAATCATTGAAAGAAGACCGTTAGTGGCTGCACCACCACCGTTAGCCCCGGCTCCATCTAAAAGGACGATTTTATCACCACCCATAATTTTATAGTATTTAATTGTTAAACATACGTGCATGAAGCACGTAACAAAGTTCATGATTGTAAGGTGGAATATAGGTGTGTTTATTTCTTATAGAAGAGAAATATTTTCAGCAAAAACAGAAACAAAAAAAAGGTAGTGTTTTTTATTCTTTCAAAACACCACCTGTAAATAAACTTAAGCAAACTTGCCATATTTTAGAAACACATTTTTGAGTTTTCCTTTTATACCATTTAAGGTCACTTCATATCCGGAGCCTGTCATGTATATGGTTTGTTGATTGATTCTATCACCAGAATACTTATCTATGAAATAAGACCTATACACTCCATACCCTTTAACTACAACATTGCTATATAGCTCCCATTTGCCAAGACCGTTCCTAAACATGAATTTAGCTTCTTCAAGAAATGAACGTAAATTCTTTTCAGCAATAATAACACCATTTTGCTCTAACTCCTTTGCAATATCACGAATCAGCCACATATTGTTATGGTCTACTTTCCTAAAAGACTCGGCAAATTCTACATCAGGACGCTGATCTTCTATCGTTTTCAAAGCCTGCTGCCTCTCCGCTTCTGCCTGCGACTTTTCAGCTATAGCTTTTTGAGCAGCTTCATACTGATCAGCCCATGCCCTTGCCGCATCTGCTGGATTAGAAAAGTCAGGAACCAAAATTCCCTTGCCGCCTGAACTTGTTTTATATTCTCCTGTTTTACGAATAGAAGGAAGAACCTCAGATGTTATCCATCGTTTAAATCTCTTAGCAGATTCTAATTTTGAAGATAATATAAGAGAATATAAACCAGATTCATTAATGATTCTTATATTATCTATGTATCTGGTTTTCAATAGGGATTGATTCACGCCCCATTGATTATCAGATACTTGCAAAAGTGTGGAATCATCATCATCTACATGTCTTTTTACCGCATCTTTAGCATTTATATATCCAAGAGATTTAGCTACATCTGACGCCACGAACCAAACATCTCCTTTTGGATCTACAATAATTCTAAGCTCTCCAAAATCCGAACTTTCAAAAACAGAAACTTTATCCATAATAAAAAAAATAGGCCCAAAAGAGAATGTCAGACCCCACTATGACAAACCCTAATGAGCCAAAAATATCTTTCAACATCAAACAACCAGAGGTGGGATCTCGTTGTTCATTGTTTCTGGAACAAAGATAGGAACAGGATTTTAAATAACAAATATTTTAATACTTTTTAAATCAAACAAGGGCCCGCATCACTGCGAGCCCTGATCTACACTAATCTAAACTAATACCATGAAAAAACTTAAATCTAAAAACTAAAGAACACACAAATATATGAAAATGTATGGTTTTCACAAAGAATCTGTATCCTGTTCTTTGGTATGGTTAAGTACATGGGATATAGTTCTGATACTTAATCCGGTTTGATTTTGTATCAGATTATAAATATAGGATTTTGAAACTACAGTTCTTAATTGACCTAAATCATTCATAATGTTTTTATACATAAGATGAATGCTGTTATTACGTTTGATGGTACTGATTCTCATTTCCTACCGTTATTAGTTACGTTCTGTTCTTACTTTTCCCTATTTTCTATAATCCCTTCCTGAAACTAATATCGCAAACTTAATAAAAATAATCCATAAACAATGAAAATCTAACTTTTCTTGTATGTTGTTGATATACGTGCATATGCAAGAAAAGTGAGACTTTCACAAGCCTCACTTCCCAAATCGTAATTATGAAAAAACTATATTATATATATACAAAAATTATTTGCATTCCAATTTATTAAGATCATCCAATTCAGACTTGCTTACGATCATATCTTGCGTCAAGCCAGATCTGTTTTGGTATGGAGCGTAATCGGTTTCTACCGTCTTAGCCTTCTGAGTAGAATCGTATTTCACCTCCGATTCGGTTCCTGTCAGATTTTGGTAGATAGATCCGGAACTACTTTCGCCAACTTTAGTGAACACCATGTCTCCTATTCTGATAAAATTATCATACAAACCCTCTACGATAACATTATCATCCTGCTTAGTTATGTTATGATCCCAAACCTCATTTAAGAGATTAGGATGCTTTGTGAAAAGATCGTGATAGAAATCAGAACCGGCATATAACATATCATAATAATCCAAATAGAACAGATCTGTAAAAGAAGGATCGGTGCTGCTTATGCTATACTCAAATAACTGCTCACGATCATTACCTGCCAAAGATAGTTCAATTTGTTTTAACGTATCCGGATCTGAAACGGTAAGACCCAGCAAATGATCCGGTTTGAAATCAAGATACTTGTATGCCCCCTCATACACTTCCGTATTATGAAGCTTATTTTCAAGATAAGATTGGTATAAATCGAATAAGAGTAAAGGATTCTCTTTGTCCTGCTTTCTGTTTATGTATCGGCTAAACTCCCGTTCTTCATTAACATACGGGCTTCCGGGAACAACAAGATGACCGAATGCCAATCTGGTAGCATTCATCTCTTCCGTATTCTGAGAATCGGTATAAGACAGGACGTATTTTTTAATAGAATCAGCAAGGACCTTACTATCTACGTTTTTCACGCGGAGCTTATCTAAAACACCATCTTTAAAACAATATTCAGGATAGATACCAGGTGGGAAATAAGTTAGACTCTGCTTGGCAAGCTCAGCAGCCATATCGTACAAATCACCTAAATTATCTCTTTCTACCTTATGATATAGGTTTCCACCAAGATAAAGCAGGGAATGATTTTCAAATGCCGATACCGGATCTATGTCAGATTCCATATAAACGATATTCATATTATCCATATACTCTGGAAGAAACATGACACGGCGATCCCTGCTATCTCCAAGAACGTCATCAATAGCAGAAGCTAAGGTAGGAGCATAAGTATCATCGTTGCGCCTTGCTACATAAATATCAAGATCCAGCATCAAGCTATCAATTTTATTCAGCGATTCTTCTGTTCCGTCATATGCCTTAGACACGCCTACGATATCTATACCAAGACCTACACAAGCCTCTTCTACATCCCATATCATACTTCTAAGGTCTTCTTCTGTATCAGCATTAACCCTGTTTAGAAAGGCTGATATACGAGCTCGTAATGACTCAGATCCAATAGGGCTGTAATAAGCATAATCTTGCAACTTTGATAATGACCGTCTCTTCCCTTCTACGATATTATTATCTTCTAAAGCCACAACCGGAACGATGTTCATATTCGAAAATTCGTTGAACAGCGACAAGGCAAAACTCTTATCCGACTGATATCTTTCAACTAACTCCGGATATGAATCAGATAAAGATCCGAAAGCAGCATCAAACTCTGAAGCAACACTAATACCTCCTACTGTATTTTTTATAGCCTCATAAACTTCAGCCGGATTATATGATGCTCTCTTTCCTAATTTATTGAAGACGCCATTTTTATACACAACAGGACCGTATGGTTTTTCTACGGTTGTGAAGTAAGACTCTTTCCCGAGATCGTGTTCGTTATTGGAATAGTCTAATAATAACCTCATAAAAGAGCCGACCTCATTAAGTACAGAAGGATTATCTAATATCCTACTTATTTCCGTCTCATTATACAAGCCGGATCTCCTTAGATTTTCTTCATTTAGGATAAGATTGCCATCCACATAAAAAGAGCTTCTAACTCTATTAATAAGAGATCGTATGCTATATATGGAATTGGATATCATAACATCTCTTACGTCCTTAACATCCTGAGCCGTTAAAGGATCGGAAAAATAAGCCTGACGCTTCATATACGACAGCACGTCTTCTAAAAGAGGTTCGCCATTGGGATCGGTATTAAACATCTCCCCTGGAGCCGGGTTATTCCAATGACCATAATACGACAAAAAACCAAGAGTGTAAGCCTTAGCCCATACCTGAAGAGCTCGTTCGCTATTCCCTAATAATTTCAAGGCACTTTCGTAAAGAACGGAAGGCTCCCCGTTAGGAGCCTTAACCCGTTTTATTTCATTTTCCTTTTTTTCTATCTGACATTTGACACCCATAGTGATAAATATTTTAGACAAAGATAGTATAAAAATAGAAATTATGAAACTTCTATTTCATAATGCGAAGCCTTTGTCTCAACTATCAATCTTCCCTTTCCTTCGAACTCAACGCTATTATTTCCTGGACCAGAAACATAAGGGAAATCAGATACGGATGTTACATAATCTCTAGAACCACCGGAGAAAGACTGACTTTCACTTTGTTTGTAATTGATAGTCAATCGTGTTTTACCTATCTGAAGAGTTCCAGATAAATTTTTAGTATAAGTAGTGGTAGTTGTAATATCCCCATTTTTATAACAATACATTATAAAGGTGGTAACCGGACTCTTTTTTATATTACTATCCGGACCTGCATGATAAGATTCATTTCCTCCAAATATGCTATAAATGTGACAATAATGACCGACTCTTTTACTTGAAGTTTCAGCCTTATCCTCGACTCCTTTCAAAGATATAGTAACCTTACTCTTGTATTCAATATCCTTCCAATTACAGACTCCTTCACTTACGTTTCCAACAAACCTGTCATCAACATAAACCTCTATATCCCCCTGCTGATTGGTCTTCAACTGATACTGAACAAAATTTGAAACATCTTCGTATCTCCTTCTCATACTCAACACTCCTTATTTAACTCATTTATCGAATCCGAATTATCAGAACCTTCTACGAGATTCTTATTCCTGTCTATCTCTTCCTGGCTCATATTACTCATCATATTTTGTATTTTTCTACCAGATTGAGATAAAGAGCGGATGAATGCACTGGAACTTATCTTAACTCCAAGATTCGGTTTTGCCCTAAACGCTTCACCGGTACTGATATTATACAAATCATACACACCTGAGTTCATATAGAATTTATATATCCAGTTTCCACCAGCTTTTTTGTACCCTAATTTGGTTAGCTCGACTACACTCATACCAAATTTAATACCATTACGACCCATTATCTTCTCCGGTATAGGTTCTACTTTAGCCGGAACAGATGTATATGCTTCGTCACCGCCGTACAGGAAATAAGGGGTTGTTACCCTTGATATGTGAGTAAGCGGTTCTTCGGATATACGAGGTTCGTCTTTCTCGGCCTTAGATTCTTTCCTTGGATTGGATATTCTAATAAAAGGATCGTATGTTAAAAAGGTTAAGCCGTATTCTACTTTATAACCTGATACGCCGTTAAGGTCCCTTATAGCCTTAGTCGTATGCGAGTGATTGATGGTGTCTATACCATACCTTGATTCCATATCGGTCATAATACTATTAACCTCATCTCCCTCTACATAAACCTCTTCTCCTTCCGGGATAGAGGTTATGCCGGCAGCCCTTCTAAGTAGCCATAAAGTAACTTCAGCAATGTCAGAGAACTTATCTCCGTTCTTCCTATAGTTATCTACTCTTCCTTCTTCAGATCCAGGTAATTCGACATTTCCTTCAACTTCGACATTTGTTCTGGATTGTCCTTTGCCTTCTCCATCTCCCTTTTTATCGCCATCTTCCTCAGTGCGTACTGCACCGCCTTCTGCACTTCCTTCTTTTCCATCATTTAAAATATTATCTGATTCTGATTCTATAGACTCCACGACAGCATCATACTCTGGTATGCCGCTAAGGAAATCTGCTACGTTATTCAAAAACTCTATTTTTTCCTCGTTTGTCATATCAAGGCTTTCCACGGGCTCCCATATGGCAGGCAAGTTGTTTGATTTTATTGCAGTAGAAACATCTTCTACAGTTTTATTATCCACCGTAGGCAAAACTTTAGAAACCAAACTATTGATATCAGATTCCATTTTTTCTACTTCCTCTTTTGTGCCATATTCTTTTAGGGTATCCATGCCATTGACTCTAAGAGAATAATTCAAAGCCTTGCTTGGAACAAAATTAATATATTTCAAAAAGTTTTTCAACTCTGATATAATTTGTTCGTCAGATCTTGGCCCAACATAATCAACCACCACCTGATCTGTTTGAGAACGAAGCCAAGAAACGTATTCTTCTAAGGTCTTACCACCTTTACTGGAAGGAGTGGATATTTTATCACCTACTGTTCCTTTAGGTTCTAATCCCATTTCTTCCTTAAGGCTTTTAGGATTACCTCTCTCACGAAGAAACCTCAAATCACCTCCTACAATCTTCCTTGCTATAAAATCAAAAATATTAGCATAAGACGGCAATCCTTCTTTTTCTATATGAGATTCTATTTCGTTTAACATAAGAGAGAAGTTTTTCCTGGAGGTACGCTTCTTGCCAGGTAAAGACTGCGCGGCTTGTGCCGCAGGAGCCGGCTGAGCTAATGGCGCCGGCTGAGTCCCCAGGATAGTCCCTTCCTCTGGCATTTCCTCTTCATAAACATCCACGTCTTCTTTAGAAGTAACGGTCTTACCCTCATCAGAGAAAGGAAGATCATCCTCTATAAGTGATTTAGGTCTGGAAGATGATTTACCAAACTGAATCCTGATCTTAGGAGCAACAAACATCTCACCTTCGAAATCTATTCCAGATTCTACTTCAGACGTCACAATGTCTTTCACACTCCTACTTCCATCTTCTACCCACTTAACAACATCAGGAACTGTAGATAATTCTTCTATAGCCTCACGAGCTTTTCTAAGACCTGAAATAGGATTCAAATACGATACTTGATACGAAGCCGGATCAAGACCTAACTTGGTTAGATACGCATTAAGATCTTGTATATCATCTTGACCCATCTGTAGCAATTCAGAATCACCGGATTCAAGCAGCATATCTATAAAAGACATCCATTTCCGCCCTTCCTCTGATTCCACAGAACGTAGGCTAACTGGGAAAAGATAATTAAGACCGTTTTTACCTTTGATGACAACTACCGGAACTCTTACATTTTTGTAATTATTCCCCTTGTCATTTAATATAGAATAAGCAAATGGGAAGCCTGTGTATTTAGATCCGTTCTTAAGCACGACTTTGCCATTTAATACATATCCGACATCAGATACTTTTTCAGCACCTTTTTCGGTAATAGGGAGATTTTCTACCTGGCCATATCCTTGACCGTTCACCTTCATGTTAAACACCGGTCTTCCGGGAAGGGTCTGGGCAACAACATGCGTGCCGACGCCGATGGTAGCCGACCGGCCGGCGTCCTTCTTCCACTTGTTAAAAGCCGTTCTTCTTATCTTACTTATACCATCTATGCCTCCTGTGTCAGCTTTTACAACAGAAACGAATCTGTTTCCACTCATGACCTTGATAACCATATTGGACACCAGTTTATTCTCAGCAGATTCTATTCTTTTTTTATCGCCGGACTGAACAGCATCATTGTATTCGGCAAAAAGAGACTGATTATAGGTATCATTTACATCTATTTCGAGATTAACCTTATCTCCTTTTTTCAAAGAAGATAATGCTTCCTGATCTATTTTATCTACCTCATTATCTCCGAATCCGACACCCGTTCTGTACGGAACCAACTCATCTGAATCAAGACGCTTATAAACCAAAGAATAGGAATTACCCACGTCCTGAATAGACACATCTGTGTAGCGATTAAGAACACGAGCCGATTCTTTGTCTATAGACCATCTCGCATGATAAGGAAGTTCAATTATAGTAGCCGTTTCCCCACCTATGTTAAGAGAATACCTTTTAGTGCCATTAGCGTTCGTTTCAGAGCTTATTTGAATAGGAACCAATGATTTTATAGAAGATATAAATTTATCGGCTCTAAGACCCGCAATTTCATACCTTTCGTTGCCATCGTTGGATATTCTTCTAACCATCAACGTCTCTGGATTTTGGGCACTATCTATGTTAGCTCCAGGCGTATTATCGGATTCATCTAACTCATTTACAAGAGAATCTATATTGGTATCATCCTCCCCAAAATTACTTAACGTAGATTCGGAAATACGACCTTTATCAATAATCCTGTTTTGTTCGATATAAGGAAGGAGATCTGTGATGTTTCCAACCTGGCCAAGATCTTCTATGGTAAATACAGAATCGGCAAGCTTATCTTCGTCAACCTTCTCCCCTTTATCCCGTCTGTTCATTATATCAACATACGAAGAAATAGCATCATCAAGTTCCTTCCTTTGATCTGGTTCCAAATTGGATTTAGCCATATCAATAATAGCTTTATTATCCTCATACACAGATCGATGTTCAGTAAGTCTCCTAACTTTATCTGATAAATCTTTTATCATCTTAGCCGGACTATCACCAAGATTTGATATATAATCATCAATATCCTGTTTATACTTTTCATATATCTCCTTCTCCCTTGGAGATAAAAGATCTTGATTACCTGTATATATCTTATCTACGATACGTTCTTTAACCTCTATAGGTGCAAACAAAAGATCTTCCATTGCCGACTCATAATCAAAATCAGACAATATATCTTCTTTCGGCTTCTGAGTTATACCATCGTTTAGATGACCAAATACTTTCATGGTAAATGCTTCATCTGAATTTATTTCTCCATTATTCAGAAGCTCATCTATTTTTTCATCCAAACTGATATTATTATCCTCTGTCTGGTAAAAACGATCACTTTCTATAGATTTAGTATTAGAAGATACCATATCATTTAAGAACTTAGAAAATAAAGAAAAATCATGTCTCATGAATTTCTTATCCTGTATGGAGTTCATAAATGACCGTAAAACCTTATATTGGGTAATGGCTTGCTGGTATTTCACCACCATATTTCTTAAATCCTCTGCTTCTTTCTTCCCTTTATTATTCTCAATATAAGTACTTAAAGAAGCTACAGAGTCATAAGCTTTCAATATATCTTCAGCAGTTATTGTTTCGGATTTAAACAACTCAAGAGCTAATACTTCAGGATTAAAAGAATAAAATACTTCTTTATAACTACTAAGAAGATATTCTGACAACCTTCTATATTCCTTATTAAGATTATCGTATTTAATAGTTTTTTGTTTTATAGCCTCTGCTTCGGTATCATTGCCATCCTCTACTCTTCTCGGAGTTGTAGCCAACCTCTCTATTTCAGCATTCAGATCATTGATCTCATTACGCAATTCCCTTAACTGATTAACTGTATCAAAAGCTTGACTTGATAATGAATAAAACGCATTTATATCATCAAACAAATTATTGTCATTTACATAATCAGCAATATCATTTGATGCTTCCATTGCTATATCTTCTGCATCCAACCCCTTAAACACAGCATTAGCAACATTAGATCGATAAAGATCAGATGAAGTCTCAGCAGTAATAGCCTCAGCAAAAGAAGAAGCTTTTTTATAATTGGCTAACTTCTTATCAAAATCTTTTATAATATCTTCCTTGTATTTTTTAACAGTTTCTTCATCTACTTTCATTTCAGAAGCCAACTCATTTTCGTCAAAGCTTTTAACCATTGACCTGAAATTGTTAGCCGTATCCTCTAACATTCCCATTCTGTCAGATAATTCAAATTTAGAATAATAACCTGATTCAGGATCATTCATTTGAGCATTAAATTCGGCTAAATTTCGCATAGAGTCTTTTACAGATTGAGAAGTAAAAGCATTATTACTATTAAATTTCTCAACATCAGTATTAATAGTACGCTCTTTATTTCTCCTTTCATATAAACCAAAAGCACCATTTCTGGCTCCAGATAAACCACCAATCAGGGCTCCTATGCCAATCTCTTTCAATCCTTCTTTGGTTGTAAATTGTTCAGCTATGGCCTTAGAAAAAGAATCAACTATAGAAGACGTAGCATCAAGATACGTCTTATCATATCTTGATCTAATAAAATCTTCCCCCATGCGCTGAGCAACACCCTGCATGCCTTCCTCCCATACACCTTCAGATATGGGTCTTTTAGATACATTCCAAACAGTAGCTAAGGATTTCTGGAATAAATTTGCTTTTACCGTCTGTAATCTTCCAGCATCACCCGCTACCTTCTTAGTTCCTAATCCAAACAAATAACGATCTATAAAACTCTTTGATCCTCCATATGTATCTAATACACCCTTTAATCCAGGTATGTATTTAGAAGCAAAACCAGTGTCTACTCCAAGATATTTTCCCAGAAGGAGATAATTGGATAATCCAACTATACCCATATTGGCTAAAAATATGCTGTTTGCTGTATCGGAAATAGAACTCTTAAATTCAGCCATCTCGGACTGATTAGGATTCCGACCATACATATTTTTAAAATATTCTTTGTATTTACTTTCAGAGTCTTTCATGAAGGACTGAGCTTCCACAGCAGACTCCCAGCCGGCTCCCACGAACGTATTTACTCCTACCTTGGCCATATTGCCGATAGCTCTGCCGTACATCGCTCCTGCCCTATACGCTCCAAAAGCAGATTTTACAGCACTTGCCGCAATCTTAGACGCCGCCATCTTTCCGGCCACCCTCATCCCTACTTTAGCACCAACAGCTCCAAGACTTGACACGCCCATCCCACCTGTAAGGTAGGCAGACAGAATAGCTCCTGCCGTAAACGATAGACCATTTCCAATAACATCATTAAAAATAAAATTTGCAGTTCCAAGACTCTGCAAAAATCCCATATCACGCTCTTCTCTTGTATAATAATGAGGAAGAGAGTGGTTTATTCTTTCATCTATATCATTTATGGTCCGTGTAAAATCATTGTCAAATGCAGAAGATAACGTACCAGTCTTTATAAGATTATACGCAGCCGGGATAATACCTACTACTCCTGATACACCATATAATGCTGTTTTTGTGACAAGTTTTCCTATGCCATTAACAGCCTTATTCCAAGTAGTTTGCCTTCTTCCATAATAATCTTCATTATCCCTTCCTGGCATATAACTTTTAAACTTTGCAAGACCGATGTTCCCATCGGATAAAAAGTCATATGCTTCATCTAACTTAATAGTTCTTCCTTTACCAAATACACCAAAATCAGCAGCAGATGACTGTTGATTACCAGCTATAACCTCACCATAAGACGTTTGTTTACCAGAATAAGTATTCCTTGATTTATCTTGAATAGATTTTATCATGGAATTTAACTTATTATAAGACTCCTCTTTCTTCTTTCTTGGATCATCTCCACCATTCAGAGCCGATTTTAGTCCAGAAAAAGATGTGTCTACATCAAAAGAAGTATCTATTCTGCTAATATCAGATCCTTTTTCTGAATCATCATCAGGATTTATGGCTGATACCGGGGGAGTATATGAACCTACTTTCATCCTCTCCATCTCTCTTTTTGCTCCCTCAATAAGAGAAGATTCTTCTTCATATCGCGTAGGAACTCCGGCATTATACCCTCTTAATCCAGTAGATGGTAAGAAACCTGATTTCTCTACCAATGTTTGTTCCTTGTTTTCCATATGTTATTCCCTATTTACGCTATTCAACAACTTCATCAACTTGCCATTTTTATTCAAAGACGTAGGTAAATTACCTCCTTCTTTTGCCGCCACCATATCCTTAATCTCTTCTGTTATGGCTGCCACAACAAAATCAACTATTTTTTTCTGAGGCGCAACAGCAAGTTCTTTAGACACATTATCCGCAAACCATACATTAGGAGTATCAAACGAATCTATTAACTCAGGTTTACCATTCTCCATAAGATAAAGCCTTGTCTCATATCCATAACCGTAACTTGTCTTAGGATCATAACCTTCAACCTTTACACCAAGCTTTCCACTGTTATCCAATATATCTTTAGCTGCATTAAGAAGCCAAACCTTTTGTTCTGGCATATCATCTAAATTATTACCAGATTCATTTATCATATCTGATAACACTTTCATCATTGAAGATACAGAAGCATAAGCGGGTGATATATCTGAATTTTCAAGCATCTTCGGATACCACATATTAGTATCACTTCCAAATGTAGGTCTTATAATACCACTTTCATATCCACCTATATCGACAGAAGGAGTATTAACACCAGGATCTATACCATTGTTTATCAACTCTGTTTCAGACACCTCAACAATATCCATCTCTCCTCTTTCACCGGTATGATTAGCGACCAAACTGTAAGTCTTCTCTCCATTGTCGGCTATTCCCGATTCTGTCAAAGAAAATGATTCAATGGTTGCCGATGATGATTTAGATTTACCAACAGGATGCTCTGCCATTTTCTTAGTAAATAGATCCCTGAGAACCCCCATCTCTCTATAACCAGCCTCCTTGGAGGTTAATTTGGTTGAATACGTTACTGTATTAGGTGAATACAGTTCGAGATATTCTTTACGTATCTCTTTTATACCATCATCCTGAACCTTAGTTATTTGATCAGCCATATTAATATCACTTACCGCATAGGTTCCAGCACCTTCCATTCCACAAATAGAGTACAGTGCATTAAAAAACACATTTTCTTCACCATCCGAGAAACTATTTTTTACATCATCGTATTTTTTTAAGAAATACCTGCCACTTTCGCTATCCCACTCAAATACTTTAGATAAATCAATGCCATCATTTTTCACCCTCTTTCTTATAGTAACCATATCAGCAGATGAGAATCCTTTTTCATAATATCTTACTCCAGCTTCTACATCGCCAACTACACCTCTATTTTTTCTTAAAATATCATTAAGGGATAACGCTGTAGCATAGGCTATATATCCTTCGGGCTTACCTCCTTCCTTCTGCGCGATCGCATTTGCTATTTCAGATACAATATTATCATAAATCCTGTTCTCCTTCTTAATTCTATCATTCTCTATATCCATCTTGTCTACAGCACTATTAAGCTGCATATAAGCGTCTGTAGCAGCTTTTCTCTCTGCCATAGGTAGCTTATCAAACATATCATTAGAAAGACCTCCATTGTCCTTTATGTACTTAAGAAGTTTTTCTTCATCCATAAGATACTTGTATCCTGATGTTTCATCTGTCATATTTCTTGATATAGCAGCTTGAATATTTTTCATGTTCTCGGCACCAAGAGCTGTAGATAACCGACTTCCAGATGTAACAAGATCGGTATATGCTTTATTAAACTTCTTATGGGTCTCTCCTGATATGTTAATATTTTTCGTCTCGATAGGATTAGCCGAAATAGTTCCACCTAAGTTCGTGCCGACGCCCACCTGCATGGCACGGCTCCCTGCTCTACCGCCTGCCGCCCCTGCACCAGAGGACATAAGTTTTGCTATTCTGGCTTCATTAAGCCTATTCTGCATCTTCAGACGTTCTTCGTCTAATCCAAATCCGGCTTCATCCTTATTCTTACCATATTCAAACTCTGCAATACCCCTATTTCTTTCATATTCAAATTCTATCTTCCATTTTTCGAAATTCAAATTAGCTAATCTTTCCCTCTGATTATATTCTTTGGTTTTCCAGTAAAGCTCGTCGGCTTTGATTATGAAAGACGAATTATCATAAGCATATGAAGCAGCAGCATTATTAATAAAATTATTTTCAATAACCTTCATCGCTCCAAGATACGGATCGTAAGCCCTTTCATCCATTCTGCTAAATTCAGATTTCATGGAAGCTATTTCAGATTTGGCTCTCTTTATTTCATTTTCAACCATTTCTTTCTTTGCAGGATCAGAACCCAAACCGGAAAGATCGGCAGTAAGAGCATCAACATACCTCTGCTTATCACTTATCTGCTTATTCATAAAACCAAGAACAGAATCATACGAATATAAAGAGGGATTAGAGTCTACCATGTAAATAGCCTCCACCTGCATCTGCTGCCTTGCTTTATCTGATAACCCTGACAATGCAAAAGAAGCTATCTGTTCAGGAGTAAGCATATCCTTAGTTACTTCTTGTACTGCCCCGGTAGGATGACCATCCTTGTCAAGAATAGGAATCTGAACTTTAGCTCCTTTATGAAGCTTGCTTATAAAATCTATCCTATCTTTTAATTCCTTATTATAATCAGTATAAGGAGTATATTGAAGAGGAGCAAGACGGGAACCAGCCTTTCCATCATTCACCCATTCATTATACGGCTTTAAAGCCGCATAAGCATTCGCAGCAGAATAAAGTTCTGGATTATTTATTTGTAAATCAGATAGCATTTTATGCATTCTCCTGCCTTCTTTTGTGCCGGCAATCGCGTTAATAACCGTATCATCCAACACCGAACTGATCTCTCCTTGTATGGCTCTCGTAACACCATCAGAAGAAAGATCCACGCCTTTGAATTTTTGATTGATGTTAGCAATCACACCTGACATCTTATCTTCCATATAAGCACGGGCTTCAGGCTTATCTATCTCTTGACCCATAAGATAATCTACCTGGGTATAGATCTTTTCACGAGCAGCATCAACCTTCTGCTGTTTGTACATCATGACATCCTTAACAAGATCTATGTTGTAAGGACTAACATACGGGGCATATTGCCTTAAAATACTATATTGTGAAGCCATCAGCTATTTCTCCTTCTCTTTTTATATTTATCTTCTTCATCATCCTCCAAGCTCTTCAAATAAGGTGTAGAATAATCACCCATATTCATCACATCCTGATTACCTTGAACGTAAATAATTTGGCCACTTGGAAGCATTCTCATATTCGGAGCTATGGAAGCTATGGTATTCAACGATGTACGAACATTGAACTTATTCTGTATTTCGCTGTTTATGCTATCATAATAACGAGCAAGATTTTCATCCCTTATAGCCATAGCCTTCAATAACCCAGATTCATAACGTTGCCTTTCCGCTATGTTCTTATCGTCTGTCTGAACATAAGCCATTTCATTGAATCTATCAGCTTCGTTTATTTGCCTTGCGTTATTGAAATTTACTTCGTTAATGTACTTGGCTATATTGCTTCCGGCTATGGCGTTCATATTAGCCAGAATAGCAGAGCGCTGGGAGTCGGGCACGTCACCTACTGCGTCCAACTGAGCCGATGTCGCGCGGTTGAGCTCGTTGATATACTGATCAGCAGATTGCAGAACCGGATCTATTCTCGGAGCCTGATGCCTTTCCAATCCCTCTATCTCCAAGCCTGTATCGAGCGTTCTCAGCATCTCCGGGAAGATAGGACCGAACGCCGCCGGTCTGTCCTGTCCTTTAGGTCCGTTGTCTTCAACCACCTCCTCTGTATCGGTGTCGGTTGCAGTCGTAGGCGTACTTGCTTTCGGTTTTACCTCTATCCTTCCAGGAGATCCAATCTTAGGCGGTGTAAGGCCTGGTGCTATGGGACCGGCCTCAATAGGCTTCATTTCTGGTTTAACAGACTCAAGAACGAAGTCTATTTCCGGCATTAACCCACTATCTCTTAAAGCAACAAACTTATTATAATCGGAGCCCAGAATCTTCTTAGCGGCATCAGATTTATCACCAAATAAGTCAACATAATTCTTTATCCCTTTTTCGTTTAACAATCTTTTTTGCTCTGCCGAAACAACATCCAACCCATAATAAGAACGAGTAGCTGTTGTCTGACCAAACTTATCATCTACGGCAAATGAATTATAAGCCTGATTCCCTCCGTAGCTTCCGGCGTCCTGGCCCCAGAATCCGTATTCATCTCTGAATTTCTTGGCTGCATCAGCATTCGTAATAGCGCCTACATCAGCTAACGCCCACAATGCATTTAATTGCCTGTTGTATCCTTTCTGGAAACCTTCTGTATCAAAATCACCATCCGTATTGTACTTGTTAGCCCATCGGTTTATGTCGAGCAAATTAGATACCGCCTTATCATTTACCCTGCCGTATCCTAAATTGCTTCTATGTTGGAGATTCTGGTTGGCATTGACACTGGAATCAGGATTAAGAATCTGCTCACGACCACTAACATCAGATACAGTCATATTAAGAGTTCGTCCAAATAACTGATTGATAAGCTTATTGTAGCCGATAGCATTCTTTCTAAGTTCCTCCAGCTCCTTCTGAGTAGGTCCACCTTCAGCCATTTTTCTGGTTTGCTTAACATACTCGTCATATATCCAGTTCTTAGCATCTGATTCTGCAATATTAAAAGCCTTAGCTTGTTTCTTTACCTGATTCAGATCAACAACCCCGCCATCCCTGAAAAAAGCATCCATCTTCTCGTTACGCTTAGATTCTTCCTGTTTGCCATAAACGATTTCAGCGAAAGAACGAAATTGTGCTTCAAGCTCGTCTATCTCTTTCTGGTTTTCATTGACGTACTTGGAAAGAATAGAAACATTAAGATTAGATGTGTTTTTGTCTTTTACATCTTCATTTTTCTCTAATCTCTTATATACACGCTCCTGATCTTCGTACTTATCAGACAAACCAATCTTCTTCTTATATCGATCAAGGAGTGTAGCATACGTATCTTTTGACGTTGCCTTAATACCATAATTTTCTCTAACGTAAGAGGCAAACTCATCATCTATCTTACGATAATCGGAAACAATATAAGCCTCTGGCAAATCAACCGGAGTGCCACCATTTTCATGTCTGTTCCCTTTGGCTTCCATAGGCCCTACGGAGTCAGGAGTCAGCACATACTCGCCTTTCTCTATCTCTACATTCGCAGCATCTTCCATAGACTTGGGAAGAGGATAAATATATTCGCCGGTCATATCAGACGTATCCATCTTCTGACCGTTACCTAAATTCACGCCACCACCTTCACGTTCCCACTTGATGAATTGCTGACGACGCTCCTTGGCAAGTTTTTCCCTCACTGCCTGCTCGTCTCTGCTGGCTGCATACGCAGCAGATGAAGCTCCCATGATATTACGGGTAAGACCTAATCCTAAACTAACACCAGACAAGGCCGCTTGAGCCACATTAGCACCGACCTTATTACCGGCTCTTATCCGGCCAAGACTTGTACCGAACATTTGAGCTCTGCCGGTTAGATCGGGTGAATAATATGGGGTAGTCATAGGATCAAGAGGATTACCATCTTGGGAACGTTTTTCTTTAGAGGAATCAGCATCAACACCACCTACATTCATTGCATTATCAACGACTGATTTCTCTACGTTTTTAACCATACCCCTATTATCAGCGAGATATCCTGCATATCCTGCATCATTGTTTTCAAAAAACGGATCGGATGTAGGCATACTACTAAATGGATTTATCTCCCCCTCCTCTGTTTCTAAAATCACATCAGAAGGCATATATATATTCTGAATATCAGATTCACCCCATTTATTAACAGGCGTTCCATAATCAAGAATAGGCTGAGTAGAGGATACATTAATATCCTGTTTCTTATCCTGAACACTACCGCCAGGAGCGAATATCGGACGATTTTTTATGATTCGTAATTTCATACTATCTTTTTTCACAAAGATAAGAGAAACGAACGAGAAAATCCAACGTTATGGGATACGTTTAAAAATCAATCATGTACGGCAGACAAACCGCCCGAATCAGGGTCGTACTTAAGACCGCATGCCCGGCGATAGTTCTTAAGCGCTCTCTTGTACAAAAACAGCACTGTCTTGGAAACTATTTTCTTCATAGATTTGGTTAAAACCTCTTCTGTTGAAACAGACATCAGACAGCTATTCAAAAACGACCTGACATTGGAACCGAACAAGATCTTCACCATTTTTCTAAACGTTCTAAAAAGATATGATGCAGAAAGAGACTTTAACCCATTGCGAACCAGTCTCTTATTCAAATACGAAACAGCCTTTTCAGATAGACAGAGCCTATTCTTTCCTTCGCTATCTACCTCTGATGAAAACCACGAATATAAAGTGGTAGGATGTTTCTTAAGGTGATTGATGAAGGAAGTCATTATCCCTTCTTTTAAAGCCCTTTTGTGGGCTACGCATGCAGCAATCTTCTCTTCTCTTTTTAAAGAGCTGTCAAGGCATCTAAACACCGTCCTATCGTCTCCGATGAAATACTGAGGACGTTCTTCCTTGAACTTAGCCCGATAAGCGGCATATCCTTCCTTACGAAGCATATCTATCTGAGACCGGATATAGAACCTTACACACTTTTCTTCAGCCTCTTGCACGCTTTTAAGATAAGGAACTGACTTTCTCCCATATCGAAGATAATCATAAACCATAGCCTCAATAAAGTCATTGTACGGAAAGAATCTTCCAAATCCAAAGTTCCAAACTATGAAACATCGCACTCTATCTTTCCAGTAATCAGATATGAGAAAGTTGCTACAATATCTCAACCTCTTGTCTTTCTGATAGAAATGATGAGTATGTTTGTCATAAAATAGATTAAAATATCTCAAATTGCCTAAACACTGACCGGCTGGACGGCGTACTACATTGTACCCTAAGTTGCTGAAGCTATTATATATAACTTCTATCGGAGAGACCTGCTCTTTCTTGAAGAGTTTGTCGTGTAACTTGTGAGGATTCATTATTTCAGTTATTTTTGTCTCCATATTGTTTGTTTGTTTAGTGCAAATATATGATTTTATATAAAAAGAAGAAAATGCACTGCCTTGTATCCGGTTTGAGAGAAATAGGATACAAGGTTTTTTATTTTATGACGGTTTGGATAAGAGACAGGAAAACGACTCTGAACGTAACCGGCTGACCGTCAGTGGTGGGACAACAAATCTTGAATTAAAACTACGCCTATGAATAGTCTCCGTTTTCCTTAATATTAAGACCATTTTCAATGATCTTACTCATTATATTATTTATATTATTTTATATACTTTACCATTTATTCATATAATTGTTTACAGTGAATGAACTTAACGACCGAAGGGAGTTAAGTGAGTGAACGGATTGACAAATTATTTTTTCCGTCATCGTATTGTTCGCCTAATTGTGTGAAAAGATTGAGTATCGTGACCGAAGGGAACGATGCGAAAGAACATATAACATTTAAAAAACGACTGAACCTATCGACTGAAAGGAGATAGGTGATGGAGTGACGTTAATAGTTATATTAGGTAGCCAGTGGAGAATTAGGCAGGCTGGTAGGCGAGACGGGCGTCCATGCCCGTCAGGACAGTAGAGGTACGTAGGTCTGTTCTGTTAAACCAAGGCGATGATAGTTCCATCCTTCACGAAATCGCACAAAAAAGCCGGATTATCTTGATATCGTTCTTCAACCTTCGGTATCCGCATAACGAGTCTCAAATCCGGCTTCGCTTCATGAGAAATAAAATAATTGTTCTAATTGTCAGTGACGCCTTTAATGCGAAGTTGTATATTGGGAAGCACGGCATTAATCAAAGCCATTTTCTTATCCTCTTCGCTTTCTTTTTCATGCTGTTTATACATCATGCTGTAATCACTGTCATCACCATCCTTTTTCCCGTCTAACGTCAGTAAATGATTTACGATGTCCTTACCATACGTTTCAGTCCATGTACGGAATCTCTCTTCCTCGGACTGTCTCTCCGGGGACGGAGCTTCCGGGTTAGGGAGGGCGGCTGCCACTTCTACCTCTGGAGGTGTTACCGATGCTGCTATTTCTCCATCATCTCCGAATCCCATTTGACCATACGAAGATACGGAATTTTCTTCAATATCCAAACCAAGATTTTTAGCAACTTCCATAGCATAGTTATAACGGTCATCGTTTCGTATCACACTTTTATGAGGGCGTCCTGCCCCTTGGTTCCAAGCTACTACAGCATCCTTAAGGTTATCGGCGTTCATAAAATCCTGCCGGCTGTAGTTGTAATACCCTGGTCCTTCTTTTCCTTTTCTTGTGTATAAGAAATTAGAATATCCGGTTTTCCCTTCGTATTCATCAGCTAAGAACTCAAGTTGGTCTTTGAATGTTGGTGTAGAATGACCTTTCTTTTTGGCGTGCTTGAATAGCTTATCCATGCGCTCATTATGCCATTGCTGTATGCCGTATGATGTTCTGTTGTCTCCGTATATGTCATCTTTAAGACCGGATTCAGCCATGAGATTACCTATGATAGCAAGCGCCTGTATCTTAGACATGCCTCTTTTATTAGTAAAATATTCATATGCTTCACGCTGTTTACCAACCACGCCACCTTCTTTCTTGATATTGGTATTGTATCTCTTTCCATTCCACGTAAATTCCTTAAGACCTCTTTTCCTGGCTTCTTTAAAGGCTTCGCCTCTTGTAGTGGAAATAGAGTCTTGTAGCTCAAGATCATTTTTTATTCCAAGAATAGCATCAACAATAGTATTATCATTATCCTTTTTATCAACATTATCCAAAACATAAGATTGGCTTATCAAATTTGATACGCTCTTTCTATTTTCATAAGTTCCTTCTTTATCTGATGGAGCTTCAAAAGCATACACAAGTGGATACGAATAATCCGTATCTGGATCTTCTGACATAAATTCGTTTACTGCATGAATAGCTTTTTTGTATTTAGTATCTTTTATACTATACTTCCCAGCATCTTGAACATGATCATAAAATCTGTCTATCATATAGTTGATATATCCACGCTTATCGCTCTTAAATCTCTCTTTATCTCTTTCAAACTCTTTTGGCGGATATCTTTTGTAATATTCTTGAAAAAGTCCCCTAAATTTTCCATCCTCAGATACAGCGTAGGGGTTTCCACCAGATTCTTCAATAATATTTCCAAGTACGGCTTCTATCTGGCGTTGATTAAAACCTTTATCATATAAAGCATCATAGATCATATTCATCCCTTCTACGTCCATAGTACGATGCTTACCCTTACCCACACGCTTCATATTTTCATATTTGGATTTGAATAAATCCCAATCTATTTCCGGCTTAGAAGAATCCCCTCCTTGTTTTTTGGATCTTATCTCCATCCTTTTATCCAAATCATTCTTTGAATCAATAATGGATCTAAACAGGATCTTGTTTGGATCATTTTCTTCGTATGGGATTTTATCTTCTACATAATCCCTTATTTCAAAAGGATATCCTATTGTATCAAGAGTCTTAGTAACAACCCCAACACCAAAAGGTTGATCGCTTCTATAAAAATCGTACTTATCTTTCACAACCATCCTACCTCTATCATCACGGTACATGGTAAAACTTGATAAGCCTGATAAATCATTTAAATCTCCGTAAGCATCCGGTATAAAATTATATTCGTTAAATACCTGATGTTCTCCGGTTCTGGCTTTTTTTAAGAGATCTATACCCTCTTCTACCATTCCAAGTTTCCTACTTGTTACATCCCTTAACTCCTCCAAATCAGATACGTCCTTGCCTGCAACTTTTCCATCAATTATCTTATTATCTAATGAATCAAGCTCCTTTCCATATTTTTTAGCCATTTTCTCCCATCCACCATTTATCCTGTCAGATATAATGGATTTAATATTGTCTGGTATTCTAACAATCCCGTTTTCCTCTTTCAGGTTATTTGGTTGGTTTAAGAATCTAAACCAAAGATTCTGACTAAAATCATCTACATTGGCTTTCGGAACATCTTGACCAAAAAATTCCATTATTTTGGTTTTTAATCCTCTTTCATTAGCATACACGTCAGGTGTTATATTAGATGCCAGATATTCTCTAAGTTTTACAAACGGACCAATTTTATTCCATAATGTTTTTGGTTGTTTGTCTCTTACATAATTTTTAGTCTTCTTTGCCATTTTTTTCTTCCTCCTTCTTAAATTTGTGGTAAGCACCACAAACCTTATCAACTAACCATCCCATCAGACAGGCGGCATGCTCATCTCCTCCGACTTCAAAACCGTAATCCATATTAAGATACTTACAATAAATAGAAAGACCGTGCAGACATTCGTGTCCTATTGTTCTAACATCCATATCAGACAGCGAATGAAATAAGAAACATATTTCTTTCCTGTGATTGGTTCGGTTTCCTACGAAAATAGTTCTGCCACCATAATCATCAGTCCACCCCTCCAAGCTCTGATCTTCTACTTCCAGGTTGGCGAACGTCTTAACTATATATTCTTCATCTGCTCCAAGCAATACCCTTACATTGTAGGGGTATATATCATTTTTATATAATACTTGTTTCATAACAAACTGTTTTTCAACAAAGGTAAATAAAAAAGCCGAAGATATACTCACGTACTTCTTCGGCTATACCTTTAAAGCTAAAACTTGTTTACTATGGAAATTACAATTGAAGCAAAATCAATGATTATATTTTTATTTTCTTAATTTCTTCAATCATATTCTTATATCCGCAGAACTTGCTGTTAATAACATCGAAGATAGATTTTGACCAGCCAGCTATGTTCAAGATATTAGATCCTCTGTAAAACATCTCACTTCCATATCCTTGAATAGAAATAGAAACGATTTTGCAATTTGGATTCACTTTTTTAAACCCTTTCAAAAGTTCGGCGAATTTACCATATTTATAATTGGAACTTTTCTCCCATACAACAGATTCACCGTCTCCTATCTGCATATCTGAAATAACGTACAAGTTATCTACTTTGATCTTATCTTTAACGCACTTATCCAAGAATGCAAAAAGACCGTTTTCAGTGGCACCACCGCATTCTCCTCCGGCAGTAAAAGATTTTTTGTTATTCCATAAAACACCTTTACTTCTATCATATTCGTAATTGATAAGTTTGTTACCAAACATACCAATAAATACGTCAGGAAGCACAGAAGCAATCATACAGCCAAACAAGTTGCCAATGATAGCCGTACTTGTTTTGCTAAAGGCAGACACCTCAGAAGATCCTCCCATATCTCCACGTACAGAGTCAGAGTGGTCAATCAGGATAGCCGACCGCCCCTCCAATACCGGCAGGTTCTTGCAGGAGATGGTTATGGCTTTCTCCAACGCATCTAAAATCTTATCTTTGTTACGCGCTGTTAATTTAGCACGTTTTTTATCCGACTCAAATACAATATCATTATCGGAACCATCAGTGCCTATATTTTCAACCTCTTTGAAAGCTGAAGCAAAACGGAAAGGAAGCATCTTCGAATTAAGCACCTTCTCTTCTATTGTAAGCTGCCTACAAACTTCATCTATTTGATCAGGCGCGTATTTGATTATGTTTACAAGGTTACGAACCATATTAAAAATAGGCATGCCTTTTACATTAGAAACCACGTCCCGAATAGCGTCACCTAAAGCTTCTTTCTTTTCCTTATTGTCTTTCTTATCCTGTCCGGCTTTAGACATTTCTTTTTCAAGAATCTTGCTTTCGTATAATCCAGACAAAGACCGACCTTCTATAAGGTACTGGAAAGCCGTTTTGTTAGCCTGATTGCCTTTAGGGTGAAATAAGTTTACGAGGTCAACCATAGTAATGACCCTACTGTCCATCTTGTACTTGTCAATCCGATACGGAGCAAGACCTTCCAAAGCCGTCTTAAATCCTTTCTTAATAGCGCTGGATATACCTCTTAACTTCTTTGGATTTTTGTCGTTAAGAGCCGCATAGCAGCCAAGGATTTCGCTCATATCATCAGGACGCATAACGATCTTGTTATAGAACCTTGAAGCCCATTTCTTACCCGATGCTTTGCTGGCAAGGACAGAAGCCATAAGATGCGTTACTGACCTAAGCTTTCCTTCTTTCCTGACATACAATGCTGTTTGTGCTGCAAAATACGGATCCACCTGATCCATAAGGTTCTTAATTCTTTCTACTTTATCTTTTTCTTTCTCATAATAAGAATCAGATAACATAGTAGTCATTACCGTAGCTACCAACTCTTCTTCTGCGTTAGGCTTATACGCCTTCTCTCCCATGTGATTCACGATCGTAGGTTTAACACCTTCATCCTTTTTGTTAAACTTTCCCATTTGTTGTTGTTTTCTTTAAAGTGTTATACAAAAAAAGCAGTGATATTACTACCACTGCTTTAAAAAAAATATATCAAAATGAATACTCAATGAGGGAAAAGCTGAAGTTAGTGTAAACAATGAAATAATGGATTTGAACCATCGACCTATACTTTAAAAGAGTATCGCTCTATCCATCTGAGCTAAATTCGAAGTAACTAACCCCATCACCACTCATTAGTTTTTATATATTTCAAACAGAGGAAAAACGGAGCCGGATAATTAAAATGAAAATATTGGATTCGAACCAATGAATAGTATTATTACAGAATACCGCGTTATCCACTACGCTAATTTTCGAAGTAACCGAACTCCTCACCATCTATATATTTTATTAAAACAGGGAGAACCTGGAATGTGTTTTAATATGAAAGGAGGTTTTGATCTACCAACTGATCTAATTTTTCTTACATGAAAAATATAGGACTCGAACCTATGACACAAACCGAAGTATCACCTTCCATCACCACTGTTTTATATTATAATCTCTCTTGATTACGATGCAAATATAGACACTAAAATATGATTTGCAAATTAAAATGATTTAAAATGTATTAATTTGGATAAATATATTAATTGTGATAATATAAACAAATTATACCTTGTCCTCCTTTACCACCTTTGCGAGACATTCCTCCGCCGCCACCTCCTCCGGCTCCTATTCCTCCATTGGTTCCATTTGTGGGATTATCATGACCTGATGCACCACCATTTCCCCCTGATCCATATGCGGCAGCCCCTCCGGCACCGCCTCCTCCAACTACAAGTAAATCAAAATAACGATATCCATTTTCTATCGTATAATTTTGATCTATTCCCGGATTACTTGTTAATTTCACCAATTTGGGTAGTTGATCTTTGTATAATATAAATCTCCTTCTCATATTATCTATTCTTAATCTTATCTTCGGAAATCAACCACTGGAATATAATTTTCCGGCTGCTAATTACTTTCTTTATCCTCATCAGCATCCAACTTCCTCTTAACCTATCCAGCCATGACCGTCTGAAATTAAGAGCATCAGGATTAACTGACTTATTTATATCGTTATCGTCCTTGATCCAAATAGGGGTCTCTGACCGGTCATCGTCAACCCTGTTGAAGAAGTCATTTAACTTATGTCTTCTATATACCTCAGTATCCAGGACCTCAGTATAGTCGCCTACGATTTTCGGATACGATATACGTTGCGCTAAATTATTCTTTTCTTCTGGAACAAGATGAATTTCACCTGAGTTGTTTGTGTCGTTGTAGATAGTTATCGTATCTAAACCTACTTTCCTGTCAAGAGTGTAATTCACATCATCGACGTATTTCCTTGCATCAAGCTCGTATTCTACAGAAGCCAGCGTAGAGCCATTATATTTCTCTTTTATCGGCACTTCTAATATAAATGGATATGTTGCTCCGTAGAATGTCTGGAAGCTCTTATTCGTCAGCAAATGACTCCATAAGCCGCCTTCTTCGTCTGATGTCGGGAAGTTTATTCCTGTCTGAAAATATTGTTGCTGTTCTATATAATAGTCAGGACAGAACGAATAATAAGAAATCCATTCTTGCTTCAGACACGAATATCCGATAGTGAACGACACGTCTTTAAAATACTGTTCGTCTTTTAAAGATATTTCCTTATCGTTTGACAGTACCTCTGTTTCATTGTACAAGAACCTTCCACCATCATATTTATAATATGCTGGGTTCTTAACAGGTATATAATCTTTTTTCGTGATAAGTACCCTCTTATACCGATTATCCCATCCAAGAGACAGACCAAGACCGATAAATTTATTGTCTGTATCTTCTTCTGTCATCTCTGTACCGGTTAAGATATTAGTTATTCCGTATCTAAGAATCTTAAACGGAAGATGACGCTTGAGCCAATGTCTGATACCTACACTAAGTTCCTTGAGATTACGTCCGTTCGGATCGGTCATAAATACCTGTGCTCTTTTAGTATCTACCCAGAAGTGACCAAATTCTGAACTAATTATTTCAGTACTCTGGGTTCCAGAATAACCGAGGTCGGTCGTGTTGTACTCCAGAGGTCTGGACGCGAACAGACCGCCGGTGCCCATCTCAGCCTGCCCAGGGGAGGTGCGCTCCTTGATTACGTCTATGGCGTTATGGAGTGAAACCTGATCCTCGAACCTGACAAGAATCTGATCGGATTCAATACGCTTCATGTGAATAAGCTTCCCGTTGCTGGTTGGGAACTCATGATAGTCCATAGGCTTGTACGTTAGCCACGGATCTGTTTGACTGTTTTCAGATACGTCAGCCCTACTCCATATAACACCATTAGGTCGCTGGTAAGCACAATCATAAAAACGACGTTCGTATGTTGCCGGCAATACATTAGGAGTCAATGTCATCCTCGATGAATAGATAGGACTTATCTTGTAATCATTGTCCCTATGGATAGACACGTTCTTTTCTTGTGTCCACCAAACAAAATCTCCTACTTTTGGATAGAATAATTCATGAGGCTGAGGGCCCTCTAATCTGAAATTACAATTTATTTCAGATTCTACAAGGAACTGAGGAATGCCATAGAACCATGTATAAAATCTGCCATCTACATACTTACCGGAGGTGTCACCGTTCAATTCATACAAGCTCTTCCTATTTGGGTAAAAAGCATATCTTCCTTTATTAGACGATGTCCAACTATTGAAACGTTCGTTATCCGTGGTTTCAAGCGCATCTTCCCCTGTATCATAATTAACAAAATATCTTGGATATCCTACATTTCTATAATCCATGTAAGGGAAAGGTATCATATCTCCAATACCAAAAGCACTATTATAAAAAACAGGAAATTTTCTCTTTAATGAAAATCTGGTTATCACCGTATCACCACCGAACATCAGTTTCTTTTCATTAGTGAAAAATCCACATCCACCTATGGAAATCCATTTTATATCTTCTATTTGACCATATTGATCCGGCCTATATCTCATAAGCCTCATATACGGAGAACAGATGTATGAAACTGATTTGGATTGCTCGAATGTTCTTCCTGCTACAACATCTCTTCCAGCAATAACCGAATCATCTATACGGCTACTGTCGTAGTTGTAGACATAGTTCGGATATTCCAATAAATATTTCGATTTACCATCTCCTTTTTCACCTGGATCACCAAATGATAAAAATAACGAAGATTCACGATCTATATTATTAACAAATAAGAATCGTCCCTCATTATCGTTTTTACCGGTTCCCCATTTAGATGACATGCTGGCATCCATCATAGGATATACACCAGACTTCATGTACTTAACAGAAGATAAACCACGAGCAAAATTTCGTTCATACTTATCCTGGTCTGTTATACCTATCATTGAATTATATAATCCTACAGAAGTATAATACCATGCATGATTACGTCTCGGTCCATTGTTTATAAACGTATTAAGCCAATCATAACGGTACTTACCGTACAATATCGGGCCCTTAGCAAGAGTTTGACTGATGGTTGACACCATTGAAGAAAACAGCATGGCTACACTTAAATTCGTTAGGAATCCTCCTCCGGTAAGACCGACCGACCCTCCTATGTATCCAGACTGAGCCCTTATCTGAAGCTCTTCTGCTATCATAGCGGCTATTGTGGCACTTGATTCAACTGCGGCAAGTGACGCAGCCATCGTATAAGCAGCAGGACCTAAGATAGTCCATTTTGGATGATCTTCTACAGGCACAAAACTGCCTACAGACATTCCTCTTTGGAACCCGTCTATACATACTTCATTTGGAAGTTCGGGCTTGTTAAAATAAATATCAGGCGAACAAAATGAATACCACACGTTTCCTCCTTTGTCGAAAGGATGGGATATAAACTCGTCTCTTTTGCCAGACGTATAATTATATTGATCCTGTGATAGGTCATTATATGGGTAATTAGGATAGATATTTACATTACCATCGTCTCCTATGTATCTAAGCATATCGTAGGCCAATCCTGAAGCCACAACCGACCTATTTAGCCTCCTATCTCCACGATACAGTTCATATCCTACAATCGTATCTCTTTGTTGTTGCGTAATCAAACCAGAATCCACCGCAAAATCCAAAAATACTTGTATGGTGTTCTCATCCACCATAATACCTACCGGATATATTTCAGAAGCTATGTCATATCCACGTTCATCACTGTTCATAAAAGGTATATGCTTGTTATCTGGGAACCGGTAATGACGTATAGGTTGTTGGCAAAATACGGTAGAAGTATCTACTCCTCCATAAGAATGGCCCTTGAAATAAGATAATCCATTTTTGTCTGACAAAGGAGCACCATAATATTCTGTTAACTTATTCATAATATTAGAATAAGCTTCTGTTTTTTTTGGATCATCATAAGATCTACCTGTGTCTATTTTCATCCTACTACTATCATAAAGTTCAAAATTAGCAGGATATTTCTCAGATGATTCCCAATATGCAAAATCCCCGTATTTATAAGGACGAGGCTTGCAATTAATAGGCCTATCTCCACATGTCTGACATTTAGATGCAAATAAGACAGTTGATCTAAGTGTTATAGAATCCACAGACAAATCAATCTTATTTACCTCCTTTTCTCTTACACCAAAAATATACGGATATATAGTTTTACCTGTAGCAAAAGAAACGCCTAAAATAGCACGAGACGGTTTCTTGCTTGGTTCCTCCTCCTCGTCTGGAGTATCCTTATTCTTATATTCACAAAATTGTATTTGTCTGAATGTCATTATCCAAGGAACAGCTACAACCGGAGATTCTATTGTTACATAAAAATAATCTTGTTTTATCGTTTCTTTAAAGAATTTATCATCTATAGTTCCCCATGCGGGTCTTGCTATATTGATAATAACCGAATGTCCTGAAGCATGTTCCGGCCTATCGAAATCTACTGGTATTATGCCAAGTGGATTCCATGTCTCTATATCCTTCCAAAAAGAAACACGAACGTAATTGGTAGACACAGCATCCATTATACCATCTATCTTCCCAAGGGCTTCAAGATAAAGGACCTTATTTTCTTCCTTATATCCTTCTATATCCCATTCCTCCGGCCTATTGATTCTAATAAACCTGGCATTGGTCATTACATTCCTCACAAACTTGCGTACTACAAATTCAGAAGCAAATCCTATATTAAGTTTATCTCCAGTAGGATTTTCAAATGTTGCATTATTTACATACCCCTCAAATTCCCAGTCCGTTTCAGGTATGCCAGTGTCCGCATTTTTGTATATCATATCCTGGAGCTTCTTGGAAGCATCAGGCCAGAACTGTTCAATGCAATATTTCGGTCCGTTCTTTGATCGGTATTGATCATTTATTACCGTACTCGTTGATCTTCCAGCCCTCCAATTACCTTTTCCATTTATCTCTTGACTCCACCCATCTATATGTAAAATATATCCTCCAAGGATGTAATTATTGTTTTGAAAGTTATTATAATCAGACCTTGAAACAGTAGGATCCGAACAATAATTTTCAATATAACAACCACATGTACAAGGCATTGTATCAAGAATATATATTGCATCTGACGCTGTTTTTAATATACTCCCTGGTTGTAAATACGGATAGAACTCAGAACAAAGATGCCGTTCGCCATCGCCGGATACCTTACCTGCGTCGTCACCAAAAAATGCTTCATCCATCCATTCAGACAAAGAATCCATTGTATCGTAATTGAATAGAACAGAATACTTATTCTGGTTCTCACCTCCGGTTGTATATAAATAGTCGGTAGACACGTGCTCCATGTCTTCTAATTCTTTATATATATAGTCCTCTACAATACCAGTTATTAAAGGAACTGGAGCTGACAATATAGATTCTTGACGATGAGGTACTTCGCAGTCTCCTTCCATTTCTGGTAACCTAATATGATCAATTGGCTCCATATAATCCTGTGTTCCATCTTCTCTGTATTTGGTAGCTATATCACATATCTGTCTTTCATTGTTTCCATTCTCCTTATTATTACAAGCTACAAGACCTATATTTTCAGACAAATAATTTATAGGGGTTCCTACAATATCATCATAATCGATAATAAATCTTGATTTCCCTTTAAAAGTAGCGAAATTGCTTTCCACTATAACAGTTTGACCTACAGTAGCCGGGTTGTTACACTCTTTCTGTTCTTCATCTATAACAACCGCATCGTCGTCAATCAATACCCCATCTCCTGCCGTATTGCTATACTGCCATACATATTTCCTTTCCACTCCTGAACAATCCGGAGCATATGCGTTTATAGACTGGTATGGGATACTGTCTTTGTTCATTTCCTCTCTTGCCTTATCAGAAGGTGGGGGGATAAGAACGAATGCTGGAGTTTTATAACCAGTAGATGTCTTAAACGAGATAGAAAACGGATACACTTCATTCCTCATATATCCCACATACAACGAACAAGCATTACCATCCTTATATAAATCTTCGTGGGCTACAGACGCCTGCCATTTCAAGAAATGACCCATGAGGGAAACTACAGGCTGTAAATTCCATTCTTTTTCTGCCGTAAGACCATATTGAAGAAGACGGTTTCCAACCGATACTATTCCTCTTGATGTATTATATATGGCTCTTTTTAAAGAAATATGTTCAAATGTTGTCCTCTTATTATTAAGATCAGAATAATAGTATATGGTCTTCTCTGTAATAGGATGAATACCTTCTATAAAATAATCAACTACAGGTTGTGTTTCACCATTGTATCCTACAGTATTCTGAATAACAGCCACCTTGTAATGGCTGACTTGCCTATCCAGATTAGACACCTTAAGTCTTATACCAAGATTAGTTCTTTCTCCCCATTTACCATCATTTATCCTGATATATTGCTCATCAAATACATGAACAGGGTTAGTTAATGAAGTATAGTTAGTTTTCTCGTTACCAAATTCATCGCACAAGGCCACAGCAAACTGATACACGCCCGCACGCAGGCTGCCCCCGTACTCTATCTGTACCGGCTCTACACATGGCTGGTCCAGTAGTGGAAACACCCTAAGTTTCTCACATGCCAGAAAACAACCATTTTCCTGCATGAACTTTTTCCTATCGTATTCTTTATCGCATATCTTATACCCATGATAATGATACCATATATCACCTTCATCATCAGGAGTCAGAGCCTTGTCTACAATAACATACCTGGGAGGATTATAATCGTCAGTCCAGTAAATACATTTCCCACATTTCTCTGTCTTTATTTCTATGGTTTTTATAGGATGGTAGATAGAGAAATTGAGGCACGGATCTTGCTCGTTGTCTTCCAGCAAAGTTTTCATGCCAGAACACAACGACTCCGATCCTTCTACCATAGATTCTATATCAGAATCAGATAAGATACTTGTATCGGATTCAGGCTTGAAATAAGTTATTTTAGATACGCCTGTTTCAGGATTTGTTATAAAAAAATAGATATTGCCTGAAGTAAGATCATTTTTATACCCAATAACTTTAAATCCATCGAAATCAATGCATTTAAGATTACTATGCTCGTTAGATCTCATCCCAACATTACCATCCTCGGATTCGATGTTGGCATTCAAGGCAAACGTATAATGCTGATCCGTAAGACTCGACGGATGCAGATCGCGATTCATACCTGTTTGAGGAACCGCTATGTTTCTGTTATCTTCTGATGCCATCTTTGTAACTGTTTGTCACAAAGATAACAAAAGAGATTTAATCATGGGCTTTCAAAGTGAGCGTAAAATGGCAGATAATCACCCTGTCTTATATCTTTTACCCCTAATCAACACAGTGCCCCGGCATAAACCATAGAGTATCTGACGCCGCCTCCTCCGCCGCCATAACCTCCGCCTCCTTTACCGGATCCGTTTGTTGATCCCCCTGTGCCAGATCCTTCACTGTAATCAGATATTCCTCCTTGGAATACTACCCCAGTGTTAGTTTCTCCACTTCCACCACCGGCATTTCTTTTACCGCCGGATTCTCCAAAATCTCTGGTAGTATGACCTTGACCTTTGATTATTCCATACTCTCCTCCATTAGTGTCTCTACCATCCGAAGCACCATCTTGCGTATATGACGAAATGCCGGCACTACCACCATCTCCTCCCCTCCACTTATTAGCTCCCTTTCCTCCATTTGCTCTATAAGACGAGCTCATGAATTGAGAATAACCACCATCTTTACCAGGAGAATTTTGTTCGGCTTGATAAACTTTTGCTCCTCCTTTTCCTACTGTTATAGAAATAGATTGACCAGGTTTTACAGCAATAGCTTCTCCGTCTTTCCAGCCTTTGTTATCAGATTTGAAGGTCTTGGTATAACCACCTCCACCGCCGGCAGAGCTACCACTACCACCTCCACCAACTAAAAAGACGTCTACGGAAAAACAGCCTTTAGGAACTACCCATGTGTAATTTCCGGCTGGATAAAACCTTATAAGAAAGTCTTCAAGCTCCATGTCTTTATATTCGAATCTCCTCCTCATAATTTACACAAATATATAAAAAGCACTATTGTGATATATACTACTCTCTATTGCAGAAGTAATACAATCAACATCTTCATCTGCATTATTAATAAGATCTCTCATTCCATCGTATCTATTAGAAAACATAAAAACGTACCTATGGTCATTTATCTGAAACTTGTATATAATACCCTGTTGTTCACCTGCAGGATACGGGTCAAATCTAATCCATATTGGCATTGGTTCGTAACCGGCAGAAGTGCCTGGAAACGAAAAAGAAACTGAACTATGAGTATGAATATTAAAGGCCGTTCCTTCTCTAAGCTGATTCAGTACACTATTTATCTGATCCTGGCTAATTTTACCGGGTTTGATTTTATTCATTAAACTAAATAACTTGAACCTATCTCCAGGCTCGAGTTCTGTTTCTACACAATGATAAATAACTCCTTTACCAGATCTCTGTTCCTCAAAATATCTTCTCCTACTCATAATGATACTCCTTCCTATAATAACCAATAAAACTAAATCCTTCCGACTCCTCCCTCAAAACATCATGCTTATTCCAATACTTTTCTAAGTCGAAAGCCTCTCTTTCGAATACGATATTATGATATGCCTTATCATGATCGCGATATATGCACAACCTAATCAGGTACTCAATTAAATACCATGAATAGTATAAAAATATCGGAATAAGAGACAGCCACAGCATCCACCATCCTGCATTACCGAATAAGAGACACAATCCTATTGTAAGCAATGATATAAACATACCAAAACAAAACATTGTATGATACTGATTGCAATGTGCCTCCTCATGATATTCGGCTCTCAATGATATACTATCACGTTCGGTAAATACGGCTCCAAATAACATAATTGTTTTGTAGCCGTCAATGAACGTAAATAACTTAGCTATTTTTGATTTATAATATATTTTCATTGCTAAAAAATATTTTATACCAATTGCATAAAGTCAAAAACTCAATAGGAGAATTAACTTCATCCCATTCCCATTCCTTAAGGTAGGACTCTAAGCTGCTTCTATCAACGTCTTCACATCCATGAAGAAAAACCAGATGAGGCATAAATAGCTCTCCCCCTTCCAAAGACTTGTTAAACTTATTAACCAGCCTCTTTCTAAACTTAGGACCGTACCATGATTTTTCATTTGTAGATCCAAGACAATAGTAAGAATTGTTTTTAACCTTAATACCAAACCATTTACATACGTATGGATGATATACTCTATCTGCTAAGAATATAAATGGCTTATACCATAGGCAATGCCAGAATGTACTGCACTCGCCTCCGAACTTCTTAAAAGCCCATCTGAACCCTCCAGAGAAGTACCAGTTGTTAGCACCTCTCTTAACCTTAACTTCGTATTTAAGATTCTTGTTACGGTTGCTAACCCTATCCCACGGCTTAACTCTGTCAGTATCCATATCAGGAAGGAACGTCCAATGATGAAGCAAGGCGCTGTAATAAGGATTATATATTTTGTGTCCGTTCCTAATAACGTACTCAAATATATCGTATCCCGACTCCCTGGCTTCTTTAAATCCTTTTTCTGATAAGAAAGCTAATATCGGAGCCAGATTCCAAATCTGATCTTGTGAAGTAAATGGAGAAAAACAAGGGTCTTCATCCTTTAGCTCTATACCATTAGTGTACCCGGAACTTATTTTGGAAAGACCAAACTTCCCTGCGTCTTCGCTATGGATATCATCTCTTAAGAAAAATCCTTTTTCGAATTTGAAATAAATACCTTTGTTGCTATTAAAAAATAGATCATAAGTGGTGTCGGCAAGGCGGGTGAGTACCAGTATAACATTACGCACATCATCCTCTGTCTTATTACCGATAATCATTTCCGTGTATAGAAACTGAAGATACTGAGTCAGATTGATGGTTCCGTCGCCGACCCAGCCTACCCCGTTCTTCACCGACGACAGTGGGATGCACGAGGCCCGCTCCGTGTAGCTGGAATCATAAACGAAATCCCGGTAAAACACCTCCTTAATCCTATTGTATTTAACCCAAAGACTTTCCATATATCAACCTATAACAATAACACAATCACGCTTTTCCTTATTATAAACCATCGTACCCATCTTAGTGTACAAACCTTTTATATTTTGGTAATTGGTTTCCCCATGAGCTGAAACGTTGGTAGTGATGCTGTCAGAGTAAACTTCTTTACCGCCTTCGTTAATGAAGTTAAATCCTTGTTTAACCATCTCTCCTCCAAGGTAGGCTGTAAAAGACACAACGACATTTCCTCGCCCTCTATTTCCATACCAATTACCATAGATATCGGCATTGATATTAGGCTCAGACTCGTCCATGCCCGGCGCTGATAGCAGGGTCTTCATCTTAATAAGCGCCCCTTCAAGGCCAGACTGCATGTTATCACCACCATAAATAAGGTAATCACCTACCTGTTGTTGGGTAGTAGCCCACTGCTTACTCCATCCAACGTATTTATTATCTACATCCGAGATGCCTGTATTGGTGAACCCAGTTGCAGTATCAAAATCAGAACCGTCTTCTGATTTCCATCCGTATCTAAGAACAAGATAATCGAACTCAGGAATTACAACGACCTGCTCGCCGGCAGCTTGTGTGATTGTAACGTTCTTACTCTCTCCACCAGCCGTTACCTTAGCTACGCCTCTACGATCTTCAGCTACCGGATTAGGGCCGGCTGTGAAGATAATATTTGCCGGTCCTACGCCTCTCATTTTGTCGGCAGTTACTATTTCGCTTGCACTAACTTCTAACATTTTGTTTATTTTTTTAATATTTCGAATACGTATATCCAACTCGACAAAAATACTATTGGGCAGTACATTGTCTCTACCAAACTCGCATCTCCTTTAAATTGCCTGATTGACCAAACAATCATAGATACAATAACACCAAGCAAGTATATAAATAGAACTACTTCCGTCATACCAATTTAAGTATATTGTCAATTACAGGATACGCCTTAGTATATATCTCAAACTCAGCACGGCGCCGCCTAAGAGGTTCGTACATGCCTTTTAATGTCATACCCATCATCTTAAGTTCGGTCTTAGCATTTTTCAGCTTAACCAAATCTTGCTGTGCATACAACTTGAACAAATCGGCAGCCCCTTGTGCTTCTCCATTATACATCAGTTCCTCAAAGAATCTCATCTTTACAAAATTATCTACATAATCCAATACCAGACCTTGAGGCGTGTCTGGTATAATTATATTAGATTCTCCGTCAAAGGGAAGAGACCGGTACTGCATGTAAATAGGCCCATCGAAATTAGCATACAGGAATCCGTTTACGATATTTATCTCATACGGACTATCCTTTATTACCTTATTCCGGCATTTACTTAAACAAGAATCACGAAGCATAGGCTTAGCAAGACCTAACATTACCGGCCGGTCATAATAGCAACGAACTTCATGATCGCGATCATGAACATTGATATAAAATTTTTCAACTATCACTTTCTCGCATTCGTCTTTACAACATTCATCGCAAGAACACCACCTATAACTTCTTTCGGTACGTTCTTTCCAGGCTATTGTATTTTGAAGTTCTGGTATCACCTTATCACCTTCCGGCACCTCATATCCTTTAAAATCGCATTTAAAAGCCAGAATAAGATCAAAGTAATCACCAGGCATACGAGCCTGCCCTCGCTTGACATCTACTACCGCTTCTTTGCGCATAGTAATATCGCCTCCAAACTTCTTCAGGGCAATTTCTACCCATTTGTAGATGGATACCTCATCTATCAGATCACGCTTGTCAAATGATCTTAAAGACGATTTTAACTCTATGATATAATTTTCGACTGTCATCTCTTAAAAAAAATGGAGGACAGGAAACAAACCTGACCTCCACAAAGATATGAATAATATAACTAACACCCTATTTTGAAGATTCAAAAATTATGGCCTTCAAACTTGCCATAGTTTAGAAACGTATTTCTACATTTCCCTTTTATACCATTAAGTGTAACTTCATATCCGGCTCCTGTCATGTAGATGGTTTGCTGATTAACTCTTTCCCCGGAATATTTGTCAACAAAATATGATCTGTAAACACCAAACTTATTTTTGACAATATCACTGTACAGCTCCCATCTACCCTGCCCATTTCTGAACATAAACTTGACTTCCTCAAGAAACAAACGAAGATTCTTTTCTGCGATGATGATTCCATTCTGCTCAAGCTTCTTCGCCACATCTCTGATTAGCCACATATTTTCATGATCAACCTTCTTAAATGACTCTGCAAACTCCACATCGGGACGCTGCTCTTCTATGGTCTTAATCGCCTGCTGTCTCTCCGCCTCTGCTTGTGCTCTCTCGGCTATGGCTCTATTCTTAGCATCAATCTCATCAGCTAATGCTCTTAATGCAGATGGATAGTCTTTCGGTGTTATAGAATAGGAACCGGTTTTTCTTATAGAGGGTAGGACTTCAGATGTTACCCATTTCTTGAATTTTTTAGCAAAATCCATCTTTGATCCAAAAATTAGGCTATACAGTCCAGACTCATTGATTATCAGTATTTTAGTGTTTGGAGTGTAGGGACGGAACGTTTCGTTCCACCCTTGAGTATCAGGTACTTTCATTATTAGTCTATCATCTTCATCAACGTGATCCCTTATCGCTTTTCTCGGATTAGTGTACCCTAAAAATGAAGCTATAGGAGATCCTATAAAATACGGTTCTTCGTCAATAATAATAATTTTTAGCTCTCCAAAATCTGAATTTTTGAAAGATGATACGGTTTTAACCTCTTTGCTAAATTCCATTTCGTTGGATTCCGACGTCAAAATAATGTTACTGTTCTTCGCATTGTTTTGAAAATTGCTTACATTTGTTCCCATAATAGGAATTTTACTTTTTATATCCGCCAGCCTGAGAAGGTAGACGGATATGCAAATATAGCGATTAACCTATATCAATAAAGGGTAATCGCTATATTTTTTTACATGTTCCTATGATTGAGTTCTCGATCTTCGAAAACTCTCTTAATCTGGAAATCTTTAAACACTCTTCTTTTAGCAAGTATTTCATTATACATAAATCGGTATCTTCGTCCTTTATTCATTTTAACCCTTAACTTCTTTTTCAAGCTATCTTGTATTACAAAATGGTAATATCTTTTAGAGTCTGCGAAATCCATAGCCAGGTGGTTGTAGAGGTAGCCGTTGGTTCCGAGCCTGCTCACGATGTCCAGGTCCCGCCTGACGGCAAAGCGCTGCCCCGGTATAAGTACATGGCATAAGTATCCTACGTTATCTACGTAAACACCGGCATCAGCTTCCACATAATGTTCTGATACGGTTTTCCATATAATAGACAACAGCCTTAAAACCTCCCCTCTGTCTCTTATCATGCCTTTCTTAAAACCATTCTTTCTCTTCATAAGACGATGGTAGTAAGCTGCAAAATACGGTGATTGTATTGATGTTCTTTTCATGTCACTAAGTTTATATAAAAATGGGTCTTGGTTTTACAACTAAGACCCAAATAAAGATAAATAATATTTTGTTATTGAACAATTTGACTTTTCTGATTGGAATCAAGATTCGGATTTTCATCGACAGGAATCTGTAGCCTGAATGCTACTTCCTTTATCGTCTCTGCCACTACATATTCGATCAATTTAATAGGGCAGATAAATTCGTATTCCCATTCAGACTCACACCCTTTAGGTGTAGGATCGCAGGCCATTAACTCCAGCGCCTTCTTTCTTCTTGTTGTAAAGAACTCTACGTTAATAAGCTCTATATGAAAATCCGGTATATAAATATAGTCGTTTTCTACATAATAAAAAGGACGCCGTTCTTTAACGTATTTAGCATACGGTCTTTTTTGTTCATTACGATACGACTTTATTTCAGCGAACTTAAAAAATATGGTGTTATCTACGTTAGTCACCTTGGTAATAGCCGGTCTAAGGGCAGAATAAAGAAGTCCTGGAAGTTTATGCTTTGACCGCATAAGTGTATTACATAACGCAAATTCGGCATCGCAGCAAACTATTTTATCAACTTCAATCATCTCCAGGCAAGTAACGTAAGTTAGGAGCCGGTGGTCGCCAAGTAACGTCCCGTCATCCCACCTCTGGGCTGTATAAGATTCGGCTTTAGTTCTACCGATATTCAATATCCATCTCCGACTAACATGCGAATCTTTGTCAAGGGCATGAATACCGTTTACGACTCTTGATACAAATTCACCATTAGTGATCATGCTCCCCTCCTTTCTTTTGCTCTTGATTCTCTTGATTTAGCATTCAAGATCCTCATATAAATATCTCTTTCACTCATGCCGGATATGGTTTTTATAGCCTCATCCAACATAACTTTCGTATATAAAGGTTTAGGGAATCCCTTTATCTTAACCGGATCAGGAACTAACTTCGCCTTCCGATATTCATAAAATCTTTTAGAAGTTACATTAAGATAAGAAACAGCCTCTTCTCCGGTATAGTACTTAGCCGGATTAGCAAGCTGCGTCCATGTCTCAAGATCGTTGGCTGTGAGATGATCGCATTCCCCGCTTAAAAACATCTCCTTTATCTTATCGCATACCGCCGCACCGCTTTTACGCAGCGTCTCTGTCAGAATTTCTTTCATTTTCAAAACATCCTGTTTTAAATCTTAAAACAATAGAGGCAATGATTATCAAAAGAGTAACAGCCATAACAGACCACACTACGATATTGTGTTCAATAGGCATCTCAATATTAACCGTAACCCATTCTACACAGATATTAAAAATCATGCTATAGATCAATAACCTATGCCATATACAAAACCTGAACATTCTTGAAAAGCCAAGAGAAATAGGTCCCATGATAGAGAATGACCTAATATCGGATACAGCCAATTAGTGATACTAAAAGGATAAAACTCATCAAAAATGCTGGCTAACATAATAACCTGCATCAACACAGGATAATACTTCACAAACGTCACACAGACATTCCTTTGCCCTTACTAATAAAATTGTTGCTCATAATATGTTGTTGTTATGTTACTAAAATGGGGAAGGCGATCAGCACCTTCCCCTGGTTTTCAATCACTTTTTAGTGCTCGTCTTCTTTCTTTTCATCTTGCCTCCAACACTACCGCCTTGGCGCATTTTAGGTTTGTCTTTCTTATCGACTTCACCACCCTGACGAGCTTTCTTTTTACAAGCCATGATACTAAAAATTTAAAATTGAATGATGTGCAATATTAATCATTTTTGTTCTAATAACCAAAATGAAATACAGCAAAAGGGGCAATTAAATTAATTACCCCCTAATATGCTTATCACAACCTAACAGATGCGGTTGGTTTACCCCAGAAACTATAAACACATCCGTTTTCATCACCTTCCATAGCCATGCCCGTAAATGGATTAAAGCTACATCTTACCCAGCATCCACAGCTTTTAGCGTTGCAAGTATTAGATGATCCACCACAAGCAGAAGGAGTAGAAACAGGTTCTCCATTTATATAAACAGGTCTGTATTTCAATGCGAAATATCCATTCTCTACACTCGTACAGTAAATACCTGTAACAACAGATCCGGCAGGAACGTTAAGACGTGTTCCGCCCTTCGTACTTGCGGTTACTGTTTGAGTCTCTCCTCCATAAGTTACATTCACACCGCTTTGACCTCCTTCAGGTATCAATGGCGCATACCAGAATTGGAACTTTCCGTTTTCATCCCCTTCCATGTACATGGCCATTATCACATTTCCGCTCGGACAACTGTAATTACATCCCTTCTTGTTCATAGTGGCAGATTGCTGTTGACGAGAACTGTCACCTATTAAAGAAATAGTAACAAGAGGCTTTTCTGCCGCAGCTTGTTGTATGTTAACAGTAAGTGTCTTTCCTGTAGCATTCTGCGAGAAAACAACTTTTCCCTGACGAGAAGAAGATGTGCTTGTGTTAGCTGTCATAGTTATCTTAGCTACCGCCCCCTTATCTGTTGGAGAATCGTAATTAACAGAGCACCATTCAGGCTTAGATTTTACACTATATGGTGCATAAGACGAACCTATGGTACTAAGTATAGTGTATTGAATAGTTTGAGAGACGGCTGTTCCAGACCATGACTTATCTGATGCTGTTCCAACATTAAAGGTGAAAACAGATACAATCTCTTGAGTTATATTCAAAGTGATTTCTTTTCCTGATTCATTTTGAACAAAAACAATTGATCCAGATCTTTCAGTTGTCTCAACATTAAAGGTTATAGAAACTACAGCTTTCATGCTTTCAGATGTCTGGTCTCTATAATCAACAGAACACCAAGAAGGTTTTGACTTAACAGAAAAACCTATATATGAATCGCCTTTTGTACTTATAATAACCTCTTCAATACTATTGGAGTTACCAATTACAGACCTCGACTTGCTCGTTCTTCCATCATGGAACTGAAATTTGTATGGAGCATATCCACATTTTCCAACTTCAAGCTCGTATTTTACATCTTGATTTCCACAATCATCGTAACGAACGTATTTTACCTTATTGCTGTTGCTATTGCTTCCACATCCAGCTTCTTGCCAAGAACCGTAAGATCCACAATTACAACAATTCCTACAATTTACAGAATATTGACGATCTACGCTACCAGAGCAACTATCACGATAAGCATTGTACCGAGTATGACCTACGCAGTCTCCTGTTCCGTAATAAGACCAGTCTGTACAAGATTCTCCACCTCCATTAACCCACCTTGTGTTGTTGTAAGAAGAAGAACATGGATTGGTGTCACGTTGTTGTTTCTGAGACGTGCAACCGTCGCAACGGGTTCTTTCGGTATCCGACCAAGAAGGAGTTGTGCTATCAGCTACGCAATCACCGTTTTTGTTAGCTACTGCCTGACCTTGGGAATTTACAGCATCTTGAGCCTTCTTATTAGCATCAGCTTGACTGATATTGGACGTAAATGGACCACCTACCTGATCTTGTGTTACGGTAACAGAAGAACCATGCTGGCAGCTTCCGCAATTGTTTCTGGTGAAGACTTTACTTGCCTTACCGGTCCAGGTACAAGTTCCCTGCGCGTCAGCAAGAGCCTGTCCCTGCTGTTCGACGGCAGCCTGAGCCTTGCTATTTGCGTCTTCCTGACTTACGGTAGACGTAAAAGGACCGCCGGTTACATCATCTTGGTCTATAGTAACCTTAGATCCGACACCGCCGTCAGCACACTGTTTTGTAAATTCCTTGCTATATGTTCCGGTCCAGGCACATACCTTATCTCCACCTTCTACCCAGCGTTCATCTGCTCCACCATAGCATTCGTTGGTATTAACCTGTTTTTTATAGGATTTACCACCTTCGCATTTGGTTTCAAGTGGTTCCGAATCTTCCCATACAGGATCGGTGTTGTCTATTTCGCATGTCCCGTTCTTGTTAACATAAGCCTGACCTTGGGCTTCTACGGCTTCCTGAGCCAGCCTATTTGCCTCTTCCTGACTTTCATTGGAATAGAACGGTCCGCCTACCATATCTTGTGTTACACTCATCGGAACACCATGATGACATGATCCACAATTGTCTTTTGTAAACTGCTTGCTATATACGCCTACAAACCTACATTTACCTTTTTGGTTAGCAATATTCTGTCCTTGAGCCTTAACAGCTTCCTTGGCCTTATTATCAGCATCTTCTTGACTTACGAAAGAAATAAAAGGATTGCCTTCAACATCAGCTTCACTTACTTCTACTTCCGTTCCTGAATCCGGTATCTCACAATCGTTTTTCTGGAACGTTTCTGTATAATGGCCGGTCCAGCTACAAACCTTATTTCCGCCATCTACCCAACGTTCTTGATTGTGAGTTTCAGAACATTCGTTGGTATCACGTTGCTTTTTCTGAGACTTACCTTCATTACATCTAAGTTCTTCCGGTTCTACGTCCTCCCATACAGGATCGGTGCTTAATGGTGTACAAGTTCCGTTCTTATTAACATAAGCCTGACCGCCTTCTTCTATAATCCTACGAGCTTCTGCGTCTGCTGCATCCTGGCTTTCTGTTGATGTAACAGGGCTTCCATTTACCATCTCAGCCGTAACCTCCATCTCTACACCTTTATGACAAGCCTCGCATTCTGGAACGAATCTCTTACTGTAATGACCGGCATAGACCGTCATATTCTCACAATTACCCTTACTGTTAGCAATAGCCTGTCCTTGTTCTTTGACAGCAGCTTGAGCCTTGTTATTGGCATCATCTTGACTTACGGTAGATGTGAAAGGAACACCAACAACATCTTGTTCGGTTACGGTAATCTTAGACCCCACCTGGCCTTCATCGCAATCGTTTTTAGTAAATTCTTCACTGTATTTACCAGTCCACGTACAATGGCCGTCCCGGTTGGCTATGGCCTGGCCCTGCTGCTCGACGGCAGCCTGAGCGAGCGCGTTAGCCGCCTCCTGGCTTTCGTATGAAGTAAAAGGACCACCAGTTACATCGTCTTGGTCTACCGTTACCTGCGAACCTACGCCTTCTCCTTCACAATTGTCTTTTGTGAATACCTTGCTATATACACCAACAAATTGGTTTTTATCTATGCAAGTACCTTTCTTATTAGCAAGATCTTGTTTCTGTTCTTCCATAGCAGCTTCGGCCAGCGCATTAGCAGCCTCCTGGCTTTCCCTTGACACAAAAGCATCAGGGTATCCGGCAAGATCCTTTTCAGTCAAATCAACGAAGCTTCCGGTCTGAGATTCGGCATCGCAGTCATTTTTCTGAACACGAGCCGAAGCCTTTCCTATAAAATAATTAGGATCCTCAATGCATTCACCATTAAGGTTGGCTTGTTCTTGACCGTTTTTCTCTATATCATCAAGAGCTTTCTTATCAGCATCTTCTTGACTTACGTCTGATGTGTATTTACCGGCTTCCACTGTGTAAGTATAAGGTGCTCCGATAAACCCATCTTCACAGTCATTTTTATAAAATACTTTTGACTTCTCTACGTTATACCATAAATTTGTTTCACATGTACCATGCTCATTAGCATAACCTGGACCTTCAGCTTCCAAGGCATCCAAAGCCTTCTGATTAGCATCCTCCTTAGAAACAGAAGAAGAGAAGCGGCCGGCTTCTACAACGTACTCTACCATAGATCCAACTTCAGTCACCTCACAATCTGTCTTTTGGAACATCTTGGATTTCCTGTCGTTGTACCATTTTATGGTATTGCAAGTACCATGAGAATTAGCATAGTCTTGACCTTTGGCATTCAACTCAGCTTCAGCCTTACGGTCGGCATCTTCTTGGCTTATGGTAGAAGAAAATTGCCCGGCTTCGATTGTCATCGTAACCAAACTTCCTTCTTCGGTATCAGGATCACAATCGTTCTTTCTAAACGACTTTGATTTCTTGACATTGTACCATAATATGGTTATACAACGACCATGCTCATTAACCCAGTTCTGACCATTTTGTTCAATGTCTTTCATAGCCTTGTCATCAGCATCAGACTGAGATATGACAGACGTGTATTTTCCGGCCTCAACAACATACTCAAGCTCTTCCCCTTTCTCTGTCTCAGGATTACATCCTTCTTTTGTGAAAAGAGCCGATTGTCTTTTATTTCTATAAACTACCTGTTCTTTTTTTTTATGAACTAACGTACATTCTTCAGATACGCTACCGTCCCTGGAAGACACCCTTATCTTGACACTTCTGTTGGCACCAGTATCATTTTCATCAAAGCAAATATTAACCTTACTGTTAAGACCGCCTTCTTTCTTATCTATGTTCGCCCAACAATTATCTACTTTCATTCCTAATCCTCCATCTTAAATTTTCAGGATTTGTACTTACGTTGATTACCTCCGGTGATCCATCTGAATCAAGATCAACAACATCCTTGTCCAGGTGAATCTCCTCCTTATCCACAGACTCGCATTCAACTATTTCAATAACATAATCTTTTATATTACTTTCTATACTTAACTGCGTGCTTGTTTCATCACCCTCAATTTGTTCAAATTCCTTATCCAATTTAATGTAAGGAACGACATTTCCAGGCTGATAAATAGGAATCAGTACACCATTTATAGTTATGTTCTCATTAACTTCATTCCCATCCTCATTGCCAGGCATGGAAACAATCATCGAAACCTGGAACGTGTCTTCAAGACCCGGATCACCAGGGAAACCATAATCAAGCCTAATATCATTGACGTCAATATTAAGACCGGAAGCGGTGGTAAATGCTTTTATGACACCCTTTATATCTTTCTCACCCGTAATAAGGGCATTGATCGAAGCGGCGTTGGTAGTAATAAGGATCTGCTTATCTCCACCAGATATAGGGAACTCCAGCCTGCTAACCGAGACTTCTGTGATTTTAATGCCTTTTTGCCTGAAAGTAATAGCTTTCATACTTTCAGTATCGGATTTTTTCACAATTCGGATAGTGATCCTATCTTCCCTTCCTTTCCAAGATGGAGCATCGAAATTCATTTTATCACGACCGACACCTTCCTTCTTGTCCGAGGTAAGCCAAGAACCATCATCCATCTTATATATTTTCTCTCTCGACATAATTATCCTCCCTAATTTAAAGTGTCAACTCCCATTCAACTCCATCATCGACAACCACCTGAACCGTAGCCGTACCTCCTGTAGCTTCAAATGTTATGTCAGTAGGAATAACGTCGAATATCTCTTGTACACCTACACATCCTAAGCCGCAGATAATGTCCTTAAACCATTCCTCTTTAGCATATTTTTTAAGAACCTCTTTAAAGAACTCACGAAGCCAATCCGAATCAATGGATTCCTTAAGTATGGTTTCTATTATTTCCTTAAGCCAAGATTCGTGCATTTCCTCTTTCAGAATCTCTTTAATAAGCTCGATAATGGTTTCTTTATCTAACTTATCAGAAGGCACAGAGCCATCAACGAGATTACCCCCACATATAAATCCTTTGCATTTTTCTGCCATTTCTCATCCTCCTAAATTAACAATGGAACCCATAAGAACTATTTGCCTCTTCTCGGTACACGACCCTCACTTCAGCAAATTCATCCTGTTGACACATATCCCGGCAGAACCTAACAGTACGACCCTGGACTTTATACATATCAGAAGGCACGACACCCCCGCAATAAGATACAAGCAAAATCTCTGCCGGATCTTTTTTGAGAACCACATGAGAAGTACCGTCAAATACTTCTGTATTGACAGATCCACTTACGTTAATAGCCCTTGAAACGTATTTGGCTAAATTAGCCAAAGCCCCGTCTAAAGGCATACCATGATACAAACCAGCTTCTTCTATAGTTTCTCCATCATAGAATATGTCAGAAGAAGGAATATTGCAATGATGCGGGCGTTCGCACCCACCATGACTGCCAAAACAACCGTTACCTGTTATTGCCATTGTTACTCAAAATATTTATTTTTTGTTTTAAAAATTCTATTTCCCTATCCTGATATTCCATACGGCATATCATTGCATTGATTAAAGCCGTAAGATCAGATTTCTGAGCCAGACTGAAGTAGCCAGCGTTGATACCGTCAGCGCAGTACACGCAGTTCGTGCAGGTGTATCCGTCCGGGCATGGCACCGGCGTCTCGTCCACATGTGGAATATATACGTGTTTACCACTTAAGTCCTTACCAATTTGTGCACTCTTTTCCATTTTGTAACTGTTTTTCAAGTTTTTCAACCCTTTGTTTTAAAAGCGTATTTTCTTCAACCATCCTATCCAAAAACTTATCTATGTTTTCAAAAACCAGCTCTATATTATGCATAACCTCATTATAAGGCATGCCTGGAGTTAATTTGGATATGAATGTCTTGCATCCTGTATAATGAATGCAATGATCGCTTAAATGACCATACGGGCAATCGCATTCTTTTGGAAGAATTTCGCAATTGTCCGTACAGTCATTACACGGATCAGACCCGATACAGATATTAGATCTCAGAATATCAGGTCTGTCATCTTTACAAGTGTTACAATTCATGACTTTCTTTTTTTTTGGTGCAAGATAATAATTTTCATTCACACCATCACAATAAGAAGTCAATCAATGTATTCCAAGCGGTTAGTGCTGCCTTTAAAAACGTATCCGCATCTGTTTTCTATCTCTACATCGGTAATAGGGAGAATAGCATCTTTGCCATAAGTAAGTTCACATTTTGAAATAAAATTTACTATACCTTGATAATTACCATGAAATTCCCTTGCGAGTTTCCTGCCAGTAGGAATCCCTTCTTTATTGGTTTCAGGAATACCTATCAAGCACTTTATCCAGTTTGGTTCATTCTTGTTATTGCTTCGTGTTTCGTAGTTCACGATATCAAATACAAGACCTTCAAGGTTTTTGACATCGATGCTGTCCGCATCCATTTTCTTATCAATACGAATCGTGCTTGTTAAATCTCGTAATTTCATGATATTTTCTATTTTTGACATTAATGAATAACTGTCACAGTGTTTTAAAAGACCGAAGTAAGAAGACCAGCTTTCATTTGTAATACACTTCTTCGCGTCTTTGGCTACCCTCTTCCTTATTGTCACATAACCTTTATTGTGTTCAGATACGCCTTTGTTATTACGGTGGAAAACATACCCGCAAAAATCAATAGGTCTATCCATGTCTGTTATAATACAAGTATGCCTTTTAGATCTTATCTTAAGCTCATACCACCAATAATTCTTAATCCTCCATTTGGCAGTATTAGCATCCTCCTTAGTATAGAAAGCAAGGAAATTATCGTCGGCATATCTCAATGAAAAAGGAGCTATTCTTTTTGCAAGATCATCAAAATCTTTCATAAGGAGATGATGAATAAAAGGACTTGTAGGAGTCCCTATAGGCAGCTCTCCAGATACGAAACTTATGTCTATTACAAAATCTATAAACTTTTTATTTGAAATAAAGTTCTTAAGTACTTTTCTAAATACTTTGTCTTTTACATGGTTATAACATTTACGTTGATCTATAACCAGGCAATACTTCAAATCAAGTCTATCATAATAAACATGCTTCATCTTTTTAATAAGAGACCTTGATTTAGACGATGCTGTTATGCCAAATCCCGGCTTACAATTAAGACCATTCATATTATCCTTCTCATAATACAAAGGACCTAACTTTACTAAAACAAGATGCTGATAGATTCTGGTGGTAAGATCCGGGCTGTTTATTTCACGAACCTTACCATTCTTGTTTTCTTTTACAAGTTTGCGATATTTGATTTTGCTAACATAAGTACCATCTAAATACCATTCATACAATTTTAACGAATTACCATCAAAATCAGAATTAAAATTAACAACATCATTCTTTTTAGAATGGTTTTTAAATGCCGCTTCGCATGCTTCTATAATATCATCCAAACTTACATCTATATAGTTTGAAACTGATTTCAGTTGTGGGCTAATGACGGGCTTACGACCGTCGCGCATCTCTATCATATTTTTATCATATAACCTCATACGCTTGTCTTTTATTGATTATCCACTCCTGGGAAAGATTAAAAAGAATATACCCAATTTTTTAGCCCACACAGGGCAAGGCCGCAATTGTTGCGATTCGTATTAGAAGTGGCGTTATTCGCATTCAGATTACGAGGCGAGCAATTGCCATTGTTCGCATTACCGCCGAAACGAGCAGCCAATTCTTTTTAACCTTTTTCTCAACCGTTATTTGCTATTTCAGAGGTCAGATCCCAATGTAAGACTTGTTAGCAGACTAACGGATTTCATTGAATAAATTTTTATTGTTTATAATGTTAACTATCTCTGTTGTCTAATGACATTGCAAATGTATGTATAATATTTTATAGCTACAAAACAATTTGTATTAAATATTTTAAATTTTTGTTTTGTAGCTATAAAATATTATATTAACAAGATACGGCTGCGCCGTGATATAGTATATAAGGCTGCGCCTTATCGCTGCGCCTTATCGCTGCGCTTATGATGGCTGCGCCATCAATGGGTTACACCCATCAAACCTGCGGTTGACTGACGTCTAATAACAACTGGGCAAGGCCGCAATAGTTGCGAAACGTATAAGAAGCGGCGTTAATCGCATACAGATCACGAGGCGAGCAATAGCCATGGCTCGCATAACCGCCGAAACGAGCAGCCACTCTGGACTTTATACCAACAGATGAAGCCCAGTAGCAATTGTCCCATGCATAAAAACATTCTCCTGTTCCGATACTTCCCCCTTTTTTATCCTTCCATCCGGTATAAGGAATACGGTGTAAAGCAAAACTATCTCCTAAATTCTGGGTAGTTGCTATCTTTTTATATTTAGATTCAAAATTAAAAACCTCACCATTATTTATAGTAAACCTTTTCTCATATGTCCATTTCTTTTGATCTGGCTCTATATAAATATCAATAGTATTACCTATTCGAGTGACATTAGGATCATTTAAACAAGTCCCTACCTGTTCGTATCCTCCTCCACAATACCTAAAGACATCTCCAGACAAATTCATGCCATCATGCAAAGACATCCTTAAAATAACTTCCAAATCAAATTCTGCCGGTTCGTCATTTTCGTTTAAGGCTGATATAGTGCCGGTCATTTCCTTAAATACAATAACATTCATATGACCTTCAGCCATACTCTTGGCTCCCTGGACGTTCTTATACCAGTATTTTCCTCCATAAAAATCAAACTCTGATCCTTCTTCTACGCCTGTCTCGAATGCAAAAGAAGCCGCCATCTGGCTTTCCATGCACTGTTCTTTAGGATACTCTGAATTTATGAGGTAAGAGAAGTGAGTTTTTTTAGTAGGTTCATAATGGATAATAGAAGAACTGTTGTTCCATGTGGCATACATCCATGTATCTTCTCCTTTTTTACGGTATTTCAATCCTCCGTATTTATGGTAATTAACATCATTACCTACCCCGGAGTTACTTGATATCCCTGATCCAAAAGTATCTGGATTAACCAAGTATTTAGTACCGTACAGCATTTCAAGGTATATGATATAAGCATTTAAGGTCAAGAACCCACCTTCAGAAAAAGGATAAGAAGATTCAGGATCTACGTTATTAACCCTCGAATACTTAGCTATATTGATTTGATTTACGTCATTGGCTCTCGGATAAGTTCTTCCGTTTAAAAACATTGTGCAGGCGTTACCAACTCCGGCTCCTGATTTACAATTTGTTTCTCCTTCATACAAGAAAAAGAAAGATCTTGCCTTGGAGTCTACTGTACATACAGGTCCAGGAGATAAAGCTGTGGGAGGCAGCACAAGGCACGTCTGGCGAAGGTCAAGTCCGTCCAGCATAGGAACCGTGTCTGCGTCGTACACACCAGACCATATTTTCCCGCTTTTGCCAACTACCTTATCAACTACATACAGACTCTTGCTACATCCTAAGAATATGCTATAATTCTTTGAAGTAGTCTCCCAAGGTCTTAAAATCCTTACCTCTGATCCTGATACATTATAAAGTTTTTGACCAATACCATACTCTTCGTAAAAAGCCTTGGAGTCAAATGCTCCGGCATCACAATACTTATTTTTATGACCGTTATCCAAATACAGTTCCACATCGCATTCGGCTCTCATTTCCTCAGTTATGCCCACCGTAGGAGCAAAATCTCCGTTTTCAAATCTAAGGAGATTGTTCTTACGAAGCTTTCCGACCGGACGCACTTTGTCTCCGGTATTTTGAGTCATGTCTATAAGGTAAAAATCCCAAGAAGGGAGAAGGCTTTTGTCGCCAACTGATTCCGTGGCTTCTGGAGGAATCTGATCCTCAGCCCAAGCGGATGCTGATCCTGAAGCACCTTCTTTAAGAACGTTGAAAGTATTACCATCAGACAAAACAAAAGGTTCAGATCCCTCCCCTTTCTTCGATAAAAACTTTTCCCTCTTACCAACTTGATTAACGACGATGCTCTTCTTGGCCTTATTCCCTTCATCAGAAATAGTGTAATTCAAAGTCGTATCAAGACCTTCATTTATTTCAGAAAACACCGACACCAGTTTGTCATTCTCGCCTTCTGTCGGATTAAATTTTACGTTGCTCATTTTAAAAAATCAAATTGACATTCATCAACAACGGGCTCGCATTTGGTATTTTCATTAACCCATTTCATGCCCTCTTCTTCCAGTATCTTCTTAGCCTTTTCATTGGCATCATCAACGCTAATGAAAGACGTTACGGTACCGGCGTATATCCTCCTGTATTTCTCAGGAGCCTTCCATCCTTCCTTACAACGTTTACTAAACCAACCATGTTGATCTTCGTTGTAATAAACGGTTTTACATACTCCAGATTCGTTAGCGGCAGCCTGCCCTTCTTGCTCAAGAATCTTCGCAGCTTCGTAGTTGGCTATTTCGGTACTAAACTTAGACCATACACGCCCGGCCTCTACCACGTGATGTGTGGGTTGTTCTTGTTTTTGACCATCAGGACAATCATTTTTAAAGAAATCCCCTTCCTGTCTTGTGTTATAATATACCTCGCAACAGCCACCTACTTTATTAGCATACAACGGACCTTCTTTCTCCGCAAACTCTTCCGCTTTCCTATCTGCATCATCTTGGCTTATATCCGAACAAAATTCAGCCTCATGAACGATAAACGTTTCTTCAGAACCAAGATCTTCCGGACAGTCCGATTTCTTGAAAGCTTTTCTGTATTCTTTGTTGTAATACATCTTTTTCATGACAAGATCTTATTAAGTTCTTCTTTGAATTTCTGAATCTCGTCCGGGCACAATCCGCATTCCCCTTCACATACGATTCTTCTCATACGATCTATTTTAAGAACCGTATCCATATCAGGCTTGATACCTACCTTATACTTATGATATTGTAGATACTGATCAGCCTTACATGCTATAAAACGATCAGCACACTCACATAAGTAAGATGAAGGGAAAAGAATTTGCTGTGTACTTCCGGTAGCTGACATATCTATATCCTCATTTAAATTAATCAATTCATTTCATTTTGTACCATAAAACATTTACACCTTGATAATTTCAACTTCTTGTATGTAATATCTCTTTGGTTTTTACCATCAATATCACGAATGTTGAAACGACCGGTTTTACGCCTTCCGAATATAAAGTAATAACTGTTTTCAAACATAACTCTGTCAAACAATCTAAAACCAAAAACTTCAAAAGGAGATTGATTTAACCTCTTAACTCCACCTTTTGGAATCTTTTGTTTATGAATTTGACGATTATGTCTTCTTACTAATCTTACTTTATAATAATATCCTAACCTTATAGCATTAAAGTTCTTAGAAATAACAAAAGCATCTGAAACATGGGATTTTTCAATACCATGTTTAATCCTATTGTATTTTGTAACATAACCGAAAGTCATAGAAATGTTGTCGTATTTAGATTTTAGCTCTTCATACAATCTCCATTTCATGATTCCCATTACGGCTGCGTCGCGAAGCGACTTGCCTCTTCTGATCTTTAAATCTATATTACCTTTATGGTATTCTTTATGACAAGTTTCACTTAAGGTAATAAGATTATATGGGGAATCACCTCCGGTTTTTCGAGACTCAATGTGATGAACGTTAAGGATCTTATCTTTCGATTTTCCTTTACAATACTGACATTTATGTCCATCTCTTGCTAAAACATATTCCCTAACGTTCCAAAACCCAAGTTGATCACCCTCCTGATATTCTTTACCCGATATATTAGGATTCTTAATCTTTTGAGTATCAAATTGAGCTACTTCAATAACAATACGAGATATTGGTAGTATAGAACATACATTGTCAACAATGCGAATATGGGCGTCTATTTTGTACTTCACCGAAGGTGCTATCCATCCTGAACGCTTGCTTTTTACTCTGTTATCGAAACGAGGTTTTCTATATCTTAACCTATTTCGTCTCGTTTTTCGTAGCTCCCTTCTGGTAGACAAAAGATCTACGATATCACTTCTAAGAATAACTTCACTGCTGTAAAGCTCCTTGCTTTTCGTCGTAGCTGATAGACCAACATGCTTAGTACCAGCATCAACGCCTAACACAATTTCCTGTTTGTAATCAGATGTGACGTACGTTAATCGGATGGTAAACGGACATAGGTTCACAACGACTGCCTTTTTATCTTTAAGCAGCCTCCTTACCTTACCATGCCTTGTTGTAGGCATCATAGGTTTACCATTTATGTCTTGTACGTACACCATATCTACAAACGTTTTTAATGTTTATTCAACATAAGTCAGGAATATTCCATCCTGTTAGTACCCATCGCCAATGTTATTTAAGGTTTTCGTAAGCAACACTGTTCCTGAATACCAAAACTGTTTAATCACTTACCTTAGAGCTACAGACTTGGATAAACATCCGTAGGTAACTATCTATTCTTAAATAACGTAGTGTTTGTTTCAACACTTAGGCTAATAATCGGAATAGCTTTTAGCTATTATACATAATACAATACAAATTGGTTATGATTTGTATGAGTTATGTATTATTCGCGATTATATCACTTCACGGTAAAATACCTGGCGTATTCTTTATTTATGTATTCAGAATAAGTAGCAAGATCATCCGGATCCGGGCACTCGTTCTTCAAATTAACAATCCAGCCTCTTACCAGCTTTTGAATATCAGCATACCTTTTACTTACACCTCCTACAAACCTGAACTTGCGATGAAGGTCTATGATTTTCTTGTCCAATACAGCAAGTTCATCGTATTTCTGAATACAAGCCGCATTAGAATCAGCTTTAGGTGTCGTATTCGACTGAGGCTTTATAGCCCTATTTCTATTAACAGAAGTAATATTACTTCTTCCACATCCACATCCCATAATTAACTTATATTTAATTTATTATATTTTGCAACCACAATTTTCACAATTATTGAGAACGTAAATCAATTTAGATGCTTTTTCGTATAATTGTTTTACATTTTCAAAATTCCCTAATCTCATATTGGCTTCAGCCGCAGCCAGCAGAAACTCTATTTCTTTTATTTTGTCAATAACGTCATCATCCTCATGATCGCATAACACAGTTGACCTGGCCCATATCTTATCTATGTTAAGACGGATCAGATCTGTTTTTAAATACTTTCTGTTAAATGAATAAGAGGAAGGACTGCCTTTTATGGTAATATCGTATATACCATCTTTTAGGTTTTCAAAATCATTTCCACGACCTGGATTTATGCCAAGGGTCTTACTGTTGAATACATTCAACTGATTCTTACCAAGATAATAAACATACTTATTCTCGTCTTCAGGTGGCACAATCTCTATAATAGCCGGTCTGTCTGCCAGTATCCCCCATTCCGACTGATCGGCTATGCGAAGCGTTTTAGGGTTGTTGGTGCTTATAACCTCAAAATCAAGATGGATGTTGTTCATACTCTCCTCCCATCCCATTCTGGCAAGGGAATCATCGTATCTGGCTGTTATATCAGCTCCCTCTACCTCAGTGCTATTAACACGTACCTCGGTACCATTTATCTTGACTCCTACTATTTGGGCTACCAACGACTTAGCCATACCAAACATAGGAACAATGATTTCCCCGTTATAATCAGTTCCTTCATTTGGATACTGTACTACTTCCGTCTTGTGCAGGCCATCATTTCTTCTGGCTACTATTCTAATAACCATCTGATTTTCTACATCGTAGTCGGTCATTACTATCCTGACATAGAAAATGTTATTTCTTATCTGTGGTAAAATATCGATATAATTCATAACTTACCTTTTTCCACAAAGATAAGTAAATGGGGTGATAAAAGTTTAAAATGTTGTGTATTAAATAAAATAGGACGTGATTATTACCATATCCGATAATAGATTCCAGCGCCTATGTAGGGGGAGAAGCCCTCGCGCCCAACCCCATACCCTGCCGTCAGTCCTATGCCCCAGCGCCGGCTCTTTTCGTATATTATTTCTTTTTTGTGGTAGATGATCATCGTGTCCAAATTAGGTCTGTATCCGCTTATAACAGCCCGATAATCATCTGTGTTGTATGTTTTTCTTTGTATAGGAATATTGATATAAACAGTGTCTCTTATCGTATCTTTTTCAACTATAGCATCCATAGGGAAAGGTATTTCTACCTCCCCTACGTCAACTATATACTGAGGAACAGGAACAGGTTGGATAATGGTATCTATTACCGTATCTATTTCTATATCGTGTATTATTTCTTTCTTCTTACATGTTTTACCAAACAAGAAAGATATAAAACACAGTAGAATAACTCCTAACACATGCCCTACCCTCATTTTTTGCAAACACATTTCTTACCCTCCTTTTTATTATCTAAAAGATCTTGTATTTCACCATTTTTTATACCTTCTTTTAACTCCTCTCCGAATGGAACTTTTTGCCACCAACTTACTTTACTAAAGAAGTACTTAACGCCTTTTACTATCATCAAATCAGGTGCAAGGTCGCCGAGGCGCTTGAATGCCATTCCACCGTATAATATTAAGGAAAATATTGTAATCCACTGAAGAAGCATGTCTATAAACTCTGGGGATTTATGCCCTCCCATAGACATAATAAGGTCCATTCCGGATATGGTAAACAACCCGAAAGAACAGGCTGCGAACTCAAGAAGAATTTTCAAAACTCCCATTTCGCTTATGCATGTCAATATCTTAAAAGGTCTCTTTCTCTTTCTTCGGATATAGCAGTGCTTGATACTTTTTATAGTAGCTAACAAAAGATTTATAGCTAATATAAACAATATAGAATATATAAGGTGGTGAATCTCCTGGAAATTCATCCACAATGCTGATAATCCGGAAATGAGAAAAGCCCAGAAACTTTCTAAATTCATCCTTCCTACAAATCTGTAAGCCATATTAGAACATAGTTACTTTCTTGCTACTTCCAAGAGAGTCATATACGTCAATATGGACCCAATTGGTACCTGATTCTAATCTAATAGGACAAGGAAGTAAATCCTGCGACTGAATTATTTTATTCCTTGCCTCCTCCGCCGTCATACCTTTAGCATCGAAATCGATGGCTGCCCCAAGCATATGAGGACTGACATACAAAGACCCTGATACGGTCTTGGATTTTACTATATCCGAAATATTGTTCCTAAACCCACGCTCATCAAACCTTCCACCCGACTTCCAGGTATTAACCGTCATCGGCGTTTTCAATATGTCTTTCCTTAAAACCAGTATCGTGTGAAGCAATTCAGTTCTTAAATACCTCCAGCAAAGATCTTTGTCTCTACCGTATTCTTTAGGACCAACTAATTCAACAATACTAAAATACTGACTCAATTCTTTTATAATATCACTTCTTTCCATAACTTAACCTTTTTCACAAAGATAATCAGAACCTTACCAAATATTAAAATAAGCGGAGTTTGGATTAAAGAAAAACCCCTGCATAAATAAATATACAGGGGCCATCCATAACATTAACAACAAATTACGACCTAAACAACCCTTACGTATCCGGCTGATACAAGATCAGAAAGATTCTCGTAAGCCAAAGGGATGCCTGAATCTCTTATGCAAAGATACTTAATTTCTTTGTCTATGTAATACTTTCCGTTCTCTAAAATAGAATTATATACCCAAGGAATAGGATCGTCTACGGTACCTGAATGCTTTTCTTGAACAACCATATACAGACTTTCGGCTCCACCTCCCTGGCCAGGAACCCAATCAGCTTGTAGATTGTGATTTTGCCTTACTTCAAACAAAGTCCAATCCAAATCTGAAGGCTGGTTTTTACTACGAAAACGCTGCCCCTTTACAACAGCAGTTCCCATAGGAAGACCTTTGTCGCCATAAACTCCATCCTTATCCCAAATAGGATACAATCCTTTTATCTTAAGAGCCAGACTCTGGTCAGTATTCTCCAACATAGCCGGCGTATTGATCATCGCCCTCATGTACATGGCTGTAGCCTTCTCCGGATCGTTAGCTTCAAGGATCTTATTTTTTTCTATGATCTGATCCTTTGTCCTTGCCAACTTCTCAGGATATCCTTCATCCACTTTCATAGATTCAACTTCACTCCTGTCAATTTTAGAAGCTATTTCCTTTTCTATGGCAGCAGTACGATCATCGCATTCAGATTCATATACATGCATTTCATTCATTGCCGTATTAGCAATATCAAGCTCGTATTCTGAATCTGCTACAGATACGGTGTATATCCCGCTCCCTTTTGCTACATCAATATCGTTTTTAACCTTCTGCCTCATGCTGCTGTTATACCATATCTGTTTACCATCCAAGCTATAAGAGCGGACAGCATCAGAATAAGCATATTCCCTGGCCTCAGAAACTTTCTTATCCTTAGCCTTGGCAAGCAACTCCTCTTCAGTTGGTCCAGGAGGCTCCGGGTCAAGCTGCATGGCAACAACTTCTTTCACACTCGCATCAGGATTGTCTTGATGGATTTTTTCTTGATCGGAGTCAAGTTGAACCCATTTACCATCTAAGAAATCTTGGTAAGAATACCCTACTTCGTAAGAAGAGGAATCCAACTCGTATCCTTCCCAGTAAAAACCTTTTACGTTTTTATTTACATAAACCATACTCTATCCTTTCTGTTAAGCTTGTTCACCTACTCTGATAACTAACTTATCATTAATATACCAGATACTTAATTCTATAAAACTGTTTTTAGGTACTATTACGCTATCGCCTGACATACTCTGGAACTGGCCAGAGGTAGGAAGCGGCTGTGTGATGTCCGTGCCGGTGGTGTTGTTAACCCGCACCTGCCACTCCCTCCCAACATACTCAGAAGATACGGTCATAGACAGATTCGTAGCAGAAGCTACGTTGGCTATGATATTATGAGCACCTTTTGGTAATTTTGCCAATGTTGTAACAACCTTAGGGGGCATAGCCATAAAATTCAAATAAGACAATATCGTATTAGACAACTGAACCATATTGTTCATAGCCTCATATGTCTTATCTTGAATAACAACAAAAGTCCCCACCTGAATTTGTATATCATATTCAGGTGCGCCTACCGCTGAGTCGGCATTATAAAATGAGGCAAATACTATTTTTAATTTAAAATTATTTTCAAAATCATTACCTTCTAAAGAATAATTCAAATAATAATAATCACCACCTAACTTACCTAATGTGATATTGTTATTGTATGCATCCAAAACTTTTGCAAACGAATTTTCATCAAGAGATCCGGAATTACCAGAAAATATGGATAAATCAAGATAGCCAGAATCTACTCCGGTACTTACCATACCAAGCGATTCAAGTACCTTAGTTCCACCTTCTTCAGTAACCAAAATATATTCGTTATACACGTTTTTAGTTTCTGTAGATGCCACATCGTCTTTTACAAGATACATGACATTATCCTTCGCTTCTTCAACAGTAGGAAGTTTGCTAACAATTTGCTTCTTCCACCCTGCCGCCGAAACAGCATCATCTATGTACTGTTTTGTTACATGATCTCCCCATGTCATATTACTAAGAAGAGTCTTGCTACCGTCTTGACTTCCGGCAGGGGGAGCCGGAATGAGGCCTCCCTTGCCCGACTCCGAACTTGTTCCAGGAGCGGCCTGCACCACATTCTCAAGTCTGGAATCAACCTCCAGACCTTCGAATTTACTGTTATAACCTACTTCTGCCATTTTTTTATTTCTTGTTAATTTTGTCCAACAATTTCTTGATCTGGTCTACGATGTCCATCACCGCGCCAACCTTATTTTTTACGTCCTCAACCTTCTGATCGATCTTAGAATCCAAAGCCTTTAAACGGTCTTCGTTTTTACGATACACTAAATACAGGGCTAAACCGATGATTGCTATCGTAAGGATATTAGCCAAAACGCATCCGATTATTATCTGAAACATGATGATTATATGGTAGATAACGCTACCACACGCTTTAATTATTCAACTTTTTACAAATATAGTAATTACCCCAACCATAACAAGATCAAAGACGCTCGTCATTAACATCAGACACCCATTCTTTAGATGAAAGAACAGATTCAAACTCAGAAGAAGGGCTGTCATATACCGGATACGGATATTGAGGTTCGTCATCAGCCTGCGCGTCTAAAGACTTAAATAGATGGTCATAATGTTCTACGTGTAAAATAACCTTAGAGCCGTCTACGCTCGCTCTTGGGCTACCTATTCCTAATTCACGTCTCTTTTCTTCAGATACGGAATCATATACTTCTTTTGGTATGATAATGAATTTCATATTATTTTGCTTTTAAAGTTTGTAAATAGTTATATGCTTTGATACAGTCGTCTTTGGAGAGGATTCTTGGATAAATTGCAAGGTTCTTAAAAGCCATTTGAGTATATATTGTACTGTTATAACCGATTGACAAATTCTTACTACTACTTGTGATAGGTTGTTCTTCACTAAGTAGCATTTCCGACCAATCATCAAAATATACACGTCCATCTGAACAAATAGCCTTTAAAGATTTAGTGTTTAAAGATGAACTTTTTTCTGTGTTATTTATAAATAACTTCAATCCATTATTTTCATTAAACAAATAGAAAGATGGAGGCTTTATTAAGCCTGCAGCCTTTCTTTCATCAATTATAAACCTCCATTCCCCAACAACCGTAAAATCCTTACCCATTTCAAAAGCTGACGAAGTTATCTTATCATCCACCCCATCAGTAACCAGGTACCCTTCGTATTCGGGGATTTGCTCGATGGTAATATTACAGGAATCATTTACATTAGAGCATCTAAAACCATATTGAGTAACATCATTAGGAGAATTATAAGATGGTATTTCATAAATTCCATCTGTACTCAAATCAATTATTTGATTAGCTGGCTTATTTCCGAAATAAAATCCAGGAATAGAATTAGTTACTTTTATTTTTACTTTTTTAATTGATGAATCTTTATTTACAGCAGTGTACAGTACAGGATAATCAGCTAAAACAAAAGATTTTATATTAAAACTTTTGCTGGTTTTATCCGATATAACTCCATAATCTGGAATGCTTATCCAAGATGTATCATTGAAATTGTAAGCGTATTCCCCATACCCACTATTCCCACTAAATGCAAAATTAGACAGTACAAGATCATTACCATTGCCCGTAATGTTGGCAATAGTAGCACGATCTTCGTCCTCGTTGGTTTTGCCTACCGTTGTCCACGCTTGGTCGGGAAAGAGCCAGGGATATTGCTTTTTATACCAATCGAGAACCTTTTCATCGTCTTCATCGGTAGAGAAATATCCATTACAGATTGTTTGACCAGCAATAGCTGCTTTAGCAAAAGATGCATAAGTTGCATTCTTCCATAAATAATATAGCCCAGCGTTTTCCACCCAGTCCCCACACGTACCTGTTACAACTTTATTAGTTAATAAGTTCTTAATACATATATTATTACCATTTCGTTTACAAGCAAACAAATTAAGCCCATTAACAAAATCAGCATTTATATAATAGTCATTACCCGCTATAAAAGATACATAAACCAAAGACGAATATTGCATGGAAAAAGTTTTTTTGCTATCAGCTCCACACAAAATCATATTTATGCTCGGATTACTCTGAAACGGAATAAACGCCGTGTACACCGTATAGGTATCCTCGAAGTTAAGTTCCTTCTCTGTAACCGCAAAGTCGTCTACTCCGTCACCGAGGATAAAGCCTGGGTAGAGGGGTAGTTGTTCGATGGTAAGTTTAGATCCATACCATCTTTCAGGATATTTTTCTATAGATAAATAGAGAGCTTCTGCCAAAAAGTTAGACGGAATTATTTCATACACACCATCTTCTGACATGTAAAAACGATTGCCCAATCGATCATCCAAAAAAGCATCGCAACCTTTTGGTATGCCTGTTACTTTTAAAACGCAAGATTGACGTAATTTTATATTATGGTACAATAAACCCAATGAGGCATTTTCTTTAAATGTTGCTGTTATTTTAATGCTGTTTCTTTCAAAATAAGCCGCCGTTGTATTTATGCCCCACTCATCTATGTCTACAACATACCCGCCAACCCCGGACATTCCCTTCCAGGAGAAGTTTTTCAACTGTAGATCATGACCATTACCTGTCTTATCTACCCATACAGGATTGGCAGCCATCTGCTCATTGGTAAGACCGGAAGCTGAATATCTGGCTACGATACCTTCTATATCCGGGAAGGAATCTTCCTTGCATGGCAGGTCTAATATCATTTTAGCATACTCTTTAAAAGGTATGGAAGTAGGTACATAATACCCTTTGGATATAAGGGCTTGCCTTATATCCTCTTTGGTATTTATGATCCTCATTAACTTATCTGATATGGTTCCCATTACACTTCCTCCCCATTTATATAATCTAATACCGAACCTATGTCTCCGATGTCTGATTTTATTGACTCTCCTTGAGAATGTATTTCAATAAGTTTCTGATATAAGGTGTTATCCCCTATACGATTCTTATCTGTAGCTTGTTCTTCTATTTTGGATATCGTATCAGGATCTTCGTACTTAACACCATCAGGGCCATACCATTCGTCTGTTAAATTCGTGTATTTATGACGAACTGGAGTCGGTTTAGACTCCAGTGTTACTAAAAAATATTCGTTACAGCTCATGACAATAAGATTTAGTGGTTGCAACAATTACATCTACAAACTGTTCTCACGTAGCCAGAGGGAATAGCAGCCAGCGTCGTCCCTACGGCTATCGCCGGGTCAGTGCTTTCCATGACCGTAAGCGCCATCTTGTCCACGTCAAGGTCATTGTCGTAAACAATTTCTCCCTCAACGTAAATGCTCCCTGCATCAGAAACGTAGCAGTTTTTCACCTGTCTTATATGGCGCTGTGTAGCAGACGCAAAATCACACTCGATACTTAACCACCCTACCGGTATCTGATCGATATTGGATCCGATATTGTAATCAGGATCGGTTGTTTTAAGAACCATATGTCTCAATTCCCTTGTATTTCCGTATCCGTCCATTGTTATGTATGTACGGATCTGAACCTTGCCCTTTTCCGTCTTATAACAGTTTTCTACTATTTCAGTGTCGGATGTAGTAGCATCAGGGAAATCACAAACAATACGCTGCCATCCTTCTTGTATTTTGCTGAATGTGGCGCCTCTTTGTATATCAGGATCGGTCGTTTCTAAGACAATAAGATACTCGTCACGGACTCCTATTATGCTATCTACCGACCTGTATCCACCAAGATGTATTTTACCACCAGGAGTAGTATAACATTCATCTACGGACATAATATGTCTTTCTGTAAGATCAGGAAAATCGCATTCGGTTTTCGTCCATTCGTTAGGTATCTTATCTATTCTCGTCCACTGAGGATAGGCGGCGTCCGTTGTCTTAACAATATAATAATACTGTTCCCTTACACCAAGAACAGCATCAATAGACTGATAACCTTTTATATTAACCTTACCACCATCAGTCTTATAACATTCGTCCACTTCAACAATTTCCCTGTCCGTCATGTCAGGAAAATCGCAGACCATCCTCACCCAATCTTCGGGAATGGAATCCATCACGGTTCCTACCTTAATATCAGGATCGGTTGATTGAAGAACGGTATAAACCTCTTCCCTGGCTCCAAGGATGTTATCTATGGCTATCAAGCCTTCTACCTGAACTTTCCCTTTTTTAGTAGTGTAACATTCAAGAACGTAAGTTACGTCTCGCTCTGTCATGTCAGGAAAGTCACAAATCATTCGAACCCAATTTTCCGGAATTAGCTTAAAAACATGGCCGGCAGGGAAATTATCGTCCGTCGATTGAATAACGGTATAAATAGACTCCCTGATATTTATCTTGTCATCTATGGCTTCTAATCCTTCTATTTCAACCTTACCATCAGGAGTTTTATAACATCTGTTGACGAACGTAATGTCACGTTCTGTCATATCAGGAAGATCGCAGTCGATCATAACCCATTCGTCCGGTATTTTAGTAAGAACCTTACCTACCGGATTATCCATGTCGGTACTGTCGGTAATTCTATGGGTTTCTTTAAGAACATCCATCTGATCATTAAGAAGATACCAACTCCATACTTCAACCTTTCCACCAGGTGTACGGTAACATGTTTTGAAATCTTTGATAACTTTCTCAGCTATGTTAATCCACTCCCATTCGGTTGTGGCCGGAATACCAGAAACAGGATGCTTCTTGCCTTCTTCGTCAAGATACCAATAACAGCCATTTAAGGACACAACCACTTGGTAGATTTTGTCCCCTATTTTTATACCGGATTTGCTGTCATCTACCGGTTGGGAGGAACCCCATTTTCCAACTATGTTAGTTATTTTATCGATGCCCCTACCAAAGGCACCGGATAAAAAATCCACGCCATTCATATGAAATTGATCTATTTCAAATTATTTTATTACAAAAAAGGGGGTGGAGGACCAGCCTCCTCCCCCTTGGGATATATAGAAAAAAGGAAAATCAAATCTTGCAGGGCTTGATATTTGCCGAAGCAGCCAACAAGTCCATAAGGTCTTGAATACCTTCGTGAGCACCGTACGGTACATGGAAGTGTACTGTAATATGATCATCAATTACCCTACCGAAGCCGTTAGAATAACGCGCCGGCTTCAACGTTACTGAATAATCAGCATACGGAGCCAACAGGTCTAAGCGGGTTTCTTCGTTGGTAAACATCCGTTCCATAAGTTCTTGGTGAGTCTTACGGAAGTCGAAGAACATACGTTGTTCGCGTTCTTTATCCAGCAATTCAGCGCCAAGGTGAGTACGCGGAGCCCAGTGCTGTTTGTATTCGGTATGGATCGGGTTGAAGTACGTGCTGATAGCCTCGCGCTGTTCATCCGGATAACCACCATTTACAGCAATACGAACAGATCCTTCTTGGAATGTCAGACGGTCAATCAAACAGTCAGACGGAGAAATCATGTAGTCAATACCACGGAACAAAATACCGCATTTGCAGTTCTTAGGAAGCGGGTCTGCGATAATAGACTGATCTTCTGCTACAGCACCCAAACGTTTCCAATTACGTCCACGATAAGATTCGGGCGCTTTCGATACAAAGAAGTCTTTGAAGATTTTATCGCATTCGTCGCAAACCATGTTAGTAACTACAACGGTTTTAAACTTGTGCTGACATCCACCAGGTGTACCATAATCTTCGATTGTCAGATACGGGAATGCTGCCTGTAATTCTGCTTTTGCACTACCACCACATTCATCATCCGGCAACGTAATTTCATAAGCTTCTTTCGAAATCTTACAAGAACCACACGCTTCCCAGCTGACATGTGTAACAGTAGGATTGTTACACATGTCAGCAGTCTTAGCCACGAACGTTACTGTTGCAGTCGGGTTGGATTCCACAAAAGTATCGATGTCAGCCTTAGTAAGTTTCTTGCTTACAGCTACAGTGTACATTCCTACACCACCATCCTGTGCAGCCGTTTTCTTAGCTGTGCTGGCAACAGCGTTTTTCAGATTTTCTACAGTAGTAGATTGGTCTACACCGTCATCTTCCAATGTTACAGCATAAATCAAACCGCCATCTACCTTAGTATATCCATCAGGACACTCTTCGCAGCCTTTCATAATAGAAGACAGCTTTTGAGTATAATCAGCAGGCTTGCCGCCTTCTTTCATCACCTGATATTTGGAAGTAGAAAGATGACGTCCGACTCTCTTGATATCCAAACCAGGATAAGCAGCCTTAAGCTGAGCCAGGGCATAAGCATCACCGGTATCACACATTTCCATACAATAGAAATTCATGTCGGTTTCCACCGGAGTTTTTTCCAACTCGTCACAAGAATGAATAGGATGGATTTCTACAAAATCACCTACCTTTCCACCACCTGCAATCGGCTGATTCTTGATACGTTCGATTGTTTTCAAGATAGCAGCCAAAATATCAACATCTTCGCAAGGATCACATTCTGAACACATATCCTCACGACCAGGACAGTTTTCGAAAATGATGTAATCATCGATATTCACCTCACCCATCGGATAACCACGAAGCTCGAACAAACGTCCTGTCAGCTTAATATGAATAGGGATACGATCGCCTTTTCTTGCTGTAATAGCAGTATTATCGTCAATTCCGTTATAACCGAAAATAACTTCATCTACTTTAATTTCTTTGCTCTTCGGAGCAGAAGCATACACTTCTATAATTTCATCAATAGCAAACGTAGGTGTAGAGAATGATTTATCATCAGATACACGGTCGTTCACCATCTCATTACGTCCAATTCTGATCTGGAAACGTTGTTCGTCCTTACGATATCCTTTCAAGTCTTTCAACGCTTTCAAACCATCTTTAGTCTGCTCACCATCCAAATCATAGATAGCGATCTGACCTTCTTGAAGCAACAAAGAATCTACGTCCGCCAACTTAGCGTGCGGAGGACAGATAATGTGTCTGTCATACGGTTTATGGATAGCCATAGCCTTATAATATTTTAAAAATTAGTATTCTGTTATCTGTCTCAAAAATAGCGATAGTCATATAAGCAACAAAAAGCATTAGGAATTAATTAATTCTTAATGCTTTTTGATAGTCTTTAATTTAGGACACGCCTTTATTCTGCTATAAAGGAGATTGGACGTTGTTTGAGTCTATTTGATAACGTCCGTATTCGCTTTCATTCAAAGCAAATTGCTTTTCAATCATGTTAAGGATAATACCAATTAATTTGTCATCTAATTCAGGATCTATATCGGTTGAATTAGAACCATCGGATTTAACATATCCTTCGATGTCAACTTCCTTAGGATAGCGGTAATACGTAAGATAAACGGTGTCTACGTCAAAACCAGACTTGTACACCCTTACCGAATCTTCGCCTATAGTGTAGAACGTTTCCCTAAAATCAAAATCAGGTTTGTTAAAAAAGTCGGCAAGAAGCTCATGCGGGTTTTCGTTCTTAGCCTCCCACATGGTAAAATCAGTGACCGTGCATTCACCTTTGGTAAATACGCCTGATATGTTTGAAAAAGAAAAGAAATCAGAAGGCAATGAAAACAAAGTGCTTTCCGGATTATCTTTATCTCCTTTCTCGTCAAGTTCTTTTGAATACACAACCAACTTTTGGATATAACGTATATCCTCTTCATTTTTCTTATCAAGGATATAACGAACAAGGCGGTTTTGTTCGTCATTAAAAAGCTGAACAAAACGTGCCTTGTCAAGTTTTATACCACCGTTGGTCATGTTTTCTTCAGCCTTCTGTAAGGCTCGGAGATAACAATCAACAATCTTCATAAATTATTCTTTTTTGTCAGCGTATTGATCAATATCGAAACCTTTCTCATCTTCCTTTTTCTTCTTGTCAGACTTAGTGCCTTCTATTTTTTTATGCTTGTTCTTTAAAGCGTTATACGCTTCCAGGACACGTGACTTAGTTTCTAACATAGACTTATTGGAAGCAAGAGCCATAGATGCAGAGATGGCGTCGGCGCCCAGGAGCTCGCCATTCAGATACAGTCCGTCGGTGTTGACGGTGACAGCCAGGCCCTCAATCATTTCCTTGATCATACGATGGAATTTAATCACCTGCATCCCTTCGGAAGATTCGTCGTCAGATAAGAACCTTGAGCTTGCTTCTTTATACATGTCAACGTTCGTATTCTTGGCGTCAATCCAATTAGTGAATATGTATTGAACCATGCTCTGATCAAGCTCTACGCTGTATATGATGTCAAGATACAAAAGCAGATCATAGATGCTTTTCCTTTCAGCCTCAGATCCTTTCAGTTTGTTCATGAACTCGTATAAAATATCAGCCTTGTCAATCTGACGTTGTTTCCTGATATCTACGGCGGTAGTCTTGTCTTCTACACAATAATAAGATTCGACATACATCGGATTACCGTCTTCCTCTTTAGGAGTAAGAGACTTGGATAAAATAGCTATATACAGCTCAAATAAATCACGAACGTCATTAGTGTAGAACAAACGACCATCATACAAGTCAATTCTGTAAGAATCCCAGAAATCGAAGTTCTTTTGGTCCAGGTCCTCATTGACAGTTTCTTCAAACGGATACCGAATATTCTTAATACGCATATCCATTTCATTCTTCTTGTCTTCAAGTGAGTAACCTTTATAACATGCTGAATTGATAAAGAAACCTGTATCATACACCCTAAGATCCTTGTCCCATCCACAACAAGATACTGTCTTGTTCCCAGGGAAAGGAGTCTTGGAAATGCCTCTTTCCTGATATCCGGAAGGAGCTTCTTCATCCATCTTACCTGTTATAACATAAATAGAGTCGGAATATATTTTCATTCCTCCTACGGTAGCCAGCAGTTTCTTAGACTCATGGCTTTCTTCAAAAATCTTTTTTCCCATCTTTTATATATCCTATGAAAACAAAATTTGCGGCCGGTTTTAAAGCCGACCGCAAGTTAATATTAAAAGTTATGATCACAAAGAACTTGGTAACAATTCAATTGTTACGAACCGGCTGGTATCTTTTACCCAACAAGCCGATACAGAGTGGCACCAGAATTGTTCTGACATACGAGGATGGCTGGATACAATTTCTTGAGCCGATACCCTGGATGACCATCTACCTTGTTCGTAACCCCACCACATAGAACCAATATCAGGCTTAACGTAGAATACGTTGCTGTTGATATTACCAATACGAGCTTCGGCTGAAGCAGGAATACCGGCGAATGCATTGGAATATTCAGGAGCGGTCAAGTCTTCCATAATACATGAATATGATGTGATAGGAGTCATACCGTCTACCAACTGGCTTCTATCTACCATATCAACGTAATCCAAAGAAGGTTCGTGTTCTACAATGACCTTACCAATACCCGGAATAGTAACACCCTTGATCTTTACAGGTCCTAATTCAAGAGCATCGTTTGATCCTGTTACCGGGTTATTGATGATACGTTCTGTACCCATAAGAGGAGCCAAAGCACCTAATTGAGCGAAGAACTCATCACGGAAGATTTCAACGATGTTCTTATAAGCCATAGCACCTACCTTGAATTTCATTACACGATTTTCAATCGGCATATCGCTACGACCACGGAAAATATAGTCGGCAGCAGCCAGGAAGTGTTCACGCTTGATACCGCCCGGACGTGCATATGAGATAACGAAACCACGGCGAAGTTGATGGTACAAACCTTCGTTTTTCATCAAAACACCATTATGACCCTTGACTCTACCTCCACGCATGAACATAAGTTCGTATGCTTCCATCTTAGCCAACTCAGCTAAGCAGAACAAAGACACTGTATTAGCTACACGCGCTGTACGCATATCAATGCTTCCGTCACCAAGACGAGAACTGATGATAGCATAACTTGCATCACCTCCTCTGATTTCAGAAAGCTGACGAACTTTCTGGTAAGCCTTGTCGATGAAATTCTGTGTGCGTTCGTCCGCATAAGCCAAAGACTTAATACCAGCGTACATAGTCGTTTCACCTTCAACACCACGGTGTCCACCAAGCGTAAATTCACAAGTCATAGAACCAGCCTTAGAAGCACCTCCTACACCAGAGAACTGAGTAGAGAACTCACCAAGAACGTTTGTTACCTTCCAGTATTTAATACCGGCACGAAGCATGTCTTTCGGGAAGTATTTAGCACGAGAACGACCCCACAGCTTACACCAGTATCTCCAGTTTTCACCTTCTTGTTTAGGAGGACGCTCTGTAGAGATAAGAGCCTGGCAACCGTTAATCACATCGTAAGTAATAACATCTCCTTGTTTAAATTGTGCATTCAACACAATTTCGAAGAAGCTTTCATCAATACCAGGTTTTGCATATTTCAAAGACGTGTCTTCTACTGTAACCACCTCATACGTTTCTGATACCGGAAGATCATAACGGAATGAACCATTGATGCCATTTACGGTAATAGTAGCATCCTGTTTGATCATACCCATATACATAGGCAGAGGATAGTTTGTAATGTTAGAAAACAACTCAAGCATACCCAGATGGTTCTTATCCGGATCTTCGTAGTACCAATCTTCTAAAGAGCTAAGATCGTGTTCTACGATACTTTGCTTAACGACTTTAGCGTCGGTATATCCAATCACCGTGTCACCATTCATGGTGGCCGGGAAATTTTTTGTTAAAAGTACATTAGCCATGAACGAAAAAATGTTTTAATTTTTAATCTATACTGATTTCATCGAACTTCAAACCTTGAACTTGATCACCTTTATCATCTACCGGAGCCACCCTCTTGTCTTTATTTGTATGGCTGATGAGCTTATAAATTTTCTTTTTCTCATCAACTACAGCTTGATTCGACTTCTGTTTTATGAACTCTCCTGGGTTCATAAGAAACATAATCAAATCTGGCGCTTCTTCCGGATTCATCATCATCTCCCTTACCCTATTAAATGCTTTGGTAATTCCGGGATTCGATTCAGAAGGTTTTAGGGCAAAATCAAGAGCTTTAGATACCATAGTGTCATTTAGCTGATACTTTGCCTGGATAGAAGACTTAAGGTCTTTCTTATACCTTCTAAAATCTTCTGCATCCTTCGCCTTCTTTTCGGCAGCCTCTTTAGTACGTTGCTGGATAATATCATCCATTCTCTTATCAAGCTCAGCCTTATACTTTATAGCCTTTGCTTCAACATACTCTTCACCTTTATTGATAATGCCTTTGAAAAACTCATCAGCTTCATCTTTAGGCAACCCAAGAAGATCAACATAATGGCGAACGATCTTTATCTGATCTGCTTTGTTTTCAATGTCAAGCTTTTCTATAGGAGCGACATTCGTATCATATTGCTTAAGAATATCAACGATATTCGCGCCGGCCTTATCAGCCTGGATAAGCTTCTTAGTAATATCAGAAACAGAGGTAACATCTATCTTATCCTTAACAATGTCCTCTTTCTGGCTTTCAATGACTGTAGATAGTATGTCACACAATGAATCTTCTTTACTAAAATCAAGATCATTGATAGTAATCTCTTCGCCGTTTTCACCGCTAAACACCACATCTTTCAAATCGGGAATGATTCCCCTTGAAGAAAGGGCATCCAATACTTTTCTGTAATTGATAACCGGGGTCTCTACCTGATCCTGATTAACATCAACTACATTCTCTTCTCCTTTTTTATCCTCTTTAGGATCAGGAGTAGGATCAACAACCAGCCCTTCTTTAATTTGAGAGCCTTCTTCTACAGGCTTCTCATCTTTTTTAGCCGGTTCATTACCATTAATAGGCAGAATATCTTCTTCCCTATTATAAACATCATCAACTGGACCGATACTAAAAATATCGTCCAATTCTACTATTCCATTTTTTTCTAATTTTCCCATACTGCAAAAATATTTAAATACCTATATTTCAGACAAAAAACTTATAAGTGTTTAATCTTCACTAAAAATTAAATATCCCCAAATTTTATTAGATATTTTCTAATGAAATTTGGGGATATTTAATCCTTAATTCTTATTGATTCCGGCTACATACCTTTTGGTGGCATCTTCCCTCGCTCGTTGAGCAAGCTCTTTGGATTTTAATTTTAACTCTTCCATTTTCATTCTCATTTCATCATCATGAAGTTTGGAATCGTTTTCAATTTTCTTATCCTCTATCCTTTCCTTACTTTCTATATCAGCCTGCCTTACGGTCTGATCTGAAACAGAAGCCAGGAAGTTGAGGGAGGTGGCGTCGCTCTTGGCGTCTGCCGCCCTGCCTGCCGCCTGGATCTTCTCTTGAAGTATCCTGTATTGACCTTTCTTGTCTTCCAAGGCAAGTTCATGCTGACGTTGCTTATCCTTCTCAGCAGCTTCAGCTTGTATCTGTTGCTGGTTAAGCTGCATCTGATTCTGTTGTTGCTGCTGCATCTGACGCTCGTTGTATGCGCGAGTATTCCTTGCATTCTGTATAAGTTCCACCATAGAATCTGATGTGAAGATAGATGCAAGATCGTAAATGTCTCCTCCGGCCGTATTTAGCTGCAACATAAAGGTCTTGAACTTTTCAAGCTCATCCCTTTTCTTCGAGTTGGATAAAGCTTGAACACCAAGATGCCTTAGGCTAAGACCGTCGGTTCCTATAGATAAAAACGCTCTGGTAAGGTCACTTTTTGTGTACATTACAGAAATATCCTTTCCTTCTTCCTGGCATTGTTGAGCGACAGCCAGATGAAGATCCAAAGCGCGTTTCTTGAAGTAACCGAAGTTATCAAAGTATATCTGTGTTTGTAACATAGATGCTGTAACGCCCTGCTGGACCCCGGTGGCAGTCTCATACCTGTTGGGACCGTTAATTACTTGAGGCGTGATGCCAACCATTTCAAAACACTTCATCCTTGACCATTCAGCAAGCTCCATTCTTGTTTTAAGCTGCTCTGTCTGCGACAAATCATAGACGGCAAACTGGTTGAAAGGAACACCGCCTTTCGTGTTTTGAGATGAGGTATCTAATGTCAGAGCTCCTACAGACTTAGCCACATCAAGAAGGTTAGCCCATATATCAGCCACATCTTCACCCAAATCCTTGTATTCACTTGGAACCAGATTTATATCCCCTAAGAAGAATTTACCGATCTCCTTTTCAAGAATATTGTTTATCTGATTTATGGAGAAATTATAAAATATTTGATATGGCTGAATCCTGTTGGCCATAGAAGTACCGATATATCCGGCAACGGGTAGAACAAAGTCATAGATGTTACTATCCCCTTTTATCTGGTGATCGATAGGTTCTCCATCCAGATACAGGTTATCCTGAGCGAGAGCCCCGCCACTGATCTTAACCCCGTACCTTACCTGTGGAACGTAATCTACGAAATAGGTATTAATCTCCGGGTTCTCCATTCCCTTACTCATGGTCCTGGTAATTTTCTTAATACCATTTTCCTGTAAAAAGTCCTGAAGAAGCTCGTCGGTTACCATTTCGGTAGTTACTAATCCGGTTTCAGTTTGGTAGGTAATTACATACACCTGAGCTGGGGATACCCAATATGATTCAGTTACCTGATACAAATCACTACGAACATGCTCGTCGCTCAAAATCTGGGCACGGTTATAGTAATTACCATGCTCTAAATTTGGCATGAATCTGGTTCTGTGATATTCGTTGCCATTACTATCGTATCCGGTATATGTGCCGGCTGGAATACCGTAATAATCTTCATAAGCTTTTATAGAGGCATAATCATTATATCCTTTCCAAGGTATTACCTTATTCTGATATAACATCCCTACACTCGCCGATTTGGATAAACTTACATAGCTCCCATTATCACCATTATGATAAGTACCATTGAAATTATCAGCACCCCCTATAAGCTTCTGCTTGTCTTTCGCCGTAAGAAGATGCCCCCACCTTACTATAATATCATTGGCAGTATAATAATGAACACGACCAATATAATCCCCATATTGAGGATACTTGCTATCTAATGTCTTAGAATAAAACGTATTCAACGGAGACCACCTCTCCGGCTTATAATAGTCGTATCCTACATGATAATTTCTAAAGCAACGACCGGTAAGAAGATAGTCAATGAAATTCTCGGTGTCTATCTCATCCATGTAAAAACGCCCCCTGTCCGCCTCAAGCGTATGAGAACCCCATATAACCTCGGCGGTCTTCCATTTTGTATTCATGAAATTCTCTATCTCAGGAGGAGTCATAGATGCTTTCACCTCTTGTATCTGTTGAGCATAAGCCTGCTTTTCTTCTTCGCTGGCAAAATTATTATAATCCGGATCCAATCCTCTATTTAATAACTCTTGCCTAACCCTTCTGTCCAATTCCTCTCTAATGTAATTATAAAGAAGATTTTCCTTCGTGTCAGAATACTGATTCACTTCAGATTCGTCCAATCCAACTACATTATACTTATCAGAAAGGTTGCCCAACCATCCTACAAAAGCATTTACGATCGTACCTATTATATCATAATGACGTAAGAATGATGGAATATTCACATTATCCCTTATAGACTGAACATCCTTAAGATAAGGAATTACATCTTTCAGTTCCATAAATGACAGCTTGCCTTCCATCATCCTATAAAAATCCTTGAACTTTTGGTTCTCATCAAGCTGCTTCAAACCAATCAATTCAAGAGAATCCATAGTGGCTTTAAACCACTCCCTGGTTTTTCTCTTGGTAGGTATCGCCTGCACCGGCAACCCTGAAAATACTCCTCTGGCCGGAAAAGCCTGATCTCTATTAAAATACTCCATGAGCTATATGTTTTTTCACAAAGATAGGTAAATTGTTCTACCTATCTCATTTTGTAAGGGTTATGTCTTCTTACCGTAAATCCTTTAACCTGCTCTGTCTTCCTACGTTCTCTCTTCTTTTGATTCTCCTTCTGAGTCGTACTTTCAGGCATGTAACCCATATCATCATAATACTTAGCCAGAAGAAGAGCGTGGCCGAAGGCTATGATACGGTCGGTGTTGATCCCAGGACCGAAGGCTATGATCTCATCAAGAAGTTCTATATCAGGGATACGGTAAATACCTTTCTGTGTTATTTCATTACCATCATCATCATACCCAACAACAACATCCTCCCAGCAATATTGAATAACGGTATTGAAAAGCATGCGCTGATTGGGAACCGTAGGAGCCAAACCGAGCTTGTTGTTCTGACGGGCGCCAGCACGGATAATCTTACCGGCAAGACGTTCGCCATCTTCCAGCAACATAAGCTGCTTATTTCGTCTCGTAAGATAAAATTCATACATTCGGTCGGCATTCTCCATAAGACACTTGGCCCCATACGCTTCTTGAAGTATTTCACAATTCCTACAAAAATCATCAGAAGATGGAGGACGTGATGCGTATGATGCTACTATGCAATAAGCAAATGGATCGTTGATTTTTACATATCTTTTAAGTACATAAAACGAACCAACAGAATCAGTATCAGCCTTGTCAGATTTATAGGGGTCAAGCGATGAAACATAAGTGTAATCAAAAACACCTCCTTCTTCTGGTGGATCCTCATATATAACAACAGGAGAATCTATGTTACCACCTTGAAACGGATAATCAGCAAGCTGCTTATCACTAAAATTATACCCCATTTTCATGCCGTCTATCTGATAAATATCCACTGTTTTACCAGGTCTACCTTCTTCAAGAAGACGGCTTTTGTGCTTCAACGCATCTTCTACCGGGAACCTATTTACGTTCGTATTAAGGAAACAATCATCTATAGACAAAGGGAATGCCATTCGTTCCTGGACGTATAAAGCCCTATCCTTTTTGACAAGTTCGTCAAGACGTGATTTTATTATTCCAGTATTTTTATCAAAATCTGAAACTTTTATTTTTATCTTCTTAAGACCGGGAGCATTCTCTACTCCAAGATACTTATCAAGAGTCGTTTCTTTCTTTTCATACGCATGAGACATCTGGGCCGGAACAAAGCATCCAGATTTACATATACGCCATGTTGGTTTAATAACTCTCTTATTTAGAATATCATAATTCATTATAATAAATCCATATTCGTCCGGAGAGTTCATGATTTTCTGTGCATCTTGAGACTTTTCTACATTACCGCCAGTGTTATGAGTTATAATACCATTTGCTATATAAGTGTGAGTATCTGATGCGGTGAGGTTGTAAACAGGCTTAATTCCTATATACTCTATCTTATCTATCCTTTCTATTATCACTCCATCTAAATATTTTGACCTAAAAGATCCAAATGTGCTAAAATTAGAACCGAATTTCCTTATAGAATCAAGTTTCTCTCTTCTATATCCTATATCTGTTCCAATTATATCACAATATTTAAGCATGGATAATTTATCCAATATATTACATACATATGAATCAAGAATAATTGATCTATCTGCTGGATTTTTAGATGGGCTATAAGAAATAGTACTATGTATTCCAAATTTAAAAAGAACATCCTTTACTTCTTCAAGAAGATGCCTATTACAAGATCCTAAACTTATACGATGATCCCTATTATTGTTATTAGAATAAAAAGTAGCATCAGCATCAAAATACCCCCTAATCATCATAATAACATCCTCTCTTCTATATGAATGTATATTTAAAGGAAGTGTTTTGTTTTTTTTAGTCTGACCATATATACCAAGTTCCCTTAACTCATGGCATATACCTTTTATTCTTATTTCCCTATAGTCTTTTCCGTCCTTAGTCTTATACTGTTTCTCTATACAACACTCATATTTAGATCGTATATAATCATACACCTCATCATCACTGGTAGACACAATAGGAGTCTTATCAAAACCATAGCTCCCATCCCCTATTAGAATGCCAACAAGGTATGGATCAAACATTTTTTTATCTCCCCATATATCCACACCATCTGATACACATATTTTACGTCCAACTCTAAGAGAATCAGCCCTTCTAAAATCAGATCCAAAGTACCTAAATTTACCCTTCCTTTTCTTTACAACAGTCAATATGGGATGATCCCCACTACATTCAAGTACCCTTCCTCTTTTTGTTGTTATTCTATAACACTCTTTCTCGGCAGGAGGTTTCATCCATGTTATGTCTTGACTTACAGCTTTTGATGATATATTATCGAATCCTATTATTCCATCTTCTTGTTTTAAATCCTCTATCCTACACGGTTCTCCGTTTGATTTGTACACTATTGTACCAGCACAACAACATCCAGCCATCAAACAAACGCCCCTCATTCTACCATGCATCATATGAGCCGGCCTACCGGCAAGCCATGCTCCAAGCACCGGAAATTTACCTACCTCATCATATATAGACGTATATGGAGTTCCGCCTGCGGTCTTCAATGAGCCTCGCGTCTTTCCATCATCAACGTTGGTAATTCTTATTCTGGCATGAACATCACGTTGGTTGTTGATGTTTCTTGTACCTAAAACAACTTCTTTAGTCCAGTCGTTACCGGTCCTGTTTATAGTAAGATAAGGAGGAAGATTATCAAGTCCAAACTCAAGATACTCTCCCATATTGGCAAGGTCTTCTTTACTTGCTCCAATAACATTATGCGTCAAATTGTACGTCATTGTAGCATTACGAGCCAGAAGAGAGCTCATTATGGCCGTATTATGAGTAACGATGTAATTGGTGGTCAAAAATAAATGAGAGTCATTATCAACGGTTATACAAGTGGCATGCTCCTTTCCGTATATCGATATGGATCTTATTTTTAATTCCTTACGATTCCTTGATAGTATAAGTTTGTTCCCCTCCAATTTAGCATACCAACCTGAAGCCCAAAACATACGTTGTACAAAATTTATGACATCCATGTCAATATGAGACAACGTAAGCTCTTCTTCTCCGGTTACTACATTTCTGAAAGAACGAATGAAATTTTCTATAAAATCTTTTTTTTGATCTATGGACGATCTTAAAAATTTCTTACAAATGTATTTATCGAAAAACATATCCCCACCATAGCCACCGAGATAAGCCGCCAGCATCGAGGCGTAAGCCGACGGAGGAACCGGCAGCTTTGCCGTAGGGTAGTTCAGGGCCTCACCTACTGGAATAGACATACTCTTATAATCCAATCCGGCTATGGCTCTAAGACTCCTAACATGCCATTTTCCTCCATGATTGACACGCCATTGATGATTACCGCAGCAAATAACATTACGACCGTCTTCGAATACGACTCTGTAGGTAGTTACTTTTCCTTGAGGATAGACACCTACGACTTCTACCAAATTACCTTTATCGTCATATATCTTATCCCCTACAACGATATTTCCTATCATCTTTTCCCGGTCCTCAAGATAAAGTATCTCAGAGTCAAGAAGGGCTTTTCCAAAACGACGGCACCCGAACATGAATATTCCTTTATTCTCTTCTTCAGCCTGCTTTAGAAATTCGGCAAACATCCATTCATTATCACGAAGCTGAGAATTTCCAGGAATACGATCATCTCCTACGTCAATCATCATCTTCCAGAAATTGATATGCCAGTATAGCCAAGGATGGATAAATACACCATTTATGGTAACACCGTTAAGGAGTTTCATAGCCTCATTCTCCCAGAATTGCTTGACATCATCGTCTTGCTCTTCATAAGAATAAAGGTCATTCCATAACGGAATATCGTTACCCATATTTATATAAAGTTCTTTACTATCAAAATTCATAACAGAACTACTTATCAAACTTGTTCTTAGCTTCATTCTTAACAAAAGACTGAATACCTGATACTGTTTGTCCTCCTTTTAGGCTTTTCTTGTTTTTGGCAGCCTCAAGCTGATTATAGACATCCATTATCCCACACATCTTAATATAAGATTCAGTCCATTGCATTAAGCTATCAGACAAGCTTTTTTGAAACCTAAATTCTTTCTCCCTCTTATCGGAATCTTCTATTTTATCCCAAGGGTTTTCAGATAGATAACGTTCTGCCTTATCTATCTGATCCCTTAGCACAAGAAGTTTCCGATCTACGTAAGAGACATCATCATTAGTCGGCTTTCTTACCTTCATTATTCACTATTTTTAAAAAATACTCATACTGAGACTTAAGCATATTAAACCTGTCTTCAAGAGAAGATGGATCAACACGATACTTGCACATGTTTTTTATTCCTTCCTCAACAGATTCTTCCTTGAACATAACAGAATCAGTATTATTGTCAACGTACATAATAAAATCTGATTCTCCGTCGTTTACTATCCTGTCAAGAACCTTCTTGCTGTCATCATCTATGTTAAGATCATGACCGGCATTAATAGATAACCTGTAAACTGCCTTTATAGAAGAAGATACTTTCAGCATCTCTTGTTGATACAAGTTGGTCATAAACGACTTTTCCTCCAAATCAATAAAGTCTTCTAACTCTATGTTGTTTTCCTCATCCTTCTTCCTAATAATATCCTTAGTTATCTCTTCCATCTCCTCTCCCACCTTATCTTGCGCAGACAGTAGATGGTTGTAATAAGAAATAAGATGCTTTATATCTGAATCAAAATCAATCTTCTTCATTGTCAAGAACCTTTTTATCATGAATAATAACGTCCATCAACTCCATTGATAAATTATAATCAGCCACTTCAAAAAGCTCGCTGTCTGTCAGCGTCCTTAAAAAAGAAACAGACAATCCTCTTTTCTTTGCAAAAGATCTAAGTACGGCATAGAGAATGTCCCCGGCAGAATAATCGGGGAGATCGTCACAAGATGCCTGCAACATAGAAAATAAGGACTTCCTTTTATCCTCGCATTGTAAATGCCTTGCTTTACCACATCCGCCCATAACTTAACTTTTTTGAATTATAGTACCTTCAAAATTAAACGGAATCGATTCCTCTTTTTGAGACCCATCTTTTTGATAGTGAACAGTCATGTGCTTTACGAATCTTCCTATTCCAAATCCTGCTGTATGTATCTCTATATTGAACTTAAAGTGACGGGAGTCTATGATATTCAAATTAGATGACGTACAGTCACAAGATGTCTCTGATGCTGTTATCTTCATATCATGCTTCGACTCAAGAACGAATGAAAACTTTATACTGTTTCCTTTTTCTATCGGTTCGAAAATGATTTCAAATGATTTACCGTCTTTAGAGAGGTCAATATTGTATTGCTTGTCATCTGTAGAAATAACATTAAATTCATCAGAATCCATTGTGATAAGTTCCAATCTATTCCATCTTGATTTCTCATCATAAAAATCAATAGAATACTGACGATCCATCCACGAAGGACGGGGAAGCCCCTCCCCAAGCGCACATTCCTCTGTCTTGCTCCAGGCCTTCTGCTTGATGAAGCACGTACATACCGAACAACGATTTTTACCTATTTTCTTGCTTACGTATAAAGAAAGAGGAAGCATAGAGTTAGGGACGTTCTTGGTATTGAATTTACATCCCTCACACTTTTCAAGACGTTCCTTGTACCAATCAGGATAATCTTCTTTTTTTCTTGGAAGTTTTTTTAATATCGTATCCATAAAAGCATCGTATATAACTTCCGCTTGCAAAATCTTTTTCATGACTTATCTGTTAAATTCCTGTTCTTGAATATTTTGTATTTCACTAAAACTATGTCCCTTACGAGATTTAAAGATAGATAATTTGTTGTGTTTTATCAACATATCCCCACCTTTTATCTCACCTGAGTCATAAGCATCCTTTATCATCCTTATCTTAATATCAAGGCACTGAAGTTCTTTTTCCTGATACTTAGATAATTTTTCTACCTTGGATTTAAGACGCTCAAGATTGTGTTTGCGCCTCTCCATCTCATGAAGGTTACAAACCATATCACCCACATACGGGAACGATACAGACACGTTATCTGTGTACGTACATAAGTTATTGGCATAAGAAATACTGGCTCTGAAAACGTCACGTATTTGGTTTCGGTCGTAAACGCCCCCAGTCTTATCCATCACATCATCTATAATATGTGACTCAAATGATATAGGGAAATCATTCTTCGGCATCGGATTCAAAAGTTTTCTTTCTATAAAATAAAGAAACCAACGCACATTGATCTCTTGAACCCTCCAATACAAAAAGACGGTGCATGTTCTCTATATCCGGGCACAAACACCTTGTCCTGTAATTCCCTTCACGGTCAATCAAAATACCACGCTTCTTCATCTCCGTATCCAAAACCGATACATATTGAAGATCGGTACTAAAACAATGAGAAAACTTCTTCTTGGTCTCATACGAATATCCAAACACAAAATAATAGGCAAGAAGATTTAAATGCCTCGCATCTATGACATTCTTCTCATTACCAGAGGCCATTAGGTATCCGTTATAAAACAGAAGTATCTTCTTAGCCATATCTACCGTATTGGAATAAGGTACTAAAAGCCTATAAGCCCTATTACTAACATCTTTATTATCACTTTCTTTCATGAGATTATCGTTTTGATACAAAGATAAGGATTAAGGATTTATAAATTTAAAATTAACGTATTTTATGACAATAGATTCAGGGTTTGTCCCGATATTTGCACTGTGACATTAAAAAAATAAGTTCTTGTTGTTTGATTCTTGAATTTTATTTCTACATTTGTAGCACGTTACAGATGTAGAAATAAGATAAAATGAAAAACAAGAATATAAAATATTAAGTGTCTTGTTTTTTGTTGATTCTTATTCTTCTTCATCTGTAACGGGGTTTTGGAGATTATCTGCAAAAAGACATGAATCGGATGGATATCTCCAAAAATCCATCCGATTTTTTTTTGTTACAGATTATGAAGCTACAATTAGGTAGAAATATTAACATAAGTCTTAGACTTTTGGAACAGTGGTCAGATGATTCGCTGTTCATGGAATTGTATGCTTTATACTGTATGATAAAAATCTCCCGCCGGGATTCGAGAATAAGATTCAAAAACCAGAAAGATCTTCTTCATAAACTTGGAATCGGGTATTCGAAGTTCAAGAACATAACAGGACATCCGATGTTTGACGAACTGTTCCGTATGACGGATAGTACGTTCGTTGCAAGAAGATATCGTGTTAATGGCGTACAACTTACTCTCGGATGCGGGAAAGTGAATATTCCAAAGAATAGGATTTTAATTAAGATAAAGAAAAATGAAATAACAAACCATGAAAAAGTCCTTGACAGGATAAGAGAGGCGATGTTTGTTAATTTAGTCAGAAACAATGAGTCTGTACTGAACAGTGGAGAGACAAACTCTCAGGCGGAAGTCGTAGACGGAAGCCACTCGTATTATGGATTAATTGATTCGACGATAAGTAATAAAACAATTGCCTTGTACTTGAATGTAGGACTAACAAAAGCGAAAGAGATTGTCGGTATGGCAATACAAGACAAGCTCGTAAAAAGGTTCGAAAACATACAATTTATAACATACGTAGATAATCCTCGTGCTTACATTGAAGCAAACGAACATAACTACCCAATAGGTAAGCTGATTCCGGTATATAGGCACGGAGCCGTTTTCTGGCAAATAGCAAATACCTGGACCTTGTATAAAAAAGGAGCAACAAACAGATGGTATTTTGGAGAGAAGGATATAGAGAAAGGAGAAAAAGAGAAAGTGAGTAAGAAAGACGATTTCAATTTCTTCTTAAAAGACAATACTCATATCCTACGTTTCCTAAACGCAGAAGAAGTTGTTTCAGAAGATGGCGAAATCCTTGGCATAGATCGTAAAAAGACAAAAGAAGAAGAAGCAAGGTCATTGGCTTCTTCTATGGCTAAAGAAGCGCACAAAGACTTCTGGGAAGGATATGAGCGAAGTACACAAAACCAGATTATAAGGAAGTACTATCGCGCTATCATAGCAGAAGATAAGAAGCGAAGAATGGACATGTTCTTAAACTGTCTTAAACAATCATACGACAAGGTTAGTGGGTGGAGTAAGGAGAAGGTAGCCACAGTAAAGGCAGGCATGGCTGATGCGGAAGCCTGCTGTGCTGAGGTAGGGACGTCCGTTGCCGGGGTCTGCGGTAGGGTAAGTAGGAGAATGAAAACCTATAACAATACCGCTACTGACAAAAAGGCAGGTTTTAATGAGGTACGGGATATGTATGCCGAGTTCGCCGGCGAGATGGCTAAAGCGGTGGGATCGGTAAGCGAAGACATCTATACGTATGTTAAGGCAGAACAGTTTAAGGAAAAGATAGGGAATATGGATATATCTATCCAATCATTACCTAATATTAGTATAACAGTAGATAATGATAAAGAATTAGATGGTGAATCCGTATTCAAGGATATACCATTAGAAGAACTATCATTCTATAATGATACCTATCTTTATCCTTCATCTCAGTATTCATCATTATAATGTTTGGTACTTGAGAGAGGGTCTGTTCTTAGTGGTCGCCGACAGAGCCGAAAAACGATAATCTCGTAGAACATCGACGGAAACACCCGTTAGCCACCACTATGCCATTACTGTATCTACACGAAACCGCATTACTGTCTGTCACAAAGAAACTTATCCAACTTATTATTTCTTTTTAATCCTAATTAATTCATTTTATATTTTAGGTTTTATTTTATTTTCATACTTTTGTTTTGTATAACAAAATCAGAAAAAAGATGGCTATAAGTTACGACAAAAAAATCATGGAGTGCGTTCTTCGTTCAGTTATGTCCGAAGGTAATGTCGCCCAGGGAAAGGCTATTAAGTCTATTTGTAAGTCACCAAAACCGCTGTTTATAACCGGTAGGGCTGGAACAGGAAAAAGTTTTTTCATCAAGCGTATCGTACCGGCATTAAAAAATGCGGTTATTGTTGCTCCTACAGGTATTGCTGCTGTTAATGCAGGGGGTCAAACCATTCATTCTTTTTTCAGAATTGGAATGCAGCCTTACATTCCTGAAATAAGAAAGGGTAAGTTCATGGATAATTGTGAAAACAAGTTTAGAGGAGAATCTGAAAAAATTTTACAGAATATAAAGTATCTTATCATAGACGAGATTTCTATGGTTCGACCTGATCTTCTTGATAATGTTGCGGACATTCTTCGTCGTGCAGGAGGAGACAAGGATCCGTTTGGCGGCGTGAAACTTATTATGGTAGGCGACCTGTTTCAGCTTCCTCCTGTGATTAAAGAGGACTTTTTTAGAGAAATATACGATACATCTTATTTCTTTAGTTCTAAGTCTCTTATGGCTTCTGGTATGGAGATGGTGTCTTTTGAAAAAATATATCGTCAGAAAGATGAGAAATTCATTAGCATCCTTAATAAGGTACGTGATGGTCAGATGGACGATGATGTGTTTACTACGCTAAACAGCAGATGTATTCAGCCTGAAAATGGAGCCGGATATGTTGAGATTGTTACGACTAATGCCAAGGCTACGGCCATTAATGAAATGAGGATAAATTCCGTACCTGGATCTTTAAGAAAATTTGAAGCTATTATAAAAGGCGATTACCCTAAAGAAGCACCTGTGGAAAAGACGCTTCTTATAAAAGAAGGGTCAAGGGTTATGATAACAAGAAACGGAGGAGAGTACGTTAATGGTTCTCTTGGCGTTGTGTCTTCTATTAAAAATGGAGAGATTGAAGTCGTTCTTGACCGTCCTAAAGATGAGGAGCATGTTAAGGTTATTATCACACCATGCTCGTTCGATAAAGTAAAATACGTCAGAAATGGATATAAGGTAGAATCTGAAGTTATTGGTTCTATTGTTCAGTATCCGATAAAAGCCGGTTATTCGATAACTGTTCATCGCTGCCAAGGTCTTACGTTAGATGCTGCCATGATGGACGTATCGAACTCTTTTGAAACAGGACAGTTATATACGGCACTTTCCAGAGTGAAAAGCTTGGACGGTATGTATCTTCGTCAACCTATCCCTAAAACAGTAAAGACAAGTGATCCAGTAGTTATTGATTTCTATAATAAAACGCTTTCAAACGAAGGAATTGTTGAACCTATTCCAATGGAAGAGCTTGAAAAGTCAATGATTAATTTGTCAACCGGATCTGAAATAGATTTTGCAGAGTTTAATTTATAAAAAATATAGTTATGAAAACAAAAGAAGAAAAACAAAAGAAGTTTGTGACAGAATTTGAAATCAATGGAGAAAAGTATGGCGGATATATTTATGCTACAACTTTTTCCGAAGCTGAAGATTTTGTTAGACAAAGAAAAGCGACAGAGAAAGTTGTAGGTGGTCCGTGTTTAGAACAAGAAGAAATTAATCGTCTTTATAACCATTCTTCTTAGAATTTTTAATGATTCTTGTTTGTTGGCACAACCTTGAGATGGTGATACTATAGTATATAAGTACCTAATAAGAATATGGCAAGAGTAGATAAAATATTTCAAGACAATTTGGCTCTTATAATGAGCCAGCCGTGGGAAGAGGTAAAGCGTCCGGTCTACGGTGACGGGACAGGCGTAAAGGTGAAGCGTATCCTGCAAGTATGCAACCAGTACGATCTTCGTCGGGAATTTCCTCTTGGTTCACTTAGACCTACTAATCTTAAAAACTCCATAAAAGAAATATTGTGGATTTGGCAAAAAAGATCGGTAGATATCAAAGATCTTGGTCTTCATATATGGGATCAGTGGGCTGATGATAATGGAAAGATCGAAGGATGTTATGGAGATATGGTGAACAGACATGTTTATATGGGTACCGGAAAAGCTCCAGATGGTATGACAGATATCCATGATGGTATTTACGGTTTTCTTAACCAAACAGACTTCATTCTTTGGTCACTAAAGAATGATCGTTCGTCAAGAAGAATAGTAGCATCCATGTTCGATCCTGAAACCAATGGACTAAAACCTCTTCAAGAATGTGCGTTTCAGATCAATTTATCTGTTAAAGGAGATGAGTTGTATATGACGCTTTATCAGCGCAGCCAGGATATGATTACAGCTTCTTACTGGAATGTAGCTCAATATGCGGCGTTGATGATGATGTTTGCTCACGACGCCGGGTTAAGGCCCGCAGTTTTCACTCATTTCATCCAAGATATGCATGTGTATGACCGTCACGAAGAACAGGCAAACGAGCTCCTCCGTCGATCTCTCTTCGGCCCGGTTCCGCAGGTTACTATCTCGTCTCGTATGGAAGGGAAAGGGTTTTATGATTTTGTGGCTGATGATTTTGAGGTATGGAATTATGAACCTAAAGAACAGATAAAATTCGAAGTAGCGAAATGAAAATAAGCATAGATAGAAGAGCTAAGATGGTTCCACTAATGGAAATAAATGCCGGTGATGAAGTCAACGTAGGAGGCTTTGATTATGTTGTTGAAAGCATAACCCCATGTAGGAAAGGATCTTATTCAGGTGAGTATGGAATTAGGTTGGTCATGTCTTCTTACAAACATGGCCAACTTGTAAGAAAAGTAGATAGTGTTTTTTCTATCGATTCTATTTTAGTATTTCTCCCTAAAGGAGATTCTGTTGTAGTAGAGTGCTCTTATAGAGAACTTGAAGAATGTTTCCCTAAAATATAGTACAATGACAGGCGAAGAAAAATGTAACCGATGCGAGCAGTTTGGACCGAACGGTCTCACTGATTATCCATGCAAAAGGATTCCATCAAGGAACTGTCCTTGGTTTATAAAAATATCGGATAAGAAATACAAAAAGATTCTTGCCGATAGGATGAAAAGAATTAAGGAGAATGAGAAACTTAAGCAAGAGATGATGAAAGATCAGGATCTTGTTGAAGAAGTAAAACAAAATACAAAAAGGTTAATACAATGAAAAAGAAAAATATAAAACCAGAAGAAGCGGAAGTCGTTATTCCTAAAGAAATAGAAGCTATTAACATATGTGGGGATATCAATAGTTTTATAAAACATATTATATATGTTAGCTTGGATAAGGTAAGTAGTGATAGGGCGTTTGTTAATAATGATGTTCTGTATATGGTTACATACGCATCTATAAAAGGTGAAAATATACCTGTTGGGGTATTAGCAAAACAAAAAGAAGCTGAAACAGAAGATATCGCTATGCCGTTTGAGGATATTGGAAGGGATGTAAATGTTGTGTATCCTATTAAAATAGGAAAGATGTTTAAAGGATTTTACATTCTTAGTAATGGTGCTGTGGCTATTGATTACGAACTTACAGACAATGGCGGTTTTAACAATGATGACGGCATTGGTAAAATTGACATGAATCTAAATTGATACATTATGGTATTATATATAGCAGCAGACCCAGGAAAAGATGGAGCCATAGCCTGCATCGATCAGGACAGTAAACTAATATCAAGAATCTCCACTCCAAGAATATCAGCTTCAGGGCCGGTAGACTTGACTAAAGAATATGTTTTTTGCCGGGATACGATCGTAGAAAACAATCCTGATAGGGTAGTGTTCGTCATAGAGGACGTCCACGCACTGTACGGGGTCAGCACGTCCTCTACAGCCTCCCTCATGGAGAACAAAGGTCAACTGCATGGGCTGTTCCTCTCCCTCTGCATGGCATTTCCGGACATAAGTTGCTCCGTTAATTTCATAGCTCCTAAAACATGGCAGAAATTAGTTTGGACGCATTCTGATAAGGTTATGGAAGCCAGTAAGGTAAATACTAAGAAAACGTCATTAGCTTGCGCTAAAAGGCTGTGGCCGACAGATACGTTCGTTAAAAACGAAAGATGTAAGACGGCCCATGACGGTATAGTTGACGCGATGCTTATAGCAGAAGCAGCAAGAAGAAGTATTTAATCTATTTTAAATCATTTTAAATCCAATTAATTCGTAATTAGATTTTAAAATAATACATTTGCAGTGTTAGATAGTCATAATCGTAAGTTTTAAAAAATGAAAGTAAGAGTTCCTGGCATACTAATGAATGAGAAACTTTCAAACATTTCAAAGATGTTTGATAAGGTTTTAAAGGATTGTGTCGCATCGAATATAAAAATTACTTTATATTTTGATCATATCCGGATACAAGCCATGAACGAACGTATAACATATACGGATGATATTTTCGATGTGAATACTGATATTTCTTGTGACCATAAGTTTTCTCTTTTAGTAGATGCCGGGACTCTTATTTCATTTTTTAAAAATCATAACCAGGATATAGAGATAGAGATTAAAAACGATTACAGTATCGTTTTTAAATACGATAGAGGATCTTTTTCTTCTACTTGGATTGAGGATAAGGCTTTCCCCGATTTCTTTTATCCTGTAGGTGACGGTATTCGTGTTATGAGTTCGTCTTTCATTCAGTCTATGAAAAGATCTTTTGCGTTTGTTGGATCGGATGAATTTAGACCGGCTATATGCTCGATTCTTCTTAATGTGAAGAAGGATTATATTGACATTGTTTCTACTGATATGTTCCGTCTGTTTATAAACAGGAAAGAGTATGCTAATGCATCAGAAGAAAGGTCAATTATGATAAGCGAGGTTGCGGCTTCTATCTTGTACCGCTTTCTATCTGATAAAGATACGGAGATCAGTATTTCCACAGATGGCGTTAGGACGTTCTTATGCTTTGATAATGTGATTATATCGGATATGAACGTAGAACAACAGTATCCTAACTACGAATACGTATGTAACAAATTCGAAAAATCGTCGAGTGTTAAGTTTGATAGGGATTTACTTATATCGGTTCTTAATTCCATGACTTTGGTGGATAATGTTGTTAATGTCAAGGTAGATGAAGAAAACGGTATAACGGTAATGTCTGAGGATTTTGGAAATAGAAAAAAGATAATGGAATCAATGCCTTTGAATGCGCTCGAAGGTCCGTGTTTTAATTTTTCTATCGGTAAGGAAAATATACTGTCTTCCGTAAAATCACTTATAAAAGGAGATACTGTCATGGATTGGTCTGATCAGTATAAGATGATAAAGATGTTCAATCCTAAATACGAATCAACATACGTATTAAATCAAACATTGTATAATCTATAAACAATTAATAATATGGCTTTTAGAGAAAACAGAAGTTTTGGTACAACTTATTATCTGTATATTAATTCAGATGGTAACTTGTATGAAAAAAGTAACGAACCAAAAGAAGGTTTTGTTCAGCACATAAATCCTAATAGCGGTCAGCCGGCAGGATATTGGAAAGAGTATTATAATGGAATAGTTGGGTACATCAACTACATCGGGTTAAAGTCAAGTACTTTCTCTAATGGAAATACTGTTACTAATTTCCTTATCGTATTAAAAGATTACGAGCTTAATGAAAACTATTGTATTTCCATACCTCTCGTCAATCAAAAAGGAAATATCAAGGGCTTTGTTAAGAGCTTCGTAAAATACTACGAAAACATCGATTTTAGTCGTGAAATTTATTTCAATGTCTTTAAGAAGAAGAAAGATGATGAGTTTGGATCTTCGGAACTTATTATCGCGTATGCAGGAGTAGACGGAGAAGAAGATCAGCTTATTGAACGTTTTTATAAAAAGGGCGTAAATGGCTGGCCTGATCCTGTTGAGGTTACAGGATTTGATGGTAAGAAAAGCCTTGATTATTCAGATCAAAACAACTTTACTTATCAGAAGATTACTGAATATTCAAATAGGTTCAATGCTTCTATTAAAGACATAAGAGCTGGAATAATGGCTAAATTAGGTTTAGGAAGTAATACTCAGCAAGAGCCTACAGCTCCTCAGACTTATACCCAGCAGACGGCTGCTCCTCAACAGGTTCAACAACCTCAGTCTGTTCCGAGTGCTATTCCGTATCAGAATTACCAACAACCTGCTCAACAGCCAGCACAGTATCAGGCACCGGCTTATACGCCACAGCCGACTGCTCAGCCTGCCGCACCTGCCCCGGCGCCTGCTACAAGGAGCGCCAAGCCTCAGCATCAGACGCAGCCACAGCCACAGCCGCAAGCACAGATGCCGAACTTTCCTCCTATGGAAGAAGATGACCTTCCATTTTAATATAAACATCAGCCCAGGAGAATAATATTTCTTGGGCTTTTAAAGATTGTGTAGAATGACAGTAGAAATAGTTACAAGATTTCCCCTTATTAAGCTTCGTAGGAAAGTGACAGAAGAAAGGATTATGGCGAAGCATGGGGATAAATTATGTATGATCTACTCAGAAACCAGAGAAAAATATAAGCAAGGAGATGAGTGGGTCGATGATCCTAATGATGCAGACATAAGTACTTTTCGTGAGTGCTATGAATCAACGAAGGACATAAAAAAAGAAGGTATTGTTTATTGTACTATAAAAATATGATTATGGACAAGTTAGAAGATATTGAAAGACTTCTTTCTGAAAAAGAGGATAATAAGAAGGATACTGTTTCTGAAAAGAACAACAAACATAAAAAAGAGGATAAGGTCGTTAATAAAATACCTGAATCGTATTTGACTCCAGGGTATCAGAAGACTGTTCAGGTAGGTATTAAGAAGCTGTATCCTGATGTCGTGGCACCTGAATACAAACATGATGGTGATGCCTGTTGTGATATTCGTGCATATAGAGTAGTGAAGATGATGAATGACATGGGAGTCGAAATAGATGTTCCTTCCGATTTTGAATCAATTACCTTATATCAAGGTTATTCTGTTAGAATCGGAACAGGATTCAAGTTGAATATACCAGAAGGTTGGTGTGTGAATGTGGAAGGAAGATCGGGATTCTCTTTTGACGAGGGAGTGGTAGTTACTAACGCTCCTGGCAAATGCGAATTTATCTACAAAGGAGAGTATATGGTTAATCTTACTAAAATCAATAAAAAACCGACCGTAATCCGCAAAAACGATCGAATAGCTCAGATGGAAATCGTTCCACAATACAAAATGGTATTGGAAGAAGTAACAGATATTGAGGTAGAAGACGGGAATGAACGTGGAGAAAAAGGTCTTGGTAGTTCTGGAGTTAAGTAATGTTTAAATATTTTTAAAATGAGCATGTTAGGTTTCACATTCATCACAGACAGCAAGCTGTCAATGTACAGGGAGAAAGCTATTAAATCCGAAAATCTTGCAAAGGAAATTGAGGAAATGCAGGATAAGGCCGCTTCTTACAAGGAAAGGCTTTCCGAACTCAAGTCAGATATCGCTTCAAAGGATAAAGAGATTTTATCTGTTGGCAAAGATCTTTCTGAGTCTAAGGAAAAGATTGACGCCTTGAAGGAAAATCAGAAAAAGTTGATAAAAAGCGTCAAGAAGAAAACGGAAGAACTTGATGCTGTCAATGTCGATCTTGACAAAGCCAGGTCTGATCTTGATGAGGCTAATTACAAAATCAGAAACTTGGAAGAAAAGAAAAACAGTATCTCATCTGAATTAAAAAAGAAATCAAATGCATTGATTGAAGCCAGGATCAGAATAGGAGATTTGGAAAACGAGGTTTCGGTTGGGTCCAAAACAATACAAGAGTTAGAATCGAAGCTGAAATTAATGCAAGTAGAATTAAGAGGCTACCAAATAGGTATAATCGGGAAAGATAAAAACAATGTCGCTGAGCCGGAATTGGATAAAGATGAGGAGTCAGATAAGGATGTGGCAGAATCGGAGAAATTTGATAAAAATAAGGAAATTAAATACAATACGCTTCTTGATACAGATGTGATTCAGGAAGAAGCAGGTGACATTGTGGAGCCCGAAAACGAAGCTGAACGAGTAAAAGACACTAAAAAGAAGAAGAAAAAAAAGAAGTAGGTATTTTAATCCTTTTTATATTTTAATGTTTGCCATATTATGGGTTAGTACTTAACTTTGCGTTGAGAGAGTTTTTAGGATAATTATTGGTTAATATTTAGCTGTTATATGCAGGCGTCTGTGAAGGCTCCTGCATATTTTTAAGGTCCTGTAGCTTAGTGGTGAAAGCAGGCGGCTCATAACCGCAAGATCGTGGGTTCAAATCCCTCTGGGACCACTGTCCAATGGTGTAGTGGTAGCACAACAGATTTTGGTTCTGTTAGCGGAGGTTCGAATCCTCCTTGGATAACGGTACATATTTTGTGCAAAGTGTTAATTATCTAAGTGTTTGTGGTGTGTGAACATAGCAAACATTAAATGGCCCATTAGTTTAACGGATAAAACCCTTGAGTCCTAATCAAAAGTTGCCTGTTCGATTCAGGCATGGGCTACATGGCTTGTTGGATGAGTGGTTTAGTCAGGGATCTGCAAAATCTCGTAGGGCGGTTCGATTCCGCCACAAGCCTCTAAAAAAAGTAAGACAATGAACTACCCAGAGCAACAAATGCTTAAGATCCTTAATAGGGATCTGTTAAGTAATCCGATGTATGTTATTAACAATCTTCATATATATGATTGGGAATCTGACTTCCTGGCCATAACAAGATCATTGTACGCTTATGAAGTAGAGGTCAAGATGTCTAAACAAGATTTCTTTAACGACTTCAAAAAGGATAAAAAACATAAGGTTCTTAAAGACGGCATTATTAAGGTAGGTGGTGTCATAAGCTATCCTCCAAACTATTTCTACTACGCCTGTCCGCCTAATATGATTGACGTAAGTGAAGTTCCGTCTTATGCTGGACTGATTTATGTCGATGTTAGTAAAAATAGGAAGAACGTCGTTAAGGTCGCACCTTTAATTCATAGACAGAAGTTTGATGTAGTGGGTAGGAAACTGGTGGATAAGTTTTACTACAATATGCTTACTTGGAAGAAAAGAGCTATTTCAAACGTGTATGCTGACCCAGCCAAGGAAAGAGAGAAGGGCGTGCGTGCCGGAGCTGAGGCTGTGAGGAGGTCGGCCTGGGATGCGTTCAGGGCGCAGTGCCCGCACATTGCTTTCCCATATGGAAAAGAATTTCCGATGTGTGACGATCATGAACAAGATCATCCCATGAGAGACTGCATACTTCAGTGTGAAAAAGGTAGAATATTTAAAAACGTATTAAAATGAGCACCCCACGTGAATTAAGCAGGATAGCTAATAGGATAGCCACGAAGATGACTGATGATGGATGGGTCAGCCCCGGTAGAAAGAATCTTGTCTCTGATAAGAAGGTCATGGAATTAATAGATTTGATCTTTAATGAAATATGGAGGGAATTAGATGACGGGAAAAGAGTCCATATCATAAAACAGATGATTTTTAAAAAGATTTTTGTCAGTAGGCAAAAAGATAAATACTACATACAATGCATAGAAAAAAGGGACGCCAAATAGACGCCCCTTTTCTTTTTCTGTAAGTAATTGTTATTTCATTACTTCCCTTACCAACTTAGAAACAGCTTGCGTGATAGTCCACCTGATGTTTGCATTAACGTTGATAGTCTGAGGAGTACCGTTTGCATCCAAGTTAATTACCGCCTTGTCTATTTCCAAGAACGGATCACCTGCTGTCTGGGTAATAACCGTATTAGCCGTCTTACCTCCGGCGGCCGTCACCTTAAGAGTATTTACCAGATCGTTTACATCAGTGTTCGCAGCAATATCGGAGAATACGATACTGAAAGCAAAGGCTCCTGTTGCACCAGGGTCGTCGGCGATAACAGCGCCGTTGTTGGTAGCCTTACCTGCCGCCTGATAGGAGGTAGGTATTTTCAACGTCAGAGGATGAGTTTTGTCCGGAGTTAAGGAGAACGTTAATTTAGTTGAGTTACTTGTACCGTTGATTGTTACAGTACCACCTTCTTTCCCTACAGATGCAGTAGGATCTATTTTTACGAACTCAGCTACCGGAGATTGGTTGATGGTAGCACTTTTCTTAACACCCCCTGATTCGGCACCAAATTCTACTTTTTGCGTGCGTTGTACACGACCTTCGTATTTTTCACCTGATACGGTAACCGCCTTATCACCATCACCTGATCCCGGATTGAAGGTTACAAAACCTATTTTCATTTCTGCCATGACATTTATTTTTAATTGATTAAGATACCGACAAATATACGATTATTTTTATTCTCTTACGTCATTGATTTATTTCTATTAAATACGTAGCGCTATGGTTTTTTTATCATGTTTTAATCCTATTTATTTCTTTGTTGATTATTTATTATGTATATTTGCAACATCAATATAAAACATTATAACCATGAAAGTAGATTTTTTTAACAGTAAGGATTTTTTAGGATCTAAAACTAAAGAAAGCAAGATCCGGAAGTTGTCAATCAGTAAAAGTAAGATAATGACTATCTCTGTCTATAATTTGAATTGGATGGGGGTAACGGATGCGGTTGTTATCGGCTTAGAAGAAGGGAAGATATTTGAAGGAGTTGAAAATACGGTCTTTTATCTGGCTGCTTCTGATGTTGAAGACGAGAGATCGTTTAAGGTAAATAACCTTGGTGTAAAATACAAGAGAATTTACTTAAAAGACCTGCTCGATTATCTTGGATGGGATATAGGAGAAAATTCTTATGCTGTGTATGATATTATAAAAGAAGACAGTAATCTATTCCGTCTTCAGTTTAGGGTAATAAAAAAGAGTAGGAGTGAAAAATGATGAACAATATAGATATTAAAAACAAAAGAATACTGCTATTCGATTTTGACGAGACGTTGGTTGAAACCAGATCTGGTAGTCTTTTTGCAAAAGATCTTACTGATATGAAGATTAAGCAAGATGTCGTGAATAGGGCACTTGATCTTATGGAGCAAAATGGCGTTAAGTACTTTGGTATAATAAGCAACCAATGTGATGTGGGTGTCGGGTTTGTTTCCGATGAAGATATTGATGCGAAGATAAATTATGTCCTTAGATGCGTTCATGATCTTGCGGTGAAAAGAGGTATAAGAGGAGTAGTGTATGGTCATTATGAGTGCTTTTCAATTGATGAACATGATCCGATGATGAATCCTAATCCCGGTATGGTATATAAGGCGCTTGGTGCTTGTAGGTTGATGATGGATGGCATAACATATGAAGATATTACGAAAATGACGCTGATGGTAGGAAACGCCAGTGGTCTGCCAGGGCAGTTCTCTGATTCGGATAAGGTATGCGCTGAGAAGGCCGGGGTTGACTATATGGATGTTATCACGTTTGTTGGTAAAGACCTTGATTTGAATTATGTGTTGTCCAAAGAACATACAAGTGAAGGACTGGTTGAGTTTAGGGACGATTTTGTTTATATTTTTAGTAATCCTTATGGGGTTGATCTTAACATAAAAATTGAATTACAGGATATTTATCGTTCGGAGTTGGTTACTCCTCCTATTTGTAAACCCCCTTTATTTACTTTGAAGGTTCGTATTAAAAAAGATCAGGATTATGGAGGATATAGCGATATTATAAGAATAGATAAAGGAGACAATAATATTACATTTACGAGTTTGTGTCATGAAAGTAAAGAAAACGGCGATAGTTTATCATAAATCGGATTTAGATGGCGTTGTGTCGGCAGCCATCGCAACCATGTACGAAAACAGTAAAAACAAGGATGTTATTTATATCCCGTATTCGTATGAAGATGATGTAAAGAAAGTTATTGATAAAGTAGATGAATGTGGGGTTGTTTACGTTCTTGACGTGTCTTTCGGAGCCGATTCTAAAACGATTTTCAAGAAATGGCTTGATGAAGGAAAGAGCCTGATGTGGATAGATCATCACAAGGGAATTATCGAAGATAGTAAGACATGGGGGTTCGTAGTTCCAGGGTTGAGGAGAGTCGGTACCGGTGCGTGCGCACTGGCCTCGGACCTGCTGATGGGGAAGGTGCCGGCGATCGTCCGGTGCCTGTCAGACTACGATGTGTGGAATAAAGATTCTGAATTAGGCTGGGATACGGTAGTAGCTGTCCAGTATGCCTTGAGATCAAAAATAAGACTCAATGTATTAATAGCATTGTCGTATTTGTATGACCATCTTAAAGAAGATATGAAGGACAATGAAATTGATCTTATTTTTTATGATCTCGCTAAAGAAGGACGTGCTATAATTAGCTACATGGCTGGTAAAAACGAACAAGAGGTAAGTGCGTATTCGTTCGAAGCTTACGTCGATGAGGTGAAGGTCGTGGCGATGAATACCACGGAATTTAGTTCTAAAGTATTTGATTCTCTTACACGAGACTGGTTAGACGGTAGAAAAATTAAAGCCCTGATGCCATTTTGTATCATGCCAGGTGGTAAAGTCCGGTTTTCTCTTTATGAATGCGTGGAAGACAGCGTAGATTGCTGTGAGGTAAGTAAGAGATTCGGTGGTGGAGGACATGCTGGTGCTGCTGGATTTGTTATAGATGTATCAAGTGACCAGTTTAAGGACTTCCTTGAAAACCATAAACTTACTTCAATTAAATAAATTAATAAGGTCGTGTTTTAAATAGGATTGGTTTCTATCAATCCTATTTTCTTGTTGTGTGTGAGGTGGGTGGGTGATGGGAGAGAGGGTAAAAGATGTTTATGTGATGAGGGATATGAAAGATGTTTATGTGATGAGGGATATGAAAGATGTTTATGTGATGGGAGATATGAAAGATGTTTATGTGATGGGAGATATGAAAGATGTTTATGTGATGAGGGATATGAAAGATGTTTATGTGATG